TGATATGGATTGGGCCTCTCAAACTGCAGGTGACTATCTTGTGATTGATTGTTATAGACTTCTGGATCCCTCTACATATTCAGAAGTTTACAATGATAGTTTCCTCAAGAAATATTTGACTTCGTTGATCAAGAGACAATGGGGTCAAAACTTGATGAAGTTCCAAGGAGTTAAGTTACCTGGTGGTCTTGAACTGAATGGTAGACAGATGTATGAAGATGCACTAAGAGAACTTGCAGAACTTCAACAAAGAATGTCGTTTGATTATGAACTTCCACCCCTTGATATGATCGGCTAATGACTCCTCTTAATCCTTTTTTCCGACAAGAAGTTGCCAGTGAACAGAGACTGGTACAAGATTTGGTCAATGAACATCTTCGGATGTATGGCCAAGAAGTTTTCTACATGCCTAGAAAATATCTGGGTACAGATGAAATTATGCGAGAGAATATTCTCTCCATGTTTGACGACGCATATCCACTTGAAGCTTATGTTGCAAATGTAGACGGTTTTCAAGGTTCTGGTGATTTGATGACCAAGTTTGGCATTAGAGTCACTGACGAAGCTACTTTTATTATTTCAAAAGAAAGATTTGAAGATTACATTGCTGATATTATGAGCAATGTCGATGTTGATGATAATAAAAGAAGACGAGATGAAGATGGAGCTATTGCAGCTAGACCTGTAGAGGGTGATTTAATTTATTTCCCACTTTCTGATAGTTTATTTGAAATTAAATTTGTAGAACATGAAAATCCTTTTTATCAATTAGGTAAACTTTACACATATGAATTGAGATGCGAACTCTTTGAATATGAACAAGAAGTTATTGATACTGGAATTGATCAAATTGATGATAATGTTGAAGATCTAGGATATGTTGTCACTCTTACTTTTTCTGGGGTACAACAGACCGCTTCTGCTATTGCACAGTTAGCTGATAATGCAGTAAATCAAATCATTTTAGAAAATGATGGTATTGGATATGGTTCTACTCCTGTAGTAGCTATTTCCACTTCTCCGTATGGAAATACACTTGCTAATGCGACAGCAGTGGCTATTGGAACAATTGGAGCTGGTCAAACTGCATACTCTGTCCAGTCTGTTAGGATTACTAATCCAGGTTTTGGATATACAGAACCACCTACAGTTACATTTATTGGGAGTGGAACTGGTGCAAAAGCTAGAGCACAACTTGCAGATGGTGCAATCTATGCATCTCTTACTTCTGGAGGTGGACTTATTGGTGGTAGAGGATATACTGTTGTTCCAAGAGTTGCTATTACTACTTCTCCAGTCGGTGTTGCTAGTGCAAATGCAACGGCAGAAGTTCGAGTTTCTTCAGCAGGAACAGTCTTTGATGTACAACTGACGAATGCTGGTTTTGGATATACATTAGCACCTGCAGTCATCATAGACAATCCTGATCAGACAAGACCTGCACGAGCAACTGTTGGAATTAGTACAGTTGGTTTTGGAACCATTTCCGCACCAGTCATTATTACCGATGTTGGAATTGGATATACAACTGCACCAGAAGTAACTGTTTCCACACCATCTGGATTTAGATCTGGTATTGTCACCGCAGGAATTGGGATTGGTAGTACAGTCAATTCACTCTCTATTGATTTTGGAGGCGTTGCATATGTATCCGCACCAGTATTAACACTATCATCACCAGGAACAGGAACTACCGCTACTGCAACTGCTTTTGTTAACACAACGACTGGTATCGTTACAGGTGTAACAATCACAAATCCTGGTCTTGGCTATACCGAACCACCTACAGTGTCTTTAAGCGGTGGTATAGGGACGGCCACCGCTACCTCAACAATTAATTCAGATGGTATTGTGACTGCGGTATCCATAACATATGTGGGTGCTGGATATACAACCGTACCAAGTCTGTCTTTCTCCTCTCCTTCGTTGGGAATTAATACTGGTAATTTCCTATACAATGAGATCATTACTGGTGAGACTGGACTATCTACAGCTCGTGTCAAAACTTGGGATGCTGATGAGGGCAAACTAGAAATTTATAGTGTGGCTGGTGACTTTAGAATTGGTGAAATTATTGCAGGATCTGCTGGAACGGTAGGTGCTGCAGATACATCTCATATTACTGGTAGATATGCTCTCAAGAGTATCTCTTATGATAATGATACCGAAGTTAAAAACACAGATTCTTTTGCACAAAATAAACAGATTGAAGATGAAGCCGAGGATATTCTCGACTTTACAGAATCCAATCCATTCGGTACTTTCTAAATAGTTAAAAAACATCATGGTAGGCACATATTTTTATCATCAAATTTTAAGACGTACTGTTATTGGTTTCGGTACTCTTTTTAATAACCTTGAAATTCGTCAGAAAAATGATGGCGGTTCTGAAGAGAATCGATTAAAAGTGCCTCTGGCTTATGGACCAATGCAAAAGTTCTTAGCCAAGATTGATCAGAATGCAGATTTAAGAGGGAGACCTGCGATCACTCTTCCTCGATTATCGTTTGAAATGACTGGGATCAGTTATGATCCTACAAGAAAAGCCACAGTAACTCAAACATTTAAGAGTAATAGTGGATCCACCCAAGGGAACATCAAAAAGGTTTTCATGCCTGTTCCTTATAATGTTGCATTTCAACTTAGTATTGCAACAAAAACCAATGATGACATGCTTCAAATCATGGAGCAGATTCTTCCATATTTTCAACCAGCATTTAACATTACTATCAACTTAGTGGATAGTATTGGTGAAAAACGTGATATTCCCATTGTAATTGAAACTATTAATATGTCTGATGATTACGAAGGCAACTTCGATAATCGTCGTGCAATGATTACTACCATCACATTTACGGCTAAGACTTATCTGTTCGGAGCCATTGCAGATTCTCCAGATGGACTTATCAAAAAAGTTCAGGTGGATTATTTCACAGATACAAATATTGTGGAAGCCAGAAGAGAGGCTCGTTATCGTGCAACTCCTCGCGCTCTGAAAGACTACAACGATGATAAGACTGGAGCTCTTGCAAAAGAGTTAACATCGAAACAAACTGTTCTTACGGTTAACAATGCGGCAGGATTTGCAACTGACGATTACATTGTTATTGGTTCTGAAAATATGCAAATTCGTTCCATCTCGGGAGATACTCTCACCGTGTATCGCGGTGTTGATGGAACAACAGTCAGTGATCATGCTTCTGGAACTACTATAAACATTATTAGTGGAACTAGAACTCCCGATCTGCCACTGACTGGGGATGATGCTCTGATTCTTGATGGAGATGACTTTGGTTTCAATGAACTAAGTTCTTTCTATCAAGACTTCAAACAATATTCTCCTTCTCAAGGAACTGATGTTTAATAGTGAGGAATCACAATGGCGAACGATCCAATCGGGGATGCTCTTGACATTAATGCGACAGATGGATGCGGTGAGGTTACCCCTATTAAGCGCGATGTTGAAATCGTTGGAAAAGAAGAAAAAACAGACTTAAAGAGAGATTACGAATATACCCGTGGTCAACTTTATTCTCTCATCGAAAAAGGTCAAGAGGCCATCGATGGGATTATGGAAATCTCACAAGAAACGGGGTCTGCCAGAGCCTATGAAGTTACTGGTCAGATAATTAAGAGTGTGGCTGATGCCACTGATAAATTATTAGACCTACAGAAAAAATTAAGAGACATTGAGGAACCTAAAGAAAAAGGTCCTAACAATGTAACCAACGCACTATTCGTAGGGTCAACCGCTGAGTTGCAAAAACTTCTTAAAAAAGGAAAATTAGATGGCTGATTCTAAACCTGAAATCGAAAAGGAACAGGAAAGTGAGGATCATGATCATGAAGACAAAAGTGAAGTTCTTGGTAATTTGGTAAAAGTAGTCGTTCTTATTTGGTCTGCGTCTCTCTTAACTTTTAGTTATGTTCGTTTGCCAAATGGTCAGAAAATCTTAGACTTTGACCCGACGTTTATTGCTTCAGTTTTTAGTGGCTCTTTGGCCGCTTTTGGACTGAGCCCCGCTAAAAATGGTAGTGCTCCAAAGAAAGCCCCGCCGATTGGTAAAAAGGAGGAACAAAATGCAAAAATTAATTAATGTTATTGCACTCCTATCAGGACTGACCTCACTGGCAGTTCTTGGTGGTGGTGCTTATTTGTATACACAAAAAGATGCTCTCGTGGAAAATGTTATCAACAAGGTTACTGATGCTGCTGTAGCAGGCGTTGCTGGTGCCCTACCAGGGATGCTAGACGCTGTTATGCCAGAGATGCCTGAGGTAACTGGTGGTGTTATTCCAGAAGGTGATACGTCCCTTCCTAAGACGACTGGACCTGCTGTGCCTTTCTAATGCCCGAAATTCGTGATATTGAAATTCGTGATTTAAATGTACCCGACATTCAACCCTGGGTAACAAATCCACCAACATCCATACCTATAGCTGTGCCAGTCACAGTTAAAATTGGTGTTCCTGTTGTGGATATCCCAGGGTGTGTCCAGGCTCACGAATCAAAGAATAAAAATAAAAACCTCGCTCAGGATGATGAAAATGGGGTTGTAACTTACTGCGATGGTGGCATTCCAAGTTATAACCCTATTGATTATTCACCAGAAAATCTTACTATAACTAAACCCGCAAAAGTTCCCAAAGTTCCCTCACCACCAACTCCAGAAATACCAACTCCAGAAATACCTGCAACACCTCCTCAAACTGCAGTTATAAAAAAACCTGTGGAAGAAGTTCCACCAGAAATTCCCTGGACAGAAGAATATTTACCATCCCCTGGTGCAGTAACAACTACAGCTTCTATCGCAGTTGTTGCTACAACTTCAGCACTTATGGCAAAACCGTTGGCAGACTTACTGTTGAAAGTAGTCAAACCAACGGTCAAAAAAGTTATTAAAAAGATCGCTGCTATCAGGGGGAAGTCTATCGTCGTTGAGTCTGTAAAGGACCGCCGAGATCATCAGCGGATTCGCTCACACGCGATTCGGAAGTTGAAGGGGAAGGAATAGTATGTCTATGTGGTTTGATATAGTTAACGTTATGAACCACCACATCTGCACATACTGAATAGTATGGACTTTTGGGATGAAATTGAATTCCTTGTTTTAATAATTCACCGCAATTTTTAAGTCTTGCAATCTCAAAATCTAAACGTTTATTTGCAGTAAGTTGTTTTTGTAGTGCAATTTGAGTTGATGCAGCTTCTTTACATTGATTCTGAAGTTTCCTATCTTGTGGAATACTCCAAGTAGCACTAACACCTAATGAAAGATTGTAATTATCTTTCTGACCTGTTCTTGTAGGAACTTTGTATAAAATTGATCCTGGATTATCAGGTGCTCCATCTTCATTGATGTCTCTCATGTCATAGACTGGAGAATCAAAGTATGGTTCATATGGTTTTTGAATTGAACCACTACCCGTGATGAAAGGAGTAATATTTAAAGTTGGCCCTTGACATTGGATACCACCGCCATAGGTATTCGTGATATATGGACCTTGTAAAACTTGGATAGCTTGATTGGTAACAGATCCACTGGAATTAGCCACAGGAGCTGCGGTTGCACTAACGCCACCAACAGTTTCTGCGTTGACTGGAGATGCAAATAGTAATGCAATTACTGCTGGAAGATACTTGTAGTGTCTGTTACGCTGGTAACCTCTGTTACCCTTTGAATTATCGTCTGATTGCTTAAACCAGGACCTTGATATGTTTCGGTGAATTGGAACGCATTCCCTGGTGTTGTTTGCGTAAACGTTGGTTTTCTTGTCACACCTGTCCATGATGATGTTACTCCATCAATATTTACATTTGTTGATCCAGTTCCTGGAGATAGATTGCCATTTACTGTGATACCCGATCCAGTTGCCGAATATTGATATCCAGTATTGTAATCCATAGAGTTTATGGTTTCGGTAACCTTTGAAGTGGTTTCCGTATGGCTAGTCATTGAGCCTTGGGTAAAGTTTGGCACGACTGGGACAGCTTGTGCTGCCCCATGCATGACACCAAGAACCAACCCAAGACCGATTGCTTCTTGTAATCTAGTCATTTATTTAACAGTGATTTCGGTTACAAATTGTCCTGTAGCGGATGTACCTGCTCCACCAGCAGTTAATGACATCGTGCCAGAAGTATCGATGCTACCAGCGAGAGAACCAGCCACGCCACCAGAAGTTGTTGTGACACTTCCAAATGCGGGGAGGGATGCAGCCACACCGCTACTAATGGTCGTTCCCGAGGACACTGCATCTCCTTCGATGAAACTCTCACTGAAGGAGTAGGATGTTCCGTCTGTGGGAGCGGAGTAATCGGTTGCTGTGTAACCAACTGCGCTACCAGAAGTAAGTGTGCCAAGTCCACCCTCTGTTGTGATTGAAACGTTACTCCCACTTACAGAATAGGTAGAACCAAGTCTAGTTGCCTGAGAGGCAGCAGAATCAACACTTAGTTGAACTGATGTAGAAATCTTGTGAGTAATATCGGCATGTGCGGGGGCCGCCATCATTAACATAATAAGTGGGAGAAACTTACGCATGTTGATACTCCTATGACCAAAATATTTAGGAGATAGAACTTCTAAATAATAAAAAGGCATCCATGTGGATACAATGGGACTTCTCTCTGAGAAAATCGAACGTTATGTCGAAGTGGGTCAAACCATTGTAGTTAATTTACTTTGGAGAGGTCAACTTTATAGACTTCAGATGTTCTTTCCTGGGGCTAAGTTTCCAACCAGACAAGAAGTAACAAAACAAGTACAGGGCATTTATCCAAATGCAGTTGTACAGACTGTTTCTCCTACTACCACTGATCCCACTAAACCAACCATTCGTGTTGCGAAAGAGGGTTGGTCCGCAAAGTATAAAAAGTCTATTGACTGTGATAACCCCAAAGGTTTTTCACAACGTGCTCATTGTCAAGGTCGTAAAAAAATGGCAGAAGAAAAGGACCATGAAGTTTCCATGGCTCATTCTCAATTAGATAAGACCATTGAGAATGCCAAAAAACTCAAGAAAAAGTTAGGTTCTAAAGAAAAGAATCTTCCTGCATGGGTTCAAGCCAAAATTACCGACACTGATCACAATATGGACGCAGCTTCTTCTTATACTGAGGAGAAGAAAAAGAATTGTGGTTGTGGAAAAGATCCTTGTGAAACCTATGGTAAACAAGAAGTAAAAGAAGAGGGTCTTCGTGATTGGTTTGGTAAGTCCAAATCAAAAGATGGTAAGAAAGGTTGGGTTAATGTTGTAACAGGTGATTCTTGTGCAAGTGACAAACCTGGAGAGGGTATTCCTAAGTGTGTATCTTCTACAAAAAGAGCTAGTATGTCTAAGAAAGAAAGACTTGCTTCTGCAGCTGCAAAAAGAAGAGAAGATCCAGGACAACAAAAAAAATCTGGAGCTGCTGCTCCAACCATGGTAAAAACCGACAGAAAAACTAGGAAGGAAGAAATGGAAGTTAACGAAGCAAAGGACAAACCAGGTAAGGGTAGTGGCAAGAAAGATGCTTGTTACACCAAGGTTAAGTCTCGTTATTCTGTATGGCCTTCTGCATATGCATCTGGTGCTCTAGTTAAGTGTCGTAAAGTTGGTGCTGCTAACTGGGGTAATTCTAAGAAAGAAGATTATACCTACGAGTTCAATGATGAATACTACGACACTCTCTTTGAAAAGTGTTGGAAGGGTTATGAGAAGAAAGGTATGAAGACCATGTTTGGTAAGAGATATCCAAACTGTGTCAAGAAAGAAGAAGTAGAAACAGTAGAAAGACTTGACGAGGAAGAGTACGATAAACTCAAAGATAAGAAACTTGGTGGTTATACAGTCAAGGATCGGATCAAGGATGATGATGAAAAAGAAGTAGAAGAACTTGATAGTATTGCAAATAGAATCAATGCTATTAGAAAATCTATCCAAAGTAGAAAGAAAACAACCACCACTCAGATGAACAATTATGAGCCAGAAGGTGATATGGTTGAACAAGCAACATATCGTCAAAGAAGTGGTACTGACATGACTGTTCCTTCTGATGTATATCAGGGAAGACCTGACCTTAGAAGGTCTCTTGAATTGAGAGGAAGCCAACTTTCTAGAAGAGAAAGAGGTTATTTTAAATCTGCTGGTGGTTATGCTCGTATGCAACAAGATAATCAAACCATGCAACAAGTGATAGATAGAGGCAGAAAAAATCAGGAAAGGCTTTCATCAAAGCAGGTCAATACTGCAAATTGGACTGATGAGAAGGGACGCAAAGTTTATGCTGGCAATCCCACTATGAGGTTTAATGTTAAAAATTCTTTTGAACCAGAAGGTGAACAGATTGATGAGTTTAATATCATCCAAAAGGCAATGGATGTAGTTGATAACCTTAATAGACAGAATTCAAAAAAAGTAAAAGATATTAATAAAACACTTCGTCGTAATGCTACCAGTATGCCGAAACATGGTTATTTTACTCCAAAAGAGAATACCAATGAGTCGGCAGCTTGGACAAGGAAAGCAGGAAAGTCCGAGTCTGGTGGTCTCAATGAAAAAGGACGTAAGTCCTACGAAAGAGAGAACCCTGGTTCTGATCTAAAAGCACCTTCTAAGAAGAAGGGCAATAAGAGAAGAGCATCATTCTGTGCAAGAATGAAAGGTATGAAAAAGAAACTGACTTCAGCTAAAACTGCTAACGATCCCGATAGCAGAATCAATAAGTCCCTCCGCGCCTGGAACTGCTGATCATGAAAACATACAATCAATTTGTACTAGAAGCATACGCCGTTTACGAACCAAACCAATTGGATGAAAATCCTCTACAGGCATTTAGAAATATAATGAACAGAGGTATGTTAAATCCTTTTGGTGGGAGAACAACTGTTAGATCTGGTGCTGCTGGAAGACAACAGGTTCCCGTTTATCGAGGAAGACCCTACAAAGGTAACCTGAAAATTAGTGGTAGTAGACCAGCATTTAGTACAACTAATCCACAAACAGGAAATACATACACAAATCCTGGCGCAAGGAAAGGTGTACCAGGAACAGGCTCCCAAACAAATCCACAAGGAACATTAGATAGATCAACTTTACCCCAAAGGTATATTGATAAATATGGTGGAAGATCTGTTCTTGGTCAACAACAAATCAAAATGTCACCATCTGCAGCTGCAAGAACTTTTGGTGGAACAGTAACTCCATCAAATACTAGAAGACGCACTACTCGTAGTATTTCTCGTGGTTCTCGTGGTGGAAGAGGTGGAACTGGTGGATTTGCATCTCGGGGTATGACAGCAACACCATATGGTGTTGGCCTCGGTGCTTCAGGTGGTCCTATTTCACCTGGCGATTTGATGGGTCGTGGAGGAGTCTGATATGAAATCTTTCAATCAATTTTTATCCGATCTTGATTGTGTTGAAACTAGTATGAAGTTATACTACGCAACTATTAAGAAATAGTGTATCTTATAGATACAGCTTAAGCCCAAGTAGGATATATGTATCCAGATTTGATTGGTCTTTATTTGACCATAGCCATTGTTGCCTGGATGGTTTGGTATGCAGGTGTCGAAGGTACTTTGCGAGTATTCCGATATATTGAGTTGACACTCTTATATCAGGTAACTAGAATACGATTGTACTTCATGAGACGCAAGTTGGAACAACAACTTGGGATTACACCTAACAAAAATGGAAAACGACAGAACAATGTCTGATCTCTCCATGGAGAGAAAGGAATGTCCCAAATGCCAGGCCACTTGGATTAATGGTCAACATGTTTGGGCAACAGGTAGAACCGGCAACGAATTAGATCTTGCGGGATTGGTTTGTAATAAACTTGGTGATGATCAATGTATCAATCCATCAAAAGGTATTGACGGTGGAGACACCTGGGCCGAACGTGCTGGATATATTAAAGGTGCGATAGATGCTCGCAAAAAAATGTTAGAAGACCTTCGAGATGCCTCATCGGATGAATGAATTGAAACTTGAACAATATGTCACTCGTCAAGAGTGTCAGGAGATGATTGATGATGCTATCAGAAGACACAACCGTAATGCTTCTATCATTAGTATGTGCGTCGGCTGGGTGGTTCTTGCTTTATTTGCTGAGGGACTACTAAGGCTTATTGGTGTAATTGATCCCATTTTCCCATGGTTAAATATTACTATTAATTAAGTTTTATCCTGAAATCAAAATATGTATCATTGCGATCATAACTTAATAAAAATATATAATGTAGACCTTGGCAATGTGCCATGCAAAAAGTAAACAAGTTCGTTTTATCTATTACTATCTCTATTATTGATTATTTGTACAGAGGTAGACACTTTCAACGTTTTTGGGTGCTCGAGGAGATTGCTCGAGCACCCTATTTTGCTTTTTTGAGTATATTACATTTGCGTGAGAGTATGGGACTTCGTGGTCCTGAACATCTGTATTTGATGAAAGAACACTTCGCACAGAGCGTCAATGAAACAGAACATCTTGAATATATGGAAAGTAGGGGCGGTAACACTTATTTTGTGGATCGCTTTGTCGCCAGACACCTCGTACTTGTCTATTATTGGGTCAACGTGGTTTATTATTGGGTGGCTCCTCGCGCTGCTTACCATCTCTCCTACGAAATAGAACTTCACGCCGCAGATACATATGCACATTATCTCGCACACGAGGATCATAATGATCAAGACATTATCAGAATCATGAATGATGAAATTCATCACGCACAAGAATTATACGCCGCAATGGAGATGATCAAATGAGAGTAGGATTAATTGGTTTAGGTAGAATGGGCGAGGGTATGTCTCGTCGTATGATCAAATCAGGTATCACAGTTTATGGATATCGCAAAAATTATAAAAAGGCTGAAGAACAATTTGAGAAGGGTTATATCAGTGGATGCACCACTTCTATTCAAAGCCTTGTTCAAGTAGTTGGAGAAAAAGGTCCTGGCATCTATATGATGGTAGTACCCGCTGAAACTGTGGAGGACACACTCAATGAGTTACTACAATTTTGTGGTGAAGGAGATATTATTATTGATCATGGCAATTCCAATTTTAAAGACTCTCGCCGCAGGGCAGAAAGGTTGGCTAAACTTGGCATCCAATATCTTGACTGCGGTACTTCTGGTGGAGTTTATGGTCTGGAGCGTGGATACTGTCTTATGGTTGGTGGTGCAAATCATGCAATATCCGTCTGCGCTCCTATCTTCCGCGCCCTTGCCCCAGGTATCGGGGCCGTTAACAGAACTAACCCACTCAGCCATGAGACATCTGCCGAACATGGTTGGTTACATTGTGGTCCAGCTGGAGCAGGTCACTTTGTAAAAATGGTACATAATGGTGTTGAGTATGGAATCATGCAAGCATACGCAGAAGGATTTAATATCCTGCATGAAGCTAATGCTGGGTCAGCTTATGTTAAGGAGGGCGATGCTGAGGTTGCTCCGATGGAAAATCCAGCAGACTATCAATACGATATTGATGTTGCTGAAGTGGCTGAGTTATGGCGTCGCGGTAGCGTGGTTGGCAGTTGGTTGCTTGATCTTACCGCTGATGTATTACGCCGCGATAGTGAGCTTAGCAAGTTCGATGGGGGAGTATCAGACTCTGGTGAAGGTCGTTGGACAGTTCACACTGCTGTGGATCTTGGCGTACCCGCTCCTGTCATCAGCAGTGCGTTGTGGGCACGTTTTGAGTCGCGCCGTTTGGGTGCTTTCGCAGCCAAGGTTTTGAATGGTATGAGATCAATGTTTGGTGGTCATGACGTTCGCTGATGTCTTACTTTGGGGAGCACTACCTTTTGTATGTGCCACCATCTATTTCGGGATACGAAAAGGTGAAAATGACTACTATGACTCAGACGACTACGATGGAAATGGAACAGCACACTGAACCCCTTACCAGAGGCATAGTTATCTTCGGTGCTACTGGAGATCTATGCAAACGAAAACTCATTCCAGCACTACATAAACTTTGGGAGAAGGGTCTTCTACCAGCTGGTTTTTTAATCACTGGTTGTGCGAGAAGATCTCCTTCTCCTTCTGAATGGAAAAAAACTCTTGGAGATTATCCAGAAGAGTTTTTGAATCACCTGGATTATATTTCCGCAGATCTTTCTAATCCAGAATCACTAGAAAAACTTCCCGACTTAGACGACACAACTTATTTCTTATCTGTCCCACCCGAGAGATATGAAAATGCCATTACCAGCCTCAAATCAGCAGGACTCCTCGAACACCCAGAACTCTCTAGGGTGGTTATCGAAAAACCCTTTGGATACGATTATAAATCTGCTGATCGTTTACAGTCTGTGGTTAGCCGACATCTACGGGAGAAACAGGTATATCGCATTGACCATTATCTTGGTAAAGATACTGTTAATAATATCCTTGCCACCCGCTTTAGCAATATTCTTCTGGAACCACTTTGGAACAGGCAATACGTAGAAGAGATTCAAATCTTTGCAACTGAAACTATCAGTTGTGAAGGTCGTTCTCAATACTATGAAACCTCTGGTCAGGTTCGTGATATGTTACAGAACCATATTCTTCAGGTTCTTGCATTAGTTGCTATGGAACCTCCTTGCAAGATGGATGCAAGAGAGATTCGTCGTGAGAAAACTAAAGTTCTTGCTGCAACTCGTTTAGGGGAGGACATTATCCTTGGACAATACCACGGCTATCGTAATGAGGAGGGTGTTGATCCTAACAGTAACACTCCTACCTTCGTTGCTGGTACTCTATACTGTGATAACTGGCGTTGGGAGGGAGTTCCTTTTCGCGTCCTAACTGGCAAGTGTATGCCATTTGGTTGTGTGGAAGTTGTAATTAAATTTAAATCTCCACCTCAAAAACTATTTGATGGTGAGGTAAATGACAGAATTGTGATGAGGCTTCAACCACATGCACACCTTGATATTATGATGGATATCAAAACACCTGGAATGGGTGATGGAGTTGAACCAGCAACACTGACTCACAGGTATCCTGATTGGTTAGGTGTTGATGGTTATGAGAAGCTTCTTTACGATGCTATTGAGGGAGACCAGTCACACTTTGTCCATGCAGAAGAAGTCATGGAATCTTGGAGGATTGTAGATGACCTTCTGTGTATTGGTGATTCTTGCCCAATTCGTACTGTCCCTTACATCTACACTGGTGGGTGGGGTCCACAACATAAAACAGATTTTATAACAGATTGGGATTATCCAGCATGACCGTATTGTTTGTATTTCCTTTCATATTGTTACTTTGTGGTGGTATGCACCTAACATGGCCAGGTAGATATAGGGGATGATGCATCACACACAACTTTTTATTCGATCAGTAATGCAAACTCCATGGTGTTTAGGTGTCATGGGATTTGCTTTAGTGTTTGTTCCTATCCTGGGCATGTATCTTGTCCATAAATATGGATGGGAGCACTGGGAACCTTTTAGTAGGAGTCACAAATGAACCCAATTATTTTAATCGGTTGTTTTACACCACTGGTTTTAATTTTTATCATTATGAAACTGTCAGTTTGGATTGCCGCAGTTAATTCTGAGACGAATTATGTCAGACGAGAACCTCTACGAGAACGAGGACCCTACATGGCAAATGCATATGCAGACGTTGATGAGGAGGAAGAAGAATATGGAGATCGCACAGACTATAGATGATGCTCTATATCAATATTATGTGGTAGAACGTGGAAAAGAAGTTCCCGTTTGGAGATTTTACAAAGATGCTGACTGGTGGATTGAGTATCTTAAAAGTTTGGGTATTGATCCACAAAATCCATGAATTTAATTTTAAGGCCACTTACTGATATTAATGATGTCACTTGGAGTATCATTTGGTCACTAATTTTACTACTATTGGGTGTGGCCTACTACATATATACGATAATGAAGTTGGCTTACAAAGAATTAGACGATGAGTGAGGTTTATCTTGGCAATCCAAATCTTAAGAAAGCCAACACGGCGATTGAATTCACGAAGGATCAGATCGAAGAATTTATTAAGTGTAAAGAAGATCCTGTCTACTTCGCTCGTAATTACATACGCATTGTTTCTCTGGATAAAGGTCTTGTTCCTTTTGAACCTTATGAGTTTCAAGAAAAGTTAATTAGTAGATTTCATAAAAATAGATTTAATATTTGCATGATGCCCCGACAGACGGGCAAATCAACCACGTCTGTATCGTATTTGTTACATTACATCGTTTTTAACGATTCTGTCAATGTCGGCATCCTAGCTAATAAAGCATCTACTGCGAGAGAACTTCTCAGTAGATTACAACTTGCATATGAGAACCTGCCAAAATGGATGCAACAGGGTATCATTGCATGGAACAAAGGGTCAATGGAGTTAGAGAATGGCAGTAAGGTATTGGCAGCTTCTACATCTGCGAGTGCTGTCCGAGGCATGTCGTTCAATATCCTCTTCCTCGACGAATTCGCGTTCGTTCCCAATCACATCGCTGACTCGTTCTTTGCCTCTGTTTATCCTACTATTACGTCTGGCCAATCAACAAAAGTAATTATGGTTTCTACCCCTCACGGGATGAACCATTTTTACAGAATGTGGCATGATGCAGAGAGGAGTCAAAATGAATATGTTCCGACTTCAGTTCACTGGTCTGAAGTTCCTGGACGTGATGAAGTCTGGAAAGAACAGACTATTAAGAACACCAGTGAACAACAGTTCCGTGTTGAGTTTGAATGTGAATTCTTAGGATCTGTTGATACATTAATTAATCCAGCCAAACTTAGATCATTGGTATATGAAAAACCAATCCAGTCAGGTAACGGATTAGATGTCTACGAAAAACCAATCGAAAATCACGACTACGTTTGTACTGTTGACGTTGCGAGAGGTGGTGGTCAAGATTATTCTGCTTTTGTTGTTGTTGATATTACTGAGTATCCTCATAAGGTAGTTGCAAAGTATAGAAATAATGAAATCAAGCCCATGTTGTTTCCATCGATTATTTTCGATGCGGTGAAGGCATATAACAATGCATGGGTGTTGTGTGAGGTCAATGATATTGGGGATCAGATCGCTGCCATCTTAAATTATGATCTTGAGTATCCAAACCTCCTCCAGTGTTCCATGAGGGGTCGTGCAGGACAGATTGTGGGACAAGGATTCTCTGGTAAGAAGACTCAACTTGGATTGAAGATGTCCAAGGCAGTGAAAGCCGTTGGTTGTTCTAACCTCAAGACAATGATTGAAGCTGATAAGATTTTATTCAAGGATTATGAGATCCTTTCTGAACTTACAACATTCATCCATAAAAGAAACTCATTCGAGGCCGAAGATGGATGTAATGATGACCTTGCAATGTGTCTGGTTATCTATGCATGGTTAGTTGCACAAGACTACTTCAAAGAACTCACTGATCAAGATGTTCGTAAGAGACTATACGAAGATCAACGCGATCAGATCGAACAAGATATGGCACCTTTTGGATTCATCAGTGATGGTTTGGATGATGAAAGTGTTACTGATGGAGATGGGACTGTATGGAAAAAAACAGATCTTGATGATATCAATTCCACATATGGTGACATGAGCTTTATGTGGGAGTATTATTGATGGATATTGGAAATGAGTTTGATCTAGAACACTTACTGTTTGTAGAACGAACTTGTAGGGTTTGCAACGAACGTAAAAATCTCATCGAAGACTTTTATCTTACTCGTAAAGATAGAGGATCATATCCATCTGCATATTCATATGAGTGTAAACAGTGTACCATAAAGAGAGTTAGGAAAGGAAAGGTTCCTAAAAACAACTGGGAATACCCTGATTGGTAGTTCACGTCCAGTTTCCCCATTTGAAAAGCTTGCTATCAATAAATAAATTTAGAAAATAACTGAAACTTCTAGAGGAAAACGATGGCTGGTTTAGGCTTAGTCTCTCCTGGTATTAAGGTAAGGGAAGTTGACCTTACTAGAGGTGGCATCACAGGCGTTAGCGACCAAACTGGCGCCATCGCTGGTCCTTTTGTAAAGGGCCCAATCAATGATCCCACTCTCATTGAAAACGAAAAGGATTTAGTAGACACTTTTGGCGAACCAAAAGAAACAAGTGGACAGTATGAATACTGGATGTCCGCTTCTTCTTACCTCTCTTACGGCGGTGTCCTGAGAGTTGTAAGAACTGATGGTCAAAACCTCAACAATGCAAACGCTGCTGTTGATACAGGTGCTGGATCTTCGGTAACAAGTTTAAAAATTAAAAATACGGAAGATTATTATAATTCTTACTCTTCTGCAACTTCTTGGTATTGGGCTTCTAAAAACCCAGGAACTTGGGCTAATGATTTGAAGGTCTGTGTCATTGACGCAAGAGTTGACCAAACTCTTACTGGTGTTACTACTGGTGGTATTACCGTAGGTGCTGCAGTAACTCAAGCTTTTGGTGGATCTAACGTTGGTGGTATTGGTACTTCTCTGACTCTAAACGGTCATCTGAAAGGTATCGTTACTGGTATTGGTTCGTCTTCTCTTGATGTTAAGATTGTAAGTCAAGTATCTACAGCTGGTACAGAAACGGATGCAAATTACACACCAAACGGTGTTTATGAATTCAAAACAACTGCACCACTGAGCATTAGTGGTGCAACTGGAGCTGCAACAACTACATTAACTGTTACAAGAGCGGTTGCTGGTACTGCAGCGGGTGCGCTTCAAGCTGATGCAACTCTGTTCCGTTATCAAAATGTAACCACTGGAACACCTATTGTTGAAAACGCTGGTCAGGCTGCAATTGGTATTGCAGACACTGGATTTACTGCTAGTGACATAACTGGCATCAATACCATTGGCATTGGAACAGGTAATATTATTAGAATCGGAACAGAGATTATTGGTATTGGTGAAACAGTAACTGGTAGTTTCGTTGGTTTCTCCACCAGAGGTATTGACGGATCATCACCATCCGCTCACGATGATGGTAGTGCATTTACTGTTCTTTCTAACGTAGGATCTGCAACATCAGTTGCGGTGACTCAAGATTCGGCTACGGGTACTACAGTTCAAGTACAGGGTACTGGTAATATTCTTGTTGGTGATCTCGTAAGAGTTCTGACAGTTGGTGTTGGAACAACTGGTGAGTTCCTTAGCGTAACGGGTGTTTCGACAAATAACGCTCTTCAACCAACAGGTAAGACTAACTGGTACGAGTCACAAACTCTTGGTCTTGAGAACTCCACAGTATATTGGAAAAACGTTGCAGAAAAACCACAAACTTCTGTATATGCTTCTAGTAGAAAATCTAGATTTGATGAAATTCATGTCGTAGTTGTTGACGACACTGGTAAAGATAGTGGAACTTCTGGACAAATTCTTGAGAAGTGGACTGGACTTTCTAAGGCATCGGATGCCAAACAGTTTAATTCACCAATTTACTATAAGAACTTTATTGCAGATAACTCACAATATGTCTTTGGTGGATTTGCTCCTAATGGAACACCAACTGGATTCTCCAGTAGTGCAAATAATGTAGCGTTTACTGCTGCAGGTTCTGCATGGGGTCAAGAGGCTGCAGGAATTGTATTCTCTGGTATTGGTGCTTCTACTTACTCTTTACAAGGTGGTAAAGATTACGGCGGTACATACTCCTCCCCAACATATGCCGCAACTCTCGGCGATTTGATGGAAGGTTATGACCAGTTCGCAAATCAGAGAGAGTATCCTGTTAACTACCTCATCATGGGTCCTGGACTTGCTACCAGAGAAGAAACCCAAGGTAAGGCTAACAAACTGGTCCAAATTGCAGAGACAAGAAAAGATTGTGTTGCAACAATCTCTCCTAAGAAGTCTGACGTTCTGAGTGGAGATGTTCCTCTGACAAATTCGGATACTCAAACCGATAACGTTATTGCAACTCTGGATGGAGTTAATTCTTCTTCCTATGCAGTTCTTGATTCTGGTTATAAGTACACCTTCGATCGTTTCAACAACAAGTTCCGTTATCTCCCATGTAACGCTGACGTTGCTGGAATGATGGCAAGAACCTCGCAAAATTCGTTCCCATGGTTCTCTCCTGCAGGAACTTCCAGAGGTACTGTTAACAACGCTGTTAAACTTGCATACAATCCATCTCAAGCACAGAGAGATCTTCTCTACACCAAGAGAATCAATCCAGTCATTGCATCTCCTGGTCAAGGAATCATCCTCTTCGGTGATAAGACTGCACTGGCTTACACTTCTGCATTCGATAGAATCAACGTCCGTCGTCTGTTCATCACTATTGAGACTACAATCGAGAGAGCTGCAAGAGCACAACTCTTTGAGTTCAACGATGCAATCACTAGATCCAACTTTGTAAATATTGTTGAACCTTATCTGCGTGATGTTCAAGGTAAGAGAGGTATCACAGACTTCCTTGTAGTTTGTGACGAAACCAACAACACCCCAGACATTATTGATGCGAATGAGTTCCGTGCAGACATCTTCGTGAAGCCCGCACGTTCGATTAACTTCATCGGTCTGACATTTGTTGCAACGCGCACAGGTATCAGTTTTGAAGAAGTTGTCGGAACTGTCTGATAACGTTGTTCATTAATTAACTCAACTAGGAGATTAGACTAAAATGCCTCAGCAAATCCCTAACACAGGGGCTAATGCGAGAACCCTGGACACCTTTAAATCGAAGATGTTGGGCGGCGGTGTTCGCCCCAACTTCTTTGAGTGCGAACTCAAGTTTCCTAACATCGGAATTGATGACAACGATGTAAGTGATAAGACCAGATTCCTGGTAAAGGGTGCTAACCTTCCCGCATCTAACATTGCCCCAATCTCTGTTCCTTTCAGAGGTCGCGAACTTAAGATCGCAGGTGAGAGAACATTTGACACCTGGACAGTTACTGTTATCAACGATAGTAACTTTACTCTTCGTGATGCTTTCGAGAAGTGGATGAATATGATCAATAGAGTCTCCGATAATGGCGGAGAAGTTGATCCTAGTGTTTATCAACAGGAAGCTTACGTTCACCAACTTGGACGTGCTCCTGTAACTTCTTCCTCTTCTGTTCCTGTAACAACTGGTCAGACTATTCCCATTCTTCGTTCTTATAAGTTCCACGGTGTGTTCCCAACTCAGGTTGCACCTATCGAACTGTCTTACGATCAGAACAACGTGATTGAAGAGTTTGCTGTTGAACTTCAAGTTCAATGGTGGGAAGCTATGGATGAAAATGGTAAGGTTGTTGTAGGCTGATAAATAAACCTATAGACAACGCACTTATAAAATGGCTGGTAGATTATTTGGATTTTCAATCCAAGGGGCCGACGGCGATAATCTGCCTCCTTCAGCGGTAACTCCTGTTCCGCAGAATGAGGCGGATGCGTCCGACTACTATGTAAGTAGTGGTTTTTATGGCCAATATGTTGATATTGAAGGTGTCTTCCGTAATGAGTATGACCTCATCAAGAGATACAGAGAAATGTCTCTGCATCCAGAATGTGATGAGGCCATCGAAGATATTGTAAACGAAGCGATTGTCTCTGATCTTAACGATAGCCCAGTTGAGATCGATCTTCAGAATCTTAATGTGAGTGACAACCTCAAGAAAGTCATTCGCCAAGAATTTAAATATATCAAAGATCTTTTAGACTTTGACAGTAAAGCCCACGAACTGTTCCGTAACTGGTACGTCGATGGGCGTGTTTATTATCACAAAGTTATCGACCTGAAGAGACCTCAGGACGGTATTCAAGAACTTCGATTTATTGACGCACTTAAGATTAAGTATGTTCGTAAACAGAAGAAAGAAGATAATAATTCACCATTACTGAGAGACAGTAATCAAGACACAATTGCAAAGTCTCCTATTATTGAGGAGTACTTTGAATATAACCCTAACTCTGGTAAGTCTGGTCAAGGTTATTTGCCAACCGCAGCTGGTACTAAGTCAGGATCGGTAAGAATTGCAAAAGATGCGATTACATATTGTACATCTGGTCTTGTAGATAGAAACAAACATACAACTCTTTCTTGGTTGCATAAGGGTATTAAAGCTCTTAATCAATTAAGAATGATCGAAGATGCTCTGGTCATCTATCGTTTGTCTAGGGCTCCAGAACGTCGTATTTTCTATATTGACGTTGGTAATCTTCCGAAGGTAAAGGCAGAACAATACCTTCGTGAAGTCATGAATCGTTATCGTTCTAAACTTGTATATGATGCTAACACGGGTGAGGTTAGAGACGATAAGAAGTTCATGTCTATGTTGGAAGACTTTTGGCTTCCACGCCGCGAGGGAGGGCGCGGTACAGAAATTTCTACCCTCCCTGGCGGGCAAAACCTTGGAGAAATCACGGATATTCAGTATTTCCAAAAGAAACTCTATAAGGCCTTGGGCGTGCCCGAAACCCGTCTCGGTGGAGAAGGTGGTTTCAACCTTGGCCGTTCCTCAGAAATTCTGAGAGACGAACTTCGTTTTAACAAGTTTGTTGGTCGTCTTCGTAAGAGATTCTCTAACATGTTCCTTGACATGTTGAAGACTCAGTTACTTCTTAAGAATGTAATTGCTGCAGAAGATTGGGCCTATATCTCAGAACACATTCAGTTTGATTACATTTATGATAATCATTTTGCAGAACTGAAAGAGGCAGAATTGTTCCAAAACCGCATGGGTAACTTGGCTCAGGCCGAACCTTATGTTGGTAAATACTTCTCACAAGATTATCTGCGTAGAAAAGTCTTGCGTCAAACTGATGACGAGATTGTCGAGCAGAACAAACTCATTGAGAAAGAAATTGAAGCAGGTCTGTATGTTGATCCTGCTGCAGCTGCAGAGATGGCAATGCAGCAACAAGCTGCAGATATTGCATCAACAGAAGCTCAAACTGCAGCAACTCTAGATCCACAAGCAGGAGGCGAACAGGAAACTGCAGCCCCTGAAGGTGGGGAAATATAAATAATTTGTAGTGTATTAAAAACATAATGAACCCTAATGAATTGATTGATTTGGTTCTTAGTGATGCACCGGCTCATGAGATCTCTGACGGTATCAAAAATATTTTGATGCAAAAGTCTGTAGATCGTCTAGAAGTGGGAAGACCTGTAGTTGCTGCAGATCTTTTCGGTGACGGTGATGAATTGGTTGATGATGACGATGAAGTAACCCAAGAGGACCCTACTGAGGAACAAGATGGCTAGGATCATTTTAAAAGGTAATGAGGAAATTATTGCTGCTGGTATTGGTAATAGTACCAATGCTGGTAATGCAAAGTTAGCTCGTGTTTACAATCCATCCAGTTCTGCTGATGCGATTGTATATGTTGTTGATCCTACTGAGGCTAATGAATACTCGGGTATTGGTTCTGTAACTCTTGGTCCTCAGGTAACGGAATTTTTTGAGAAACAACCCACATATAATATCTACGGGAATGCAACTATTCACGTAGCTCCTGTCGGATACGGTGCAAACTAATGAAACTAATCAGAGAAGAAATCGAACAGGTAGAAGTTATCGTTGAAGAACGCAACGGTAAGAAGAGCCTGTGTATCGAAGGTATTTTCCTCCAAGGCGATATTAAAAATCGCAATGGAAGAATGTATCCTTCCTCAACTCTTGCAAAGGAAGTTGCTCGTTATAACGAGGCCTTTGTAAATAAGGGACGTGCTCTTGGTGAACTCGGTCACCCAGAAGGTCCAACCGTGAACCTCGATCGCGTATCTCACAAGATTACTTCTCTGAGACAAGAGGGTTCAAACTTTATTGGTCGTGCAAAAATCCTCAGCACACCAATGGGAAACATCGCAAAGTCTCTCCTCGATGAGGGAGTAAAACTCGGTGTTTCTTCTCGTGGTATCGGTTCTATTCGTACCAACAATGAGGGTGTAAACGTTGTCGGTGAAGACTTTATGCTCGCCACCGCAGCGGACATCGTTGCTGATCCATCTGCGCCTGATGCTTTCGTCGATGGCATTATGGAAGGAAAAGATTGGGTCTGGGACGGTGGAATTCTCCGCGAAAGATATGCAGAGAAAACTTATAAACAGATCAATACTCTTGCTGACAGTCGTCAACTGCAAGAGAATAAACTCAGACTCTTTCAAGATTTTCTTGGAAGTCTCTGATACATAAATAAAAAAAGATTAACTACTATTATCAAAGTCTAATCGGAGAGTTCAAATGTCCGTTGGTAACGATTTACAAGAAATGGAAGTAGGCACTGTTCAATCCAAGACTGCCGTTAATTCTGCTGCTAAAGGCGGGGACCCTATGCCAAGTGTTCCTCCCAGTGCCGTTCCAGGCCAAGCAATCGAAGATCTCGGCGGACCTACTCCCGAAAACTATCGTGCAGATGACGATAGTGCTAAACTGAGAGAGCCTCGTCTTTCTCACGTTTCAAATGTCGTAAACGCTAGAGCTGCAAAAGCAGAACCCATGCAATCTGTCGGTAAAGAGGCCTCCTACGAGGAGACCGAAGCTCCCGAAGAGGAGACCATCACTGAAGAGGAAGTCACTGAGACTCCTGACTACAGTGTAGAAGAAGACATGGCTGCACTCTTCTCTGGTGAAGAACTCACCGAGGAGTTCCAAGAGAAAGCAAAAACGATTTTTGAAGCTGCTATCAACTTCAAAGTTTCCCAGATTGCTGAGGAAATGGAGAAGAAGAATGAGGAACGTATCGTAGAAGAAATCGAAACCGTCAAAGGTGCTCTGGTTGAGCGTGTAGACGCTTACCTGGAGTACGTTGCTGACGAATGGCTGCAAGAGAATGAGATTGCAGTCGAACATGGTCTCAAGTCCGAAATGACCGAGAGTTTCCTCTCGGGTATGAAGGACCTTTTTGAAGCACATTATGTATCCATCCCTGAAGATAAGTACGATGTAGTTGAGAATATGGTCAACAAACTTGATGAAATGGAGACTAAACTCAACGAGCAGATCGAAAGAAACGTTTCCCTTAACCAGCGTCTGGCTGAGTCCACCGCTGATGGGATCGTCTCTGAAGTTGCTGAGGGTCTTGCCCTGAGTCAGAAAGAGAAGCTCGCCCAACTCGCTGAGAGTGTTGAGTTTGAGAGTGAAGAATCATATCGTGAAAAACTGTCCACTCTGAAGGAGTCGTACTTCGGACAGAGTGTTCAGAAAGAGACCTCCGAACAGGTGCTTACCGAAGAATCAGCTGCACCAGATTACTCTGGTCAAATGGCTGCCTACATGAGCATCCTGGATCGCGTCAAAAAGTGAATTTAAGATTATCAAACTAAACCCTTAACCTGTAAAAGCAAATGTTTCAATCTGAGCATCTGCAGGAGAAGTGGGCGCCCCTTCTGAATCATGAAGGCCTTGGCGAAATCAAGGACGCCCACCGTAGAGCGGTCACCGCTTGCCTGCTGGAAAACCAAGAGAGATTCCTCTCCGAAGAAAGAAGCTTCCTGAGCGAAGCCCCCACCAATGCCGTCGGTTCTAACGGTTTCACTGGCGCTGCTACAGCTGCCGGTCCTACCGCTGGTTTCGACCCCGTTCTGATCTCCCTGATCAGACGCTCCATGCCTAACCTGCTCGCATATGACCTGTGCGGTGTGCAGCCAATGAACGGTCCTACTGGACTGATCTTTGCAATGCGCTCCCGTTACGAGTCTCAGTCTGGCAGCGAGGCATTCTACAACGAGCCCGATTCCGCATTCTCCGCTCAGCGCGAAGGCTATGACGCCAACGCTGGTTGGACCTCTGAGAACGCTGGTTTCGGTACTACTGCTCAACAGGGTACTAACCCCTCCGTTCTCGGTTCCACCGACACTGCCCAGGCACTGTATAGTGTTGGTCAGGGTATGCGTAAGGACGAGGCAGAAGGTCTCGGCGAGTCTGGAAATGACTTCAACGAAATGGCCTTCTCGATCGAGAAGGTTACCGTTACCGCTAAGTCCCGTGCTCTGAAGGCTGAGTACTCCCTGGAACTGGCCCAAGACCTCAAGGCGATTCATGGTCTGAACGCTGAGGCTGAACTGGCCAACATTCTTTCCAGTGAGATCCTCGCTGAAATCAACCGCGAAGTCATCCGTACCATCTACAAGGTTGCCCGTTCTGGTGCTCAGAACAACGTTGCAACTGCTGGTACTTTCGACCTCGACGTTGACTCCAACGGTCGCTGGAGTGTTGAGAAGTTCAAAGGTCTGCTGTTCCAAATCGAGCGCGATGCCAACGCAATCGCACAAGAGACTCGTAGAGGAAAGGGCAACACCATCATCACCTCTGCTGATGTTGCTTCCGCTCTGACCATGGCTGGTGTACTTGATTACACCCCTGCCCTGAACGCTAACCTGAACGTTGACGACACCGGCAACACCTTCGCTGGTACTATCAACGGTAAGTACAGAGTCTACATCGACCCATATTCGGCTAACGTCGCTGCCAACCACTACTACGTTGTTGGTTACAAGGGTACTTCCCCTTATGACGCTGGACTCTTCTACTGTCCTTACGTTCCCCTGCAGATGGTCCGTGCCGTTAACGATGGCACCTTCCAACCCAAGATCGGCTTCAAGACCCGCTACGGCATGGTCGCGAACCCCTTCGCAGAAGGAACCTCCCAAGGCCTTGGCGCTCTCACCCAGAACGCTAACCGCTACTATCGTCGTACTAAGGTCACCAACCTCATGTGATCTAAATACTTCCGTCCGTGTGAAGGAAGTAAGGGACCCCCGCAAGGGGGTCTTTTTTTTATCTAAATAAAAAGAAAGCCATCTACCGTGAAAACTTTTAACCAATTTAGAGAAGAGTGTGGTTTAGAAGAGAATTGGCTAAAGAGTCTTTTCGGTGGATCCAAACCAGCTCAAACAAAACCACCAAAACCAGCAAATCAAAACGTTCTTGCATATAAGAACTACCAACCTGGTGTGTTGGATAAGACCACTAATAAATTTACCCCAAGATCTTTTACTAAACCAGAACAACAAAGGTATGGTTGGAAACCTGTAAATACTAGTTCTTATGGTCCTGGAGATACAACCTCACAAGGTTATAACACGGGTGCAGATAGAGTTCAGAGAACAGCTGATGGTACTCCATTTACAGGATCTACAAGAGGAGTAGCAGTTCCATATAAGTATAAAGCAAATGAAGTTCCAAAAGGAACTTGGGCAGGAACTCCATCACAAGACTTTGGGACTAATTTACAGTTTACCCAAAAACCAATGGGTACAAATACTAGAGTTACAAATGCAACTGTGAGAGATACTGGCAACTTTGGTCCTGCTGGAGAAGTAAATAGAAATACAAGTTATGATCTAATGCGACAAACCGCTAGAGATGTAACAGGCAATCCAAACCTTACACCCACACAATATGGTAAAAGGAAAGTCTATGTAAGGACTGCCCCAAGAAGAAGTGTAACTACTGAAAGGTAATGGCTAATCCACTACTCAATCAAGTTTCAAATAGAAACTTTCTGTCACCTATTGGTTTCAAACTGAAAATCAATAAGTGTCCCAAGGTAGACTTTCTGGCAACGGGATGCAATCTCCCAGGAGTCACTCTTGGATCAGCTGTACAACCAAACTATCTAAAGGACATTGATGTTCCTGGTGATAAGTTGGTCTATGAAGATTTTCGTGTCAACTTTATTGTTGATGAAAACTTAGAAAATTATTCTCAAATTTATAACTGGATGAAGGGATTAGGATTCCCCGAGAGTCAAAAACAATTTATTGATCTGAGAGCTGAAGACGTATATTATCCAAATACAGTAGATAGAGACAATCCATATGCAGAATTTTCAGACGCAACATTACAAATCCTCAACAGTAACCTAAGACCCCAAGCTCATGTTAAACTAGAAGGGATGTTCCCTGTTAGTTTGACTGGTCTTGATTTCAATGCAACAGATACTGATGTAAATTATCTAACTGCATCAGTTACGTTCAAATATCTCTACTTCAAACTCACGGACAAAAATAATAACGAACTTTGATTTATGAACCTTGAGACGATTCAGGAAATGTGGTCGAAAGATTCGATCATTGATCCCGATGAATTACATACTGCATCATTAGACGTTCCTCGGTTACACTCTAAATACTTCCAGTTGTACAACGATCTGAAACTTCTTCGTGCGAGAGCCAAGAAGGTGCAACAATCGGTATATCACGAAAGACATCTGTATTATTCGGGGAAAGCTGAACCAGAGATCTATGAAAAAGATCCGTTCCCTTACAAAGTGAGAGAAAAGGACGCACTTCAAAGATATTTGGACGCAGATGAAAAACTAACCACTGCTTTATTGAAAGTAGAATATTACGACGTGATGTTGGATTATCTTACAGATATTATTAAGGTAGTACAAAACCGAACTTTTCAGATCAAGAACGCAATTGATTGGCAGAAGTTCATCCGTGGATACGACAGTTAAGATTTCAAAGAAGAACGAAGTATTCCTGAAAATTCAAGCAGAACCACACGTTTTCTACGAACTTTCAGACGCTTTTACTTTTGATGTACCTGGGGCTAAGTTTATGCCCCAGTATCGAAGTAAGTATTGGGACGGAAAAATTAGATTATTCAACACAGGCTCTGGTGAGATCTATGTTGGACTTCTCGATAAAGTCGTGAAGTTCATGAATGAACATGGATATGACTATGAGTTTGAGAACAGTAAGTTCTACGGAACCCCCTACGAAGAGAACGAAATGGTTTCTCTTGAGGGGGTTTCTGACTATATGAAATCTATTTCTAGATATGAACCCAGACCATACCAAGTTCAAGGTGTATATGATGCACTAAGACAAAATCGAAGACTTCTCATTTCTCCCACAGCTTCAGGTAAATCATTGATGATTTATTCTGTTGTCAGATACATGGTTGAAAAAGGTCAAGATGTTCTTCTAGTTGTTCCCACAACATCTCTTGTTGAACAGATGTTCAAGGACTTTGAAGATTATGGTTGGGATGCCGAAAAATATTGTCATAAGATCTACTCTGGTAAAGAGAAACAAGATAGTAGACCTGTCACAATCACAACATGGCAGTCTGTCTATAAGTTAGACCGCAAGTTCTTTGCACGTTACGGTTGTGTCATTGGAGATGAGGCACACCAGTTCAAATCAAAGTCTCTGGTCAATATCATGACCAAACTTGCAGATGCAAAATATCGTTTTGGCTTTACTGGAACTTTAGACGGAACGCAAACTCACAAGTGGGTATTGGAAGGATTATTTGGTCCTGCATATAAGATTATCAGAACCGAAGAGTTGATGCAGAAAGGTCACCTTTCTAAACTCGATATCAATATTCTTCTTTTAAAACACTCTCCACAAAAATTTGAATGTTTTGAAGATGAAGTTCAATTCATCATCCAAAATGAACAACGAAATAATTTTATTAAAAATCTGACTATTGACTTAAAAGGAAACACTCTGATTCTTTATAGTCGGGTGGAAAGTCATGGAGCCGTTTTATACGACATGATAAATAATTCTGTTAGTGGACGAAAAGTATTTTTTGTTCATGGCGGAGTTGATGCCGAAGAAAGAGAACAAATCCGAGAAATCACAGAGAGAGAAAACAACGCAATTATCGTTGCATCATACGGAACATTCTCTACAGGCATTAATATCAAGAACCTCCATAACGTAGTGTTTGCATCACCTAGTAAATCTAGGATTAGAAATTTGCAATCAATTGGTAGAGTTTTGAGAAAAGGAAACAATAAAACAAAAGCTGTTCTCTACGACATTGCAGATGACACCACATACAATTCTCGTAAAAACTACACTTTAAATCATCTCATTGAAAGGGTAAAAATTTACAATGAAGAGAATTTTAATTATGAGATTATCCCAGTAAAAATGAGGAAGCAAGAATGAAAGAGACTTTTGCAATTATTAAATTAGTTTCAGGTGAAGAAGTATTTGCACAAGTAGAAGAGTTTTATGATGAAGAAGCCAAAGCTCTTCTATTGATTGATCCGTGCGTAATGAAAGAGATTCCTTCAAGAAGGAGTGGTCAATCTTTCTTTAAAGTAGATGCATGGATGAAACTCGCAGATGACTCTATCTATTGTCTAGAACTAAAACATGTCATGTGTTATCAGAGATGTAATGATCCTGATATCATCAAAACATATAGAAAGTGGACTAGAGCTATAAATAATGAGCCTGAAGAGACGGTAAAGTCTAAGGTAGGAGTTTCTACTTCTATGGGATATGTCTCTTCTGTAGAGACTACAAGAGAATCCTTAGAGAAGCTTTATAAAAATAGCTAAGTTGTTCTCTTGAACACTGGCAGAGTTATTGTACATAGAATCCAGAACGTTGTCAAGCCTCTGGATTATGGTATAATACTTATATGATTATGAGTACTAATGCAACATGTACACTGTAATGACAAAGAGACGCAGATCAGAACACTACGTCAATAACAAAGAGTTTCTTGCAGCGATTGTTGAATACAAACGCAGAGTAAGAGAAGCTGCAGAAAAAGAACACCCAGGTATTACTAACGATGAACTGAAGGGTTGGAAAAGTCCAAACAAACCTCAGATCACAAATTATCTTGGTGAGTGTTTTCTGAAGATTGCAACTCATTTGTCTTACAAGCCAAACTTCGTCAACTACATGTTCAAAGATGACATGATCTGTGACGGAATTGAGAACTGCGTACAGTACATCAATAATTTTGATCCAGAAAAGTCTAGTAATCCTTTTGCATACTTCACTCAGATCATTCACTATGCATTTCTGAGAAGGATCCAGAAGGAGAAAAAACAACTAGAGATTAAGACAAAGATTATCGAAAGAAGTGGATATAGTGAAGTCTTCTCAGATGATGGTATGATGGCCGGTACTGAGAGTGATTACAACACGATCAAGGACAACATCAACTACCGTTATAATCAATGAGTGAACATCCAGAAATTGCAGAAATCGATTGGATTGATGATTCTTTTTATGTTGAACAAACTCGATTCATGTGGAAGAGTGTTCGCAAAGACACAGGTAAAGACTTTTTGTTTGGATTGACAAAAGATATTGTCACTAATATGACACGGTGGCATCTTAAGTGTGAACAAGAAGGTACACTTGATCAATATACTAGAATTGTTAATGATGGTTTTGTTGGAGGAAAACTTTGAAAGTTGCAATCATTACAGATCAACACTTTGGAGCTCGCAAAGGTTCTAAATTATTTCATGAATATTTTCTTCAATTTTATAATGAAGTATTCTTTCCAACTCTAGAGAAAGAAGGTATCAAGACCGTAGTTGATATGGGTGATACCTTTGACAATCGGAGAGGTATTGATTTTTGGGCTCTAGATTGGGCGAAAGAAAATTATTACAATCGTCTTCGTGATATGGGTGTGACAGTTCACACTGTCATCGGAAATCACACTGCATATTATAAAAATACAAATGAGATCAATGCGATTGGTCTTCTTCTTCGTGAATATGACAATGTGATCTGTTATGATTCTGTGAAAGAAATCAAACTCGGTAATCTTAAAACATTACTGATTCCATGGATCAACCAGGAGAACGCAGATAAAACTTATTCGGCTATTGAAAAGACAGATTGCGTATGTGCGATGGGGCACCTTGAGCTCAGAGGATTTGCAGCTAATCGATACGTCGTCATGGAACATGGTGATGAGTGCGACCGCTATAAAAAATTCGCCAAGGTCTACTCTGGCCACTACCACACTAGAAGCACAAAGGAGAATGTAAGTTATCTTGGAAATCCTTACGAGTTGTATTGGAGTGATGTTGATGACCCCAGAGGTTTTCACATTTTTGACACTGAAACTCTAGAGACAGAACCAGTTAACAATCCTTTCAAGATGTTCCATAACATCTACTATGAGGATACTCCACATCAATTGTTTAAAACTTCCCACCTCAAGAATAAGATTGTAAAGGTCATTGTTCGCAAAAAATCTGATCCTCTTGAGTTTGAAAAATTCATTGACAAACTCTACAAAGCCAACATTCATGAATTGAAGATCGTTGAGAACTTTGATTTTGCTGGCATCTATGATAAAGAGGAGATTGAGAGTGATGAAAGTGAAGATACGGTAAGTATCTTAAATAGATATATCGATGAAGCAGATGTTGATCTTGACAAGGCATTGATCAAAGAACTTCTGAAAACCGTATACATTGAAGCTTGCGAAGTTGACTAATGTGGATTCTCACCGTAGAAGGTAAAGAAAATGATGGAGCTTATGCTGTCGAAAATGATGACGGTGATAAGACTCTTTTTATTTTTGAAGATGAAGATGATGCGGTGAGATATGCCATGATGAATGATATGGCAGACAAATACATGCCGAAACTGATTCCAACGGAAGTTGATGAGGAAGTTGCCATAAAAGCGTGTGAGATGTATGATTACCCATATGCTATAATTAAGTCCTCTGACTTGGTGATTCCTCCCGATTATGATAAGATTTAAAACCGTCCGTTGGAAAAACTTTCTTTCGACTGGTAATCAGTGGACACAAATTGATTTTGAGAAGAACGATACCACTCTAATCATTGGCACTAACGGAGCTGGTAAATCTACAGTGCTTGATGCACTTACCTTCTCTTTGTTCAATAAACCATTTCGCAAAATCAATAAACCACAACTTGTCAACTCTACAAATGAAAAAGACTGTAAGGTAGAGATTGAGTTTGATGTTGGCACACGTCAATACAAAGTTATTCGTGGAATCAAACCATCCATCTTTGAGATCTGGGTGGATGGTAAAATGTTGAATCAAGATGCAGCAGCTTCTGATCAACAAAAGTATCTTGAAAATAATATTCTTAAACTGAACTATAAGTCTTTCACTCAGATTGTGATTCTGGGTTCATCGACTTTTGTTCCTTTCATGCAGTTACCTGCGAATAGTCGTCGTGAAGTTATTGAAGATCTTCTCGACATCCGTATCTTTTCTGCAATGAACGGTATCATCAAAGATAAGATTCGTTCTAATCGAGAAGAAATCAAAGTTCTTTCTCTTAAGAAAGATGGTCTCTCAGATAAAGTTGAGATGCAGAAAGAATTTATTCAACATCTTGAGGGAGAAGCCAATCAAGAGATTGTCCGAAAGGTCAATAAAATTGATGAACTTAAAACAAACATTCAACAAATTACAGACAACACAAAATCTCTAACCAGGGTAGAAAATACTCAACGGTCTAAGATGGAAGATCTGAGTTTTGATAAAACCAAGATGAAAAAACTTGGTGGTCTTCGTGGAAAAATTACTCAGAAAGTATCGACCCTGACCAAGGAGTTGGAATTTTTCCAAAGTAATACGGTTTGCCCCACTTGTACTCAGTCCATCGAAGATGAGTTTCGCTTAAATAAAATTGCTGACGCTCAAACTAAAGAAACGGAGCTAACTCAAGGTCTTAAAGAACTTGAAAGTGCCATTAAAGAACAGGAGGAAAAAGAAAGTCAGTGGATTGCTCTATCGAAAGAGGTAAGTCAACTCTCTAATGACATTTCTCAAAACAATACAAGAATTTCTGGGATTCAACGACAGATCGGCGATCTGGGAATTGAAATTCAAAGAATTACCGATCAGTTACAAAACAGAAATACTGAACATGAGAAGTTAAATGCCCTCCAACAACAACTGAATACAGTTTATGATGAACTTGTAGAACGTAAGGAGGACAGCCAATACAAAGAGTTTGTGTATAGTCTCTTAAAGGATGGTGGAGTTAAGTCGAAGATCATCAAAAAATATCTGCCTCTGATTAACAAGCAGGTAAACAAATATCTTCAGATGATGGACTTCTACATTAACTTCACCCTTGATGAAGAGTTCAATGAAAAGGTACAATCACCAATTCATGAAGACTTTTCTTACGCAAGCTTTTCTGAAGGAGAAAAAATGCGTATTGACCTCGCACTATTGTTTACATGGCGTGAGGTCGCCGCTTTCAAGAATTCTACAAATACAAATCTCTTGATTATGGATGAGGTTTTTGATTCTTCTCTTGATGGGTTTGGAACTGATGAGTTCTTGAAAATTATCCGATATGTTATCAAAGGTGCAAACATCTTTGTCATCTCTCACAAAGATGGCCTTCAAGATAAGTTTGGTAGTGTGATTCAGTTTGAGAAAGTCAAAGGATTTAGTAGGATGGTGTCCTAATGGGAATGTTTGATACGGTCAGATCATCTTATGATCTTGGTCCTGGTTTTCAAAAAGATCTCCAGACAAAAGATCTTGATTGTTGTATGAATGAATACTGGATCGATCCATCTGGTCGATTGTTTGAGATTGATTTCAGTGGGACTCATGATTTTCTTGAAATCGTTGAAGATCATAAGGGATGGCCAAAGTTTCAAACGATTCCAAATGGCAATCATGGAAAAGTAAAACCTGTATACTTGTTCAAAGTTATTGAAGTTTACCCATCTGAATGGGACTGTAAATATTCTCCATACATACGGAAACATCTTTTCTTTAAAGATGGGATCATTGCAGAAGTAAAATGAAAGAACAATGGCGCGAAGCGACTAACAAAGTAATTGCAAAAAATCTTTTAGACAATATTGCATCGTTGACGAATGGAAGATGGTATCGAACAGAAACCCTCAACTCCCGAGGAGAAAGAACAACACGTTTCACAGTTGAGTTCACCCCTTCCGAATATTCTGATGTTTCTGGGAGTGATAGTAATGACTCTTAGTATTATTACTGCAGGCTATTTCAAAGGTAACATGCATATAGAAACGGTCTGGCACAATTTGCACAACTTTGCATAACCAGTTCAATAAGTGTCCCATCGACCCTCAGGCGACCGCCTGGGGGTCTTATACTGTGTACATACACGAAGACCCCCCCCCAATGTCCATTCAAAACATCAAAGGTACTCTTGCACGTCTTCTGGCCACTGAGAATCTGATCGTAGAACATAAGAAGTGTGAAACTGCTCAATTCAACGTTGAGACCCGTGTCTTGACTCTCCCTATCTGGGAAAACTTCTCTAGCATTGTCTACGATCTTCTGGTTGGTCATGAAGTCGGTCATGCACTCTTCACACCTAACGAAGACTTCAGTAACCTCAAAGCCCCTCAGTCTTATCTAAACGTGACTGAAGATGCACGGATTGAGAAACTGATGAAACGAAAGTTTCCTGGACTAAACAAATCCTTTTACAAAGGATACAATGAGTTGATGGAGATGGATTTCTTTGATGTAAAAGATACCGATCTCTCCACCATCGGGTTGATTGATCGCATCAATCTTTACTTTAAAGGTAATCGTGACATTGAGTTTTCTTCCAAAGAACAACCTTTGGTTGATATGACTGGTAAGTCAGAAACTTTTGGTGAAGCTGTTGAAGCTGCAGAAGCCATCTATGCCTTCATGAAAGAAGAACTGGAACAAAAAAAGGAAGATAAACAAGATATTGAAGTTCCTCAGATGGGAAACCAGGGTGGTGGTTCTCCTTCCGAAACTGAAAGTGTTGATGCCGAAGAATCCGAACAGAAAGAAGAAGGTCAACCTCAATCTCAACAATCTCAAGGTGGTACTGCTGGTGGTGATCACTCAGATGAAGAGATCAACATTGATGATGTTTTGACCGATGAAAGTCTGCAGGAAAAACTGAAGGAAGCTGCAGGAAAGTATGGTATGGATTATCAATACTATGAAGTTCCTCAAGTCAATCTTGATACTGTGATTGTTTCAAACAAAGAAGTTTGGGATTGTGCATATGATTATTGGGAGGGACAAGATTACATCAACTTCTATGACCACAAGTATCAACAGTTCAAGAAAGATATTCAAAAAGAAGTCAACTATCTTGTCAAAGAGTTTGAATGTAAGAAGTCTGCAGATGCATATGCTCGTTCTTCTACTTCTCGCACTGGTGTCCTTGATACTACAAAGCTACATACCTACAAGTTCAATGATGACCTTTTCAAGAAAGTGACAGTTCTGCCTGATGGTAAGAATCATGGTCTAATTTTCATTCTTGACTGGTCTGGTTCGATGGGTCATGTTCTTCAAGATACTATCAAACAACTTTTGAGTTTGGTATTTTTCTGTCGCAAGGTCAAGATTCCTTTTGAGGTGTATAGCTTCACTAATGAGTGGTTCAAAGGTGATGACACAGGAACCATGTATGGTGATCGCAGTCAGTGGAACACGACTCCTCATATGGAACCAGGTCAGGGTAAATTGTGTGTGAGTAAGTGGTTCAACCTTCTCAACATTCTGACTCACAAAGTCAATGCTCAGGATTTTGAACGTCAGTGCAGAGGTCTTTTTGCTCTTGGTTATGGTGTTTGGCCTAGTAAGTTGGGTCTGTCTGGTACTCCTTTGAATGAAGCTTTGATCTCTCTCCACACCATCATTCCTCACTTCAAGAAAGAGAATGGTGTTCAGAAACTTCATGTTTCTGTTCTCACCGATGGTGAATCTGCAGGTGTTCCTTTTTTCTCTTGGATTGATCGTCCAGATGGTGAGAGTTATTGGGGAAACGTTCATACTCGGGAAGATGTTGGGTTTATTCGTAATCGCAAAAACGGTCATACCTATCAGATCACTGGTCGGTATACTGGAATGACTAAATCTCTTCTTGATCATCTTGGTGATGTTTACCCTGATGTAAATCTGATTGGATTCCGTTTGGTTGGTAGTGGTGATTTCAATCGATTCCTTGGTGCAATCAATCGTTGGCAAGACGCAGACTTGATCTCCGAGTTCCGTAAGAACAAGAGTGTGGCCATTGAAGGAACTGGTTATGTTAAGTATTTTGCGATGAACGCCAATTCCCTGAACAACAATGTAGACTTTGATGTACAGGAGGGTGCGAAAAAATCCACCATCCGCAGTGCGTTCAAGAAGTCTCTTGCAAACAAGAAACTGAACAAGAAAGTCCTGTCCCAATTCATCGAACTGGTTGCATGAACATTTTCGTTACTGATCAAAGTCCCCGTATTTCTGCTCGGGTTCTTCCTGACAAACACATTGTCAAAATGCCTCTAGAGAGTTGTCAGATGTTGGCTATTATTTTCTCTAAGTGGTATTATGATTGGGGTACAATTAACAAACTTGATGGTACTCCTTACGCAACTGCAAAAGGTGCCTTTCGCAACCACCCTTGTACTCAGTGGGCCGCACAAAATGTCTACAACACTGCATGGCTAATTGCACATGGAACTTCTCTTGCGTTTGAGTATTATCTTCGATATGGAAAAATTCATTCTTGCACCAAAACTTTGTTTGAAGCTAAAAAATTATTTCATCGTATGACTGGTGAGTCGATTACCTGTTATTCCATGGCAGATAATTTTGCCCGTGCCATGCCTGATGAATGGAAGTATGATGATAGTATAGATACATTTACTGCATACAAAAGGTACATTAATTCTAAGCCTTGGGTATCTGAAAATTATCTTCGTAATCCTGATCGTAAACCAGAGTGGATAAGTTAGTTCGTCATTGTTATCAAAAAGGAAGTAAAGAGTGGAAGATCATCAAGACTGATGTTCTACACTACCAACGTATTCCTTATGACATCAATTGGATTCTTCAATATAGTCAGAAGATTCGGGACTGTTTGACTCCTGATCTTCTGACTAAGAAGTATCGAGAAGAGAATGCGACTAATCCGATGTATGGTCATTGTTACCATGTAACTCAAGCCATGTTTTATTTTCTGGATACGGACACTCTTGTTCCACACAGAGGTAAAGACTGGAGAGGAGAAGACCACTGGTGGTTAAAAGACAGTCAGAATGGATTTATACTTGACGTTACGTCCGATCAGTACTATAGTATCGGGAAGGAACCACCTCACGACAAAGGGAAACCTGCGAAGTGGTATGGTTTCAAGGGTCGGGTTCATAAACGAACCATGGTCCTGATGCAACGAGTTCAAAAAGAGCTTGCCTTTTTTGATCCAACGTTGTATTTTATCTAAGGTTGATTTCAACCACTTTTGATCTTGATTTGATTTTTACAAATGTCTAATTCTGCTCCGGCCCTTGATATTGTCAAGGAGTCTCGTTTTAATACTCTTCGTAACGTTGTCAAAGACAACATCGATATTGCTACAGTGAAGTACCCTGTTGGTCTGGGTAACTGTGCCATGTCACTTAAAGACTTTTATGAACGATACTCACAACAAACCGATAATAAGGTTTCATATCTTGTAAACCTACCTATCTCTGTTATCCAATTGATGCAGGGTTCTATCCGTCTGGTTCGTCCTGAGTTTTGTGTAGATAACTTCAAACGTTTCAAGTATTCTATTGACTTTTGTGAGTCGGAAAACCCCGTGGTTTTCTTTGACGAGAAAGAGAACTTTTTCTTCGCAGTGAAGAAACAACATACTCTCACTCAATTGGCTGCTATTGCTGATGTTAAGGGGGAAGATATTGGTGTTGTTTGCCGCGTTGTTGCTTTCGCATCTAGTGTTTCAACTTCCGACAGGATCATCCAAGGATCTCAACTCTTCTATCGCGAAGTTCAAGGTATTAACTCAACAAAAGATTGGGAAGCTCTTCCCCACCAGGTTCAACTTGGTGAAGAATCTGCGGTTCTCACTAAGAAGTTTTATGACTCTATCAAGGGTTTGACTTATCAACCCATTGATCATCCCTTCCCACTCATTAGTGAAGCTAACTATAGTTGCACTAAGGTGCGTGACATGGGTAAACTGATTAAATATGCTGTCAATGACGACAAGCTTGATATGCTTGAACTTATTGTTCAGACTGTTTGCAACTCGGTGAACTGGGATGCAGAACCTGCATCTAAGGAAGTTTCTGTCTACCTCATTCGAGCTCTGTATAACGTAGACAAAGTGCTTCAACCCATGTTGGATGATGCTGTTGGTGGTATGGGTTATAACTTCGATATTGTCGAACATATCGAAACTTTCTTCTCTCGGAACAACCGTATCTCCCGTTATCTTGGAACCACTGGAAGTGAGAAGAGTGCATGGCAACATCTGGTGAAAGCTGCAGATCATGTCAATAACTCTTTGATTGAAAGTGGTCAGATCGAGAATCCTTACTTCAGGTTGCGTAATAAGACATTTGTAAATCGCATTGTTCGATTTGCTAATCCACTCAAGAGCAGTAATGTCAGTGAAAATGATGTTGCAAGCTACATCAAGATCTTCTGTCCAGACTCCTGACCAGTCTACAGACTGTCCACCCTCCTGTCGCCAGGGGGGTTTTTTCATGTATATTATATACATACACAAAGGGAGACAACCCAAATGACCACGGCCATCATTGATTCACTTCGCGATGCATACGGTGAACAGATCACTGCGGCTGACGTTCGTGCTTATTGTGCGATGAATGGGGTTTCATATCCCACTGTCACCAAGAAACTGGAACAGTTCAAGGTCAAACGTGGGACTTGGAATCTCACGATTCAAGAGGTTCGTCAACAACTAGAAAAATCTGTAGATACACTGGAATACGTTCAACAATCTTTGATCCCTCAGAAGGATTCCAACTTCGTTCAGTTTGGTAACTTCAAGGATCTGAAGAACATCATCGGATCACGTTCATTCTTCCCTATCTTCATCACTGGTCTGTCAGGAAACGGTAAGACCATGGGTGTGGAACAGTCCTGCGCTCAACTAAATAGGGAGTTGATTCGCGTTAACATTACCATTGAGACCGACGAGGATGATCTTATTGGTGGTTTCCGTTTGGTTGACGGCAACACTGTTTGGCATAATGGTCCAGTCATCGAAGCTCTGGAACGTGGAGCTGTACTCCTTCTAGACGAGATCGATCTTGCATCGAACAAGATTCTGTGTCTGCAATCTGTTCTGGAAGGTAAAGGTGTATTCCTGAAAAAGATTGGTAAGTATGTCAAACCTGCACCTGGGTTCACTGTAGTTGCAACTGCAAACACCAAGGGTAAGGGTTCTGACGACGGTCGTTTCATCGGAACCAATGTTCTCAACGAAGCTTTCCTGGAACGATTCCCGATCACCTTTGAACAGTCTTATCCCACTTCTGCTACTGAAGCTAAGATCCTCAGTAAGATTTGTGATGATGATAGTTTCGTTTCTCACCTGGTTGATTGGGCCGACATCATCCGTAAGACCTTCTACGATGGTGGTGTTGATGAAGTGATCTCGACTCGTCGTCTTGTTCACATTGTTCAGGCTTTCAACATCTTTGGTGATAAACTGAAGTCGATCCAAGTTTGTCTGAATCGTTTCGATGATGAAACCAAACAGGCCTTCATGGATCTCTACGACAAAGTTGACGCAGACATTGACATGAACCCTGATGACAGTGTACAATGAATTCGTGGTCTCTCCTTTATGATGAACTCTATATGAATGACCTTGATTGGGTAAGTGCAAATGGGGGTTTTGAATACACCCCCGAAACAAATGATACGGAACTTGTGGAAAACGAAATTAATCTGAATTTAGATCAACTTGCAAACAATGGTTTTTGGAAGTATGAAGAAGATCTGACCATGAAAGAAGTTCGTGACTATTTGTCAGGAACTTACAAAGCCCACTATACTTCTCAGGAATCTAAGACTCAGACTCTTGATCTGATTGAAAGTATTGGTGATGCAGAGGCCTTCTGCCGATCCAATGCAATCAAATATCTTTCTCGATTTGGTAAGAAAAACGGGAAGTCAAAACTTGACATTCTGAAGGCCATCCATTATTGTATTCTTCTCTACCACTTCTCTGGACTGCACAATGACCGCAAGGACGCATATGAAACTTTCTAATAACACCACCAACATCCTTAAGAACTTCTCTCAGATCAATCAGTCTATCCTGATCAAACAGGGTAACAAACTGAAGACCATTTCTGTGATGAAGAACATTCTTGCAGAAGCTGAGATTGAAGAAGACTTTGAAGCTGACTTTGCGATCTATGACCTGAACCAGTTCTTGTCTGGTCTGTCTCTCTACGACTCTCCTGATCTGGAGTTTGGTGATTCTTACCTGACTATCCGTGATGGTCGTCGTCGTGCAAAATACTTCTTTGCAGATCCCAGTGTGATCGTTTCTCCTCCAGAGAAAGAGATCTCTCTTCCTTCCAAAGATGTTTGTTTCACTGTTGCAACTCAACAACTGGATAAACTTCTGAAAGCTGCAGCGATTTATCAAGTTCCTGATTTGTCTGCGATTGGTCGCAATGGTAAAGTTGAACTTGTTGTTCGTGACAAGAAGAACGACACTTCTCACGAATTCAGTGAAGAAGTTGGTGAGACCAGTGAAGAGTTCTGTTTCAACTTCAAGGTTGAAAACATCAAGATCATTCCTGGAACTTATGATGTTGTGATCTCTTCTAAACTTCTTTCTGAGTTCACGAACAAGAACACCGATCTCAAGTATTATATTGCACTTGAACCTGATTCTACATATGCATGACTACCCTCACTAGGATGAGGATTATGGGCAGTATCCTTGTGATTACTGCCTATTTTATTATCCTCCATGTTAATATTTTGACAGGTGTGGTGATTAATTTTATTGCCGACCTGATTTCAATTCCATTCTTTGTGAAGACAAAGGCTTGGGATGTTGTTATAATGTTGGGGTTCCTCCTCACAATTAGTCTCTCTAAACTTTTATCATGAATCGTAACGACTTTCTTTGGGTTGAAAAGTATCGTCCGAAGGTTGTTGAAGATTGTATCCTGCCTGAGTCTACTCTTAAGACTTTTCAGGATTTTCTAAACTCTGGTGAAATCCCCAACCTCCTTCTCTCTGGTCCCGCAGGTTGTGGTAAGACAACAATTGCTCGTGCATTGTGTGAAGAACTGGGGGCCGATTACATCATCATTAATGGATCCGATGAAGGACGATTTCTGGACACTGTACGGAACACAGCGAAGAACTTTGCTTCGACCGTCTCTCTTTCTGCTGACGCGAAACACAAAGTCATCATTATTGACGAAGCTGATAACACAACCCACGACGTACAACTCCTCCTACGGGCGAATATTGAGGCATTTTATAACAACTGCCGATTCATCTTCACCTGTAACTACAAAAACAAAATTATTGAACCCCTCCACAGTCGATGTGCCTGTGTGGAGTTCTCAATCACAGGAAAACAAAAGCCTCAACTCGCAGCAAAGTTCTTCAAACGCATCCAAGAAATCCTGGGTGCAGAAGGTGTTGAATATGATAACAAGGTCCTGGTAGAACTGATCAACAAACACTTTCCCGACTATCGTCGTGTACTGAATGAGTGCCAACGATATTCTGTTGGTGGTAAGATTGACAGTGCAATCCTTGCAGAGTTCTCTGATGTAAAAGTAAATGATCTCCTTAAGTTCCTTAAAGAAAAAGATTTTGCAGAAGTACGACGTTGGGTCGTTAATAATTTGGACAATGATCCTAGTGTACTTCTTCGGCGTGTTTATGATGCTCTTAACGGCACCCTTGAAGGCCCTTCTGTTGCTGCTGCCGTGCTTATTATTGCTAAGTATCAGTACCAGATCGCTTTCGTCGCAGATCAGGAAATCAATCTCCTCGCGGCGTTGACTGAAATTATGGTGGAGTGTAACTTCAAATGATGTTAAGTGAAAGTGATGCAGTATATGCTGCAGACAAATTCATCAATTACTTTTCCAACATGGATCGTATTGATGAGTATCTTCGTAATGTAAAGATTGAGAGGGTTCTCAATCGTAGCCCTCTTTCTCAGTTCTATGAGGAAGAGGATACTCATGGGATGTTTACTGCATTCGATATGCATCCTGAAGAGATGGACATTGTTTGTTATGAAGCCAAAGATCTGAAGAAAGTTTCTGGTCGGGTCTCTGGTATCCGATCTGTCAAGGAGTTTAATGAAAAACTTCAGATCACTACGTCTCACGCAATTGAAGATTCCGTTCCTGGGAAATCTCTCAAGTGGATGGTCGTGGAAAAGAACACCAATACGATTCTTGGTTTCTGTCGGTTTGGTTCCCCTACAATTAACTCTAGACCTCGCAATCTATGGCTTGGTACGACTCCTGATCTCAACATCTTCAACAGACATGCGATCATGGGGTTTATTATCGTACCTACGCAGCCTTTTGGCTATAATTACTTGGGTGGTAAGTTGCTTGCGATGTTGTGTTGTACGCATGAGGTCAGGGAGATTCTGAACGCAAAGTACGATGCAAATATTTGTCACTTTGAAACCACTTCACTCTATGGTTCTACAAAGAGTGCATCTCAATATGATGGTCTCAAACCGATCATGCGATATAAGGGTCTGACTGATAGTAACTTCACTCCTCTTCTCCATGATCATATCTTCAAGGATCTGAATCAGTGGTTCATCGAACGTAATGGTGGTGAATCTTTGGTCAAAGCTGATGCGTCTAGTCGCAAACTGAAGACACAACAGAAGATGATTGCAACGATCAAAAAGTGTCTTCCTGCAGATAAGGTTCAAGAGTTTGTTGATGCAATCGCTGGTGCTACTGCATTGACTGAGAAGAAACGCACATACTTCTCCGATTATGGTTTTGCAAACACCCGTGAGGTTCTTCTTGGTGAAGATACTGAATTGGTTGAGAATCCTCAGAACTATGAAAAGTTCTACATGGAAAATGTAGTTGCAAAATGGAAGAAGATGGCCACAAAACGTTACAACAAACTCAAGTCTGAAGGTAACCTCCGCACAGAACTTGAGGTTTGGACCAAAGATATGGAGATTGATATTATTCGATAATGTGGAGATTGTGGTGTAAAGCTCTTGGAGAAAAAGATGGACGAGATGACAGAGAGGCTAATATTATCGCTGGCATACGCACCATTATTTTTATTTCTTACCTGGTTACTAACTGTTTTATTATATCTGGAGTGATTCGACATTGGAACTCAAAGACTGGCTCAACTCAATCAATCTCACAAAAAACAATCTCATCGAAGAAGACCCCGACAGTAAAAAAGAATATCCTCCCTTCATCATCAACAAATGCCTCGCAGGACACATTGATACTGTCTTGTACGCCAATGAGATGAACATGTCTCATTATCTTGATAAAGACATGCAGTACGAATTCTTTCTAAATAGTGTCAGGAAACGGAAAAGATTCTCTCCGTGGCTCCGAAAGGATAAAGTCAAGGACCTTGATGTAGTCAAATCTTACTATGGTTATAGTAATGAAAAAGCGCAACAAGCCCTCCGTATTTTATCACCTGAACAAATTGAATTTATTAAGTCTAAACTTGAGACTGGAGGAAAGAAATGAGTGTTGCGGAACCTGAAGTCCGTTGGACACCTGATCAAATGGTAGAGGTAACTCTACGCGAACCTGACGACTTTCTCAAGGTGCGTGAAACCTTGACCCGTATCGGAGTTGCATCTCGTAAAGAGAAAAAACTCTATCAGTCATGCCATATCTTGCATAAACAGGGTAAGTACTTTATCGTTCATTTTAAAGAGTTATTTGCTCTTGACGGTAAGAAGGCTAATCTGACGGTGAATGATGTTCAACGTCGAAACCGAATCACTAATCTTCTTTGTGATTGGGGTTTGATTGATGTCGTAGATGAAACCCGTGTTGCAGAGGTTGCACCTCTGAACCAAATTAAAGTTCTCTCTTATAAAGAGAAGAATGAGTGGGCTTTGGAAACCAAATATAATATTGGTAAGAAAAAGAAAACAGAAGAGAGTGAATAAATAGTTTCGTGCTTTTCGTGCGGCACACTCTACAATCGGAACAACCCTATAAAGAGGTACGGTTTTCACCGTATCTCTTTTTTTCGTTTCTTGGTTAAATAGTAGTGGATCATATTTTTCATTCTATTAACCACAAAGTTCTTTGTGGTTAACGCATGATCCACAAACGGATGCCTTCGGGGTCCACACAACACAAACTCGCTTAATAGGAGCTAAGAATCATGACCGGCCTTCAACGGTGGCGCGCTGCAGATCTGCCTGCACTCGTCGATAGGATTAATAAACACAGTATTGGGATGGAAGATTATTTTGATCGTCTTGCAGAACTTAATGGCGCATCAAATAATTATCCTCCGTACAATCTAGTTCAGGTGAGTAATGTCGAATATCGACTAGAACTAGCACTAGCAGGATTTAAAAAGACAGATGTTAAAGTCTACACAGAACACGGAAGACTCTTTGTCGAAGGTAAAAAAGAAGGAGAAGAACACTCCCCAGAATACCTCCATCGAGGAGTGGCTCAACGATCTTTCTCCAGAGCTTGGAGTCTCTCAGATGAAACGGAAATTAGATCAGTTGAATTTGAGGATGGGATGTTAGTTATCAGTCTTGGTAAAGTTGTTCCCGAACATCATCAACGCAAAGACTATCTCTAAATAGATGTACCTGCGTGCCATGCAGTGGGGTTGCCTTTAGGGGTAACCCCTTTTATAATTTTTGAAAAACCATGTCTGTATTACTTTTAATGCTCAAGTCCGGCGAAGAACTCATTGCCGAAACGAAAGAACTTCTCCTTGAAGAAAAAGTCATTGGATTTCAATTAACAAATCCACAAGTCCTTTCTTTGTCCAGAGCTACTACACTGAATGAAGAAAGTGAGGAAGAAAACAAAATCAGTGTAAACTTCTCCAAGTGGCAGATTTATTCTGATGATACCGAATTCCGAATCCCTATTGATTGGGTGGTGACTGTCTGTAACCCAATCGAATCATTGAAAACATCTTACGAGGCTAAATTTGATGAACGTACAGTGTCTGCTATTTCAGAATGACCTGGTGGTCATTGCTGAAGTCGTTGAAGTGATGTCTGAGATCGGTGACCCCGATTGCAAACTTGTCAAACCATTCAGGATCTTGGGTCGTCATGAGGCTCCAGACATGACACCTGATGAACGGATCCAACCGTGGTTGGACTTTACGGAACAGTCTGATATAATGGTGAGGTCATCGGATATTCTCACGTTCGTTGAACCAGCTCCTCAGTTGCTGGCCCATTACATGACTCTTATTGATTGATGCGATTTTATACAAACGTTCAAATGGTCGGGGACCAAATTCTCGTTCGGGGATATGAAAACGGTAGACGTTTCATGAACCGCGAGTCTTTCAACCCGACTCTTTTTGTGCCTGCAAAAGGTAAGAGTAAATTCAAAACTCTTGAGGGTGAGTATGTAAGTCCTGTTAATCCTGGTACGATTCGTGAGACCCGCGACTTCATCAAGAAGTATGATGGTGTTGACGGATTCAAGATCTACGGATTTGAACGTTTCATCTATCAATATATCGCTGATAATTATCAGCAAGACCATATTGAATTTGATATGTCAAAGATCAATCTGGTCACGATTGACATTGAGACCAAGGCTGAGTATGGATTTCCTGATGTGGAGTCTGCTGCCGAGGAGATGCTCCTGATCACGATTCAGGATTTCAATACCAAACAGATCATCACCTGGGGTGTGGGTCCGTTCGTCAACAAACAGAAGAACGTGGACTATCGTCAGTTCCCTGATGAGAAGGCCATGTTGAATGGATTCATCCACTGGTGGATCGAGAACACCCCTGACGTGGTGACAGGGTGGAACTGTGAGTTCTTTGACCTTCCGTACCTGGCAGGACGCCTGGCGAGGGTCCTGGGAGACAAGATGATGAAACGTCTGTCCCCCTGGGGTCTGGTGACGCAACAAGAAGTCTTCGTGATGGGTCGTAAGAACTTCTGTGTGGATGTTGGTGGTGTAGCCATCCTGGATTACATGCGACTGTATCGGTGGTCTCCTGGTACTCCTAACCAAGAGTCATTTCGTCTTGACTACATCGCACAACAGGAACTCGGTCAACAGAAACTAGATCATAGTGAGTTCGATACGTTCAAAGATTTCTACACTCATGGGTGGCAGAAGTTTGTTGAATACAACATCGTTGACGTGGAACTGGTTGACCGTTTCGAGGACAAGTTGAAACTGATCGAACTTGCTCTCACTATGGCTTATGATGCCAAGGTGAACTATCAGGATATTTTCTTTCAAGTTCGACTCTGGGACTGTATTATCTACAACTATCTGAGGAAGAAGAACATTGTCATTCCTCCAAAGGAGAGATCTGAAAAGGATGAAAAGTACGCAGGTGCTTATGTCAAGGAACCGATTCCTGGAAAGTATGATTGGGTTGTCAGTTTTGACCTTAACTCTCTGTACCCTCACCTAATCATGCAGTACAACATCTCACCTGAGACTCTTCAGGAAGAGAGACATCCTACTGCAACTGTTGATAAGATTCTGAATGAAGATCTTACTTTTGAGTTGTATAAAGACTATGCAGTCTGTGCCAATGGTGCAATGTATCGCAAAGATGAACAGGGATTTCTTCCTGAACTGATGCAGAAATACTATGATGAACGTGTCATCTTCAAGAAGAAGATGATTCAAGCCAAGAAAGACAATGAGAAGACGCCATCTATTGCTTTACAAAAGGAGATCGCTCGTTGCAATAACATTCAAATGGCGAAGAAGATTTCTCTTAACTCTGCTTATGGTGCTATTGGTAATCAATACTTCAGGTATTACAAACTAGCCAATGCAGAGGCCATCACTTTGAGTGGTCAGGTATCAATTCGTTGGATTGAGAATAGAATGAACGGATATCTAAATAAACTATTGCAAACTGAGGAAGTCGATTATGTCATCGCATCTGACACTGACTCAATCTATCTTAATCTTGGACCTCTTGTTACTAAATTTCTTAGTAATAAGTCTGATGATAAAACAGCGATTGTTGGCTTACTTGATAAGATCTGTCAAGACAAGTTGGAACCATTCATTGATAAGTCTTATCAGGACCTTGCGGATTATGTTCAAGCATATGATCAGAAGATGTTCATGAAACGTGAGAACATCGCTGATCGTGGTATCTGGACCGCGAAGAAACGATACATTCTCAACGTTCATGATTCTGAAGGTGTTCGATATGCAGAACCCAAACTGAAGATCATGGGTATCGAAGCTGTGAAGTCTTCGACTCCTGCACCTTGTCGTCAGGCCATTAAGGATGCACTTAAGGTGGTTATGAAGGGTACAGAAGATGAAGCTATTGACTTCATTGAAAACTTCCGCAAAGAGTTCAAGAGTCTTCCTCCCGAAGATATTTCATTCCCCCGTTCGGTCAGTGAGGTTACAAAGTATAAAAGTAATCAGGCGATCTATCAGAAAGGAACTCCTATTCATGTGCGTGGAGCTCTTCTGTTCAATCACCATATTAAACGTCTGAATTTGGATGGTAAATATTCATTGATTAAGAATGGAGAGAAGATCAAATTCTGTTATCTTCGTAGTCCAAATCCAATTCATGAAAACGTGATGTCTTTCATTCAGGACTTCCCTAGAGAGTTGGGTATTGAGAAGTATGTCGATTATGATCTTCAGTTTGAAAAATCTTTCCTTGATCCCTTGAAAATCATCCTAGACGTGATAGGATGGGACGTGGAAAAAACTGTAAACCTAGAGTCATTCTTCCTATGAAAGACCAGTATGTAATCGACGACGGAGAATCCAAACAGGATAAATGGAATCGAGGCCTAGATCTCTTTGTTGAGTCTGTCCTCAAACCAGATCCCGCACTGCGTCAATGTGCTCATAATCAGAGGTGTTATCACGAACTGATGGACGTTCGTCAAAATGTGTTAGAATATTTGAAAACCTTGAGGTGGAACTGAATGGATTTTTTGAAGGACATTGTAAAGGAGATTGGTGGTGAATACACCCAACTCGCATCAGAAATCGATGAGTCTGAAACTTATGTGGACACGGGTTCGTACATCTTTAACGGACTTGTTTCAGGTAGTCTATTTGGTGGTGTATCTGGGAATAAGATTACTGCCATTGCTGGTGAGTCTAGCACTGGAAAAACTTTTTTCTCCCTTGCTGTCGTCAAGAACTTTCTGGATTCTAATCCTGACGGTTACTGCCTCTATTTTGACACTGAAGCTGCTATTACCAAATCTCTCATTGAGTCTCGGGGTATTGACACCAGTCGTCTGATCGTTGTAAACGTTGTTACCATTGAGGAGTTCAGGGGTAAAGCTCTGAAAGCTGTGGATATATACCTTAAGAAACCAGAGGAGGAACGCAAACCTTGTATGTTTGTGTTAGACTCTCTCGGTATGCTGTCTACAGAGAAAGAGATCACTGATGCACTGAACGACAAACAAGTTCGTGACATGACCAAATCTCAACTGGTCAAAGGTGCTTTCCGTATGATCACTCTGAAACTGGGACAGGCTAAAATCCCAATGATCGTAACCAATCACACCTATGATGTCATCGGTGCTTATGTCCCTACAAAAGAAATGGGAGGAGGCAGTGGCCTCAAGTATGCAGCAAGTACAATCATCTATCTCTCAAAGAAAAAAGAGAAGGATGGTACAGAAATCGTCGGAAATCTTATCAAGGCTAAGACTGCTAAGTCGCGTTTGAGTAGGGAAAACAAAGATGTTACGGTACGTTTGTTTTACGATGAGCGTGGTCTTGATCGTTATTATGGTCTTCTTGAACTCGGTGAGATTGGCGGTCTCTGGAAAAACGTCGCCGGACGTTACGAAATGGATGGCAAAAAAGTATATGCCAAACAAATCCTCAAAGAACCAGAAGTATATTTCACTCCAGAAGTAATGGAGAAACTTGATGAAATTGCGAAAAACGAATTCTCATACGGTTAGAACCTATGATAAGATCCTGAACCTAGAACAGTGTCAGGGTCTTATTTCTGCGTTTGAGGGTATGTCCGAATATCATGAGACTGTAAAAAATGATGGTAGGCCTAACTTTACTCAACTGAATGTAAATAGACATCACGTTCAGGCAATCAACTATTTGGTTGATAGGGTAAAGACATGTCTTGAAATATATCAATCTGATTTATTGGGACTTACTAGACATATGCCTCCAATAAAATCGTTGGAGAGTTTTAGAGTCAAAAAATATGTTCCTGGTGGTGACGATAGATTCGATGAACACGTTGATGTCGGAGACTATCCCAGTGCCAGACGTTATTTGGCTATTTTATTTTATCTCAACGATGTTGAGGAAGGAGGGGAGACAGTCTTCCCTTTCCATGATATGATGGTGAGACCCAAGACGGGTTCTGTCTTGGTGTTTCCGCCGACGTGGGAGTATCCACATGCTGGCCGTCCACCCATTAGTGGACCGAAGTACATAATGAGCACGTATCTCCACTATGGATAGAGTCGAAAATACAATTCTTCGGAGTATGATTCATGACGAGGACTACCTTCGTAAGGTGGTCCCTTTTATTGAACCATCATATTTTGAAGATCGTAAAGATCGTGTGATCTTTGATGAGATTGCAAAGTTCATCGTCAAGTATGACAAACCTATCTCTCAAGAGATTCTCAAGATTGAGATTGGGAATCGTGATGATGTCACGGATGAAGAACACAAACAACTCTTAGATCAGATTTCTGCCCTAGATAGAGAGCCTGTCAATAGTGACTGGATTCTGGACACTACTGAGAAGTGGTGTAAAGAACGTGCGATCTATCTTGCCCTGATGGAATCAATCAAGATTGCTGATGGACAAGATAGTAAAAAAGGAAGGGATGCTATCCCAAGTATTCTGAGTGATGCTCTTGCAGTATCATTTGACAATCACATTGGTCACGACTATCTTGAAGATTATGAGCAACGTTACGAGGTATATCACCGAAAAGAAGAAAAGATCTCTTTCGACCTTGAGTACTTCAACAAAATTACAAAAGGTGGTCTCCCTAACAAGACTCTCAATATCGCACTTGCTGGTACAGGCGTCGGCAAGTCTCTATTCATGTGCCACTTGGCTAGCTCCGTCCTCCTGCAAGGAAAGAACGTTCTGTATATCACTCTTGAAATGGCAGAAGAGAGAATTGCTGAGCGAATTGACGCCAACCTTCTTAACGTCAACATCCAGGAGATTGCGGAACTTCCGAAGGTGATGTTTGAGAACAAGGTGAGTAACCTGTCCAAGAAGACTCAGGGTCAACTCATCATCAAAGAGTATCCTACTGCTTCGGCTCATGCTGGACATTTTCGTGCCTTACTTAACGAACTTGCACTTAAAAAGTCTTTTCGACCTGATATTATATTCGTGGATTATCTTAATATTTGTACCTCTTCGCGTTACAAAGGGGCTGCCAATATTAATTCCTATACTCTTATTAAGTCTATTGCAGAGGAACTTAGAGGATTGGCTGTCGAAGCCGAGGTCCCTATCGTATCTGCCACCCAGACCACTCGTTCTGGTTACGGTAGCTCTGATGTTGACATTACTGACACTAGCGAGTCCTTTGGTCTCCCTGCTACTGCTGATCTTATGTTTGCCCTTATTTCCACGGAAGAGTTGGAACAGTTGGGACAGATTATGGTGAAACAGTTGAAGAATCGATACAACGATCCCACAATCAACAAACGATTTATTGTGGGTATCGATCGAGCTAAGATGCGTCTGTACGATTGTGAACAGACCGCACAAGATGATATCCTTGACTCTGGTCAAGAATCGGGTTATGATGAACCCGAATCCAAATTCAAAAGTAAATTCGCGGAGTTGAAGTTTTGAGTCACGTTGATCCTAAGAAGTATCAAGAATTCGTTGATGCCGTTACCTCTAATGAAAGTAAGAACTATTACGATTTCGCGCAAAGGATTGCGATTCTCCAAGACCAAGGTTTTCCTACCGAGCGATTGCTTACTGCTGCTGTAGGCATGTCTGCTGAGTCTGGTGAGTTCACTGAAGTTATTAAAAAGATTATCTTCCAAGGTAAACCTGTCAACGAAGAAAACCTGTTTCATCTCAAACGCGAACTAGGTGATATCATGTGGTATGTCATGCAGGCCTGCATGGGTTTGGATATTTCACTGGATGAAGTTATTGAGATGAATGTTGAGAAACTTGTCAAACGATATCCTGGTGGTGAGTTTGATGTACACTATTCTGAAAATCGTCAAGAGGGAGACCTGTGAAAAAAGTAACTATTGAAATGTCCACCTATCAAGCTGCTGCAGTTCGTCAATCTTTGTTTTGGGATACACGAAACTATACCTATGGTGAAGCATGTCCAGAACGTGTCTTTGAACTTCGAGAGGTGATCACGGATCTAGATGCTGCAATCGAATCTGCATTGGAGGAATGATGTCGGTTAAATTCATTTTGTTTACTAAGGACAGTTGTGGTCCTTGTGGTCTAGTAAAACGATACTTTAATGCTCTCAATGATGAACGCACAAAACTCATTGAAGAAGTTCATCTAGAAGACTTCAGTGATGAACCTATCCCAGAAGAGAATATTGAAATTGCTAAAAAGTATGGTGTGACTGCCACCCCTGTTCTCATTATCATTAATGAAGAAGGAGAACTACTTGAGACTTTCTCAAGTGGTATGCCAATCACACAAAACATTCGTAAGTTGTGGACTAAGTACGGTGTATAGTCTCTGGATTCATGTGGTAGCTTTCTTTCAAGTTGTTGTGATGAATTGTATTCAACCTACTAACTGGCAGTATTGTTACCGTGTGGACCAGTGGTTACTTCCAGATCTTGTAGAAGGTTATCAGTTGTGGAAGGGTGAAAAACATCCTTATCAGAATGAAAAGGATTATCTTCAAAATAAATAAGAGGGCTCAGGCCCTCTTTTTTTATGGCTTCCCTATCGGTTAAAGACCTAGGAAAAAGAAATAATTTTTCTATATTCTTGAGTCGAATCAGATTTAAAAAAGAGTTTACCTTAATCAATAATGGTGGAAAGGTAAAGATCAATCCATTATTGTTAAATGAAGTAAAAAGTATTAATGACTTAAACGACTACAAAGTTGGTCAAAGTATTATGTTGCCTGTTTTGGGTGGTAGTGGAGTTAGATTATCCCAAATTTATAAGGACGCAGAATTTTCTGGTAGAACACAGGCAACTACGGCTGCTGAAGATAAAGAAATTGTTGAAGTCAATAAAGAACTGCAAAAAATCAAAGACAGTATGGGTGTTGATTATATTCCCTTGAAAGTTGGAAAGTCAACATATCCAGTTGTAAGATGTGAGAGTACCCCAGGTGTTCCAAAGTGTGATTTTCATTTCATCTTGGAAGGTGGTGGATATGGTGGCCACATTTCACACAAAGATGGTACAACACCTAGATCTTTCCAACAGTGGTCTGGTACATCTGCTAGGGTCGAAAGATTAATATCTGAACATCCAGAGACGAAGGCTTTTATCACTAAATTGAGTGCAATGTATCCAGATGGATTGCCTCAAGCTTCTAGTTTTGGTAGAAAAATAAAAGATAATAAACTTAAGTATCTTGCCGTTTATGGTAGAGATTATGGTGGACCATATGGGGAGAACAACGTGGATGTTGCGATGCAAGGTAATTTGTCTATCAAGAAGGAAGGGACAGCCTACAAACTGGTCGCTTCTGCACACTCATATAAGAACGGAGACCCTATAGTAGGTGGGTACGAACCAATCTTTCTTGCCGTTTACAAAGGTGCAGATCGTAGTGACTATGGTATCAAGGGAGCAAGAATAACGATCAGTCCACTTGGCGGCAGAACTGTAAAACAATTCATCTGATGGCAAAAAACACTCACCTGGAACACCTTGAAGACGACATCCTCAATCAGGGGAAACAGGGGGGTTTCAATGCAATAACATTTCTCAGAGAACTTGGAGAAATGTTAAGTGTATCTAAGTCAAACGTAAGGGTTACGACTAAATGGGATGGAGCCCCTGCTATTATTTGTGGTACTGATCCAGTATCAAAACAGTTTTTTGTTGGAACTAAATCTGTTTTTGCCAAGACTGCACCTAAAATCATCTACAGTGAAGCTGATGCAACTCGCATCTATGGTGACAGTCAACTTGCACAAAAACTAAAAGACTCCTATAGGTATCTTTCTAAATTGAAAGATAGGATTCCTGGAGTATTGCAGGGTGATTTACTCTTTACAGATGATAAAGACACTCGCTTGGTAAACAATGAACAGTGTGTTACGTTTCAACCCAATACTATTGTCTATGCGATACCTGTTTCTAGTGACATGGGTAAGCGCGCTCTCCGTGCAAAACTTGGAATTGTCTTCCATACCACCTACGTTGGTCCCACTCTTGATGATCTGAACGCACAATTTGGAGCTGATGTTTCACAATTGCAAGGTGATCCTGAAGTGATGGTATTCAGTTCTGACTTTAGAGATGTTACGGGCACCGCTAGTATGACTCCGATTGAGTTGCAACAATTCAATCTGTTGGTGAATCGTGCGGAAGGATCTTTGAAACAAGCCAGTGCGTTTCTGGATCTTCTTGGTGATTATGGTCAGAGTAAATTTCAAATGAATAAACTGTTCAAACAGTTTTTCAATTCATATATCCGACAGGGTAAAAGGATTACAAATGCACAACTTGTGGTCAATGACTTTAACAAGTACTACAGTGATCTCTTGACGAAAGAAGTACAGTCTAAAAAGACAGTAGCTACTCAAGATAAATATTTGAAGATCAAGACAGAAGGACTTGATTTCTTAAAGAGAAATCAAAAATCCGTATATTTTACTGTCGCTTCATATATGAATTTGATCGAAGCGAAGAACTATGTCATTCGTAAACTTGAGAGGGTTCAGGAGATTGGAACCTTTCTTCGCACTGACAACGGATATAGAGTCACGGCTCCAGAAGGATTTGTGGCCATCCGTTCAGGGAACGCACTCAAGTTAGTTGATAGACTAGAGTTCTCAAGGGCCAACTTCACTGCAGACAAGAACTGGGACAAACCGTGAGTTTCTTTAAAAAAGTCAGGACTATTCTTGAGGGTCAGACGATGGCCTCTCAACAGGCCAAACAGATGGGTCTGATTGGTAATGATCATGGTGACTGGTACGACAAGGAAGGAAACCTGCGTGCCAAAACGGTAAAGGGTAGACTCCAGATCTTCAAAGGGAAAGAGGCTGCAAAACCAGAACAACCTGTTCAGAAAGAAAAGGAACAGGATTCTGAGGAGAGAACTTCTGATACAATCACCGTAGGATTTGGTCGTTTCAATCCACCTACGATTGGTCACGAAAAACTGATTAACACAATTGCACAGACTGCTGGTAAGGGTGGTCAGTATCGCATCTATCCTTCACGTTCTCAGGATCCTAAAAAAAATCCTTTGGAAGCCAGTGACAAGGTTAATTACATGCGTCAGATGTTCCCTGACCATGCAAACTCTATTATTGATGATGAGAAGACCAGAACTATTTTTGATGTATTGAAGGCGGCTCATGGAAAAGGATATTCCTCTGTCAATATTGTGGTTGGGTCCGATAGAGTTAAAGAGTTTGAAAACTTGGCCAACAAATATAATGGTCAGTTATACGACTTTGCGAAGATTAACGTTGTATCGGCCGGCGAACGTGATGCCGATGCCGAGGGTGTCGAAGGTATGTCTGCATCTAAGCTACGTAAAGCCGCACTAGATGATGACTATGAAACTTTCAAGTCTGGCATCTCTAAGAATCTAGACGACAAGACTACCAAACAACTTTACAACACTATCCGTAAGGGTATGAAGGTGAAGACTGAGGGTTGGCAAGTTGCACCTAAACTCTTTCCAGATACTCTGCGTGAAAACTATTTTGCTAAGAAACTATTTCAGGTTGGTACATGGGTTGAGAACATGAACCATGGCTTGATTGGTGAGATCACACGTCGTGGTGCGAACTATGTGATTGCAGTTACGGAAGACAACATTATGTTCAAGTCTTGGTTGAAAGATTTGATTGAAGTTTCTGATAAGACGAAGAAGGGATATGGAACTGCTGCCTATACGGAATATACTGCATCAAAGGTCCCAGGACAGTATCCAATTATAAATAAACTTAGGCAACAGTACAAAAATTATAGAAAGTCATGAAGGACTCTAAACAAGTTCGCTCTGAGTATCAGTCGTTCGTTGATGCTTACGGTAAGATTGCCGAGGCATCCGTTCCTGAACCCGAGAAGGAACGACTCAAGAATACAAAGAGTAACCCAGCTGGTGAACCTAAGATTCCTCTGGGTGGTGATCGCCGTCCTATGGTAAAAATCCGTAAGGAAGGTGCTTTTACAGAACAGGCTGAGAAGTATCAGATGTCTGTAAAACAGTTTGCTAGATTCGTTGAAGCGAATCAACTGTTGTTCTCTGTCGATACTCGTAAGAAGGCACAGGTTGCCAATGCCTTCCAAGGTTTCAAAGAGTCTGCTGAGTGGGATGAGTTCTTCGGCGACACTGAGATGGTCGAAGAGGGTGCAGGTCTGGTGACTGGTACTGCCAAGGCCATCAACACTGTGTTGAAACCTAAAGGTCAAACTCCTGAACAGAAAGATAAGGCAGTAAGAAATCTTACCAGAGCAATCGATACCGTTGCTAAACCAGTTAAAGCTGGTCTTAAAGCTGTTGTAAGTCCAGCTAAAGGTAGTGGTCGTGGAACTGCAAGACCTACTGGTAGTGATAGATCCAAGACATATAGACCCGAAGGTCTTGAGTGGGATGAAAAAGAAATCAATGATCTCATTCTTGAAGTAACCACTAAAGAAACAAAGTCTGGAACCAAGTATAAGGTTCGCGTAAAACATAAAGAGACTGGTTCTTCGTATATTCGTTATGCCACCAGAGAGATGATCGCACAGATGCGTAATGATCCTAAGATCGCATCTGTTGAGATGACTGATGAAGGTGAAGCACCAGAGGAAAAGGGTGAAAAGAAAGCCCTTGCTAAGGGTGGCGGTGATCTTAAGAAGTCTGATGAGAAAGAAGACACCAAGAGAGCTGCAAAAGAAGGTGGTGGTTTTGCGAGTAAAGTTAAGAAGAGAAGTGTAACCAGTGAGGCCAAGAAACTTGACCCCGTTGGTAAAGAAGATGGTGACATCGACAACGATGGTGATGAGGATTCTTCTGATTCTTATCTTGCAAACCGTCGCAAGACTGTTGCAAAGGCCATGGGTAAGAAGACCCACCTCTGTGCAAAGGATGTAAAGTACAAGGGTAAGAAGGCCAAGTGCATCCCTGAAATGCACACCATGTTAGAAGATGGAACCGTAACTCATTACGACATTCAGTTTGAAGATGGTGCCATCCTTGAGAACGTTGCAGTAGAGAACCTTGAGGTTGTCTATGCAGAAGCTCATGAACACTTCGATAATTACGACAAGAACCTTGAAGTTCTGGGTGAACAGGATAGAACACCTGGTCGAAGGACTTTCGACAAAGCATACGGAACTGGTGTTCAAAGAGGTGCCTCTCAAGCTGGTAGTGCCATGGCTCAAGGAGTAAAGGATCATATTGGTGGTCTTGCTCAAGGCGCTCTTGGTAGAAAAACTAAGTCAAAAAATCCTGTGACTAGAGTTGGTAATGCAATTACTAGAGTCATTAGTTCTCCAACCAGAGCAGCTGCTGGTTATGCAACGGGATTTGCTAGAGGTCTTATGAACTCTCATGAACTAGAGGGTCAGATGATTGATGAAGATATTAGAAAATTTAATCCTGGTGCCGCCCTCGCTGATACAGTCTCCAAAGTTCTTGTTCCACCAGTCGCTGATGGAACTCTTAAAGGTAAACCTGTCAAGAAAAAGAAGGTTGGTTATAGAGAGTCTTTCTCTAACTGGAGACAAGACCTTAGTGAAGTAATCAAGGATACTGATGAAGTTGGCACCATTAAAGAGAAAGGTGTCAAGAACAAAGTAGAGATCATGCCTAAGATGGAGGGCAAAGAGGTTTGTCCCGAATGCAAAGGTGATGGTTGCAAACACTGTGATGACAAGGGTTACCACAGTGAGAATGTGATGGGTGGTCCTGTTCTTCCTGGTGAAAGGGGTAAGAAAATTTATCCAAGAGGCCAAGGTCCAAGAGCAACTGGTGCTCAACTGCCTACTTTCAAGAAATGAAAACTTTCAAACAGTTCCAGGACTTGATTGAAAAAACTCTGACTGAACCTGAGAAGGATAAGAAAGAGGAAATCGTCAAGTCCATGAAGAAAAACAAGAAAGACTTTGAGGCCCGTTATGGGGATGATGCTAAGTCTGTGATGTATGCAACTGCAACTAAGATTGCAAAAAAGAAAGCGTGATCCTATATAGAGAGTAGCTTGCTCTCTAATCATGGCAAAGTTCTTAGTACCACTCGCAATCAAGGTCATCGACGCCGCTGTTGATGCAATTCCTGAGAATCTGGATGACTTGATCAAAAGATTTTTAATTGGTCTTGCAAAGAAAGCAGTATCGAGAACTGATAACACTGTAGACGATCAGCTTGTAGCGGCACTGGAGGCAGCACTCTTCCCAGAAGCAATTAATCCATCTCTCGAAAGTTGATCTCAAGGAGGGTTTTGACCCTCCTTTTTTTATAAATAAATTATAGGAAAAGTTACTGTAGGAATTACCATGGCTCTCTGGGGCAACAACGATAACGTTACAGTTTCGGGAACTGTCACTATCAGTGGCACTACTGTAACTGGAAGCGCAACAACATTTACTGACTTCTCAGTGGGTCAAGTTATTACCGTAGGTGCTGGACAGACTCAAGGTTTTGCAACGATCGCTGGTATCACCAGTGACACTCTGATGACGATTGCAGATGTAGACGCTCTTGATACTGGCACGATTTCTGGTGCATCTTACATCATTGGTGATTGCCCCATTTATCTGGATGAAGATCCCGCTTATGCACCTACTTCGGCTAACGCTGAGAGAGATTACACGGGTAGAGTTCATGGTGTTGCTGCAAATACACCAAACAGAACTCACGTTGCTCACGCTGGTTGGGTAGGAGTTACAACCTATGTTGACACTCATGGTAATCTGAGAACCAAGAGTGAAGTCTATGTTGCTGCTTCTGGCATCACCACTGGTAACACTGTTCTTCCTCCTAACAGCTGATAAATAAAGTCACGTTCTTTCGTGACTTATGCAGTTTCATGAGTTGAACGAAGACAACTACATGATGTTCGCAATCAGGAACTATGATAATCCTCAGGCAATTACGTCTGAGGATTTCTATGATGATCTGAAGCGATTTAAATACATCAAACGTTTACTTCGTCGATATAAAAAAACAGGAGTTTTGAAAACTCATCTGTTATTAAACCACTTTATTAGTGTATATAATGTTTTTGGGGACGCAGCTACACCGTTGTTGTTCTACAAAATTGACAAAGATCTTTGGAGTTCTATGAAGTCCTTTGTCATCTATCTTGGCAGACTTCCTGAATATCCTAAGACAACACTACATAATGTTTTAGTTGATTTGGATGTGTATAAATCTCTAACAGAAGTCTGATGGACAAACGTCTTGGTAGAGTCATTGAATATTTTCGTGAAGAAGGCATGACCGTTGGTGCTGCTGGATTTACTGCGGATGCTCCTGCCGAAGGTCCTAGGGCTGGTTTCGATCCTTCACTTGGTAGGATTGACAGAAGAAAGAAAAAGAATAAGAACTATCCAACTGAGTTGACCAAGTTTTATAATAAGTTACTTAAGTATAAAGGCGACGTTTACAAAGCTACTAAGTAGGACAATGGCCTTCGGTTTTGGTAAGTTAGCCGTTCTGGAATCGAAACTTGACATCTACGAGGATCTTTCCAAAGAGATGTTGGACAAGTTAGAACGTGCAGTAACTACCATCTCTGATAATAGTAATAAGATTGCCATTGTTTTAGAACGTCATGAGAACCGACTAGATGATAGTGAGAGATCAGATCAACTGATTATTAAGATGATAGAGGAGATGAAGGCCCAGGAAGAGAAGAATCATCAAATCCTTCATGAAAGAATTGATAGAATTCAGAAGAAAGTAGACACTAATCAGAAGTTTGTAGTCGGTGCTGGTGCAGTGTTGGCCACCCTTGTTGCAGTGTTACAAGTGGCCACTCCCGTCATTGAAGTCTTGACATCGGGTAAGTCGGTTGGTATGATTGATACATCCCAGAGTGCGTCCATTGAATTACATCGACACGAAGTACATCAACCTAGTTTCGGTTCGTCTCACCAAATTCTCTGAGAAGAAGAAGGGTCTCTATAACTTTCGTTGCCCCTATTGTGGGGATAGTCAGAAATACAAGAACAAGTGTAGGGGATATCTCTTTAAGAAGAAGAATGATTTTATCTACAAGTGTCACAACTGTGGTGTTGGACGCACACTGGCTAATTTTCTAAAAGACCAAGATGGTAATCTTCATGATCAATATGTCATGGAGAGGTATAAAGAAGGTTTGACTGGTAAGGGATCTAATACTCCCAACCCAGTCTTTAATTTTCCCAAACCAAAGTTTAAGTCTAAAGACATATGTTCAGAACTAACAAAGGTTTCTGATCTAAATAAAGAACACTTTGCACGAGGATATTTACTCGGTAGAGGTTTGAATGATTTGTCCAAGTTTTACTTTTGTCCTAACTTTGTAGAGTGGACCAACAAACACAAAAAAACTTTTGACAAATCTTTTAAAGATGATCCGCGAATTGTGATTCCTCTCAGGGATGAAAAGGGTAGTTTGTTTGGTTATCAGGGTCGTTCCCTGAAAGCTGATTCCAAACTGCGTTACATCACAGTCATGCTTGATGAGGATGCACCCAAAATTTATGGACTAGACACAGTTGACACAACAAAGGACATCTATGTTACAGAGGGACCATTCGACTCCACCTTCCTTGGGAACAGTATTGCTATGTGCGGTAGCGATGTTGACCTTAGCCGTTATGATTATAGATTCATATTCGTCTTCGACAACGAACCGCGAAATCGAGAAATCGTACAAAGAATTTCTCGAACGATAGAACAAGGACACCGAGTCGTTATCTTTCCAAACTCTGTAGTGGAAAAAGATTTAAATGACATGATGTTATCTGGACTACAGGTCCAAGATGTAGTAGAATCAAATGTATTCTCTGGACTAGAGGCTAAACTTAAACTGAACAGTTGGAAAAAAGTATGACGAACGGACTTAAGGTTAAAAAGAGAAACGGCACCATTGAGCCGATTGATCTAGAAAAAATGCATAAGATGGTGGAGGCCGCCACTGATGGTCTCGCTGGTGTTTCTGCCTCTCAGGTAGAGATCCAGTCTGGTATTCAATTTTACGATGGGATCACAACCCAAGAGATTCAAGAAATTCTGATTCGTTCCGCTAGTGATCTGATTGATTTGGATCACCCCAACTATCAGTTCGTGGCTGCACGACTGTTGTTGTTTGCAACTCGTAAGAGTCTCTATGGTCGAATGAAGGAACTGCCTCACCTGGTTGATCATATCAACTCATGTGTAGGTGCCAAAGTTTATGACCATGCAATCTATGATGCCTATTCTCTTGAAGAGATTCAACAGGCCGATAAATGGATTGATCATGATCGTGACTTCTTGTTTACATATGCAGGTCTGCGTCAAGTAGTTGATAAGTATCTGGTGCAGGATCGTAGTACTGGTCAGGTCTACGAGACGCCTCAGTTCATGTATATGATGATTGCCCTCACCATGTTCGCTAAGTATCCTAAAGATACTCGCATGGATTACGTTCATCGTTACTACAATGCAATCTCCAAACACCGAATCAACATTCCCACACCTATCATGGCGGGAGTGCGAACTCCACTTCGACAATTTGCTAGCTGTGTGCTTGTTGATGTTGATGACACCCTCGATTCTATCTTTAGCTCTGATATGGCGATTGGCCGATACGTTGCACAAAGGGCGGGTATCGGTATCAACGCAGGCCGGATCCGCGGCATCAACAGTAAGATCCGAGGTGGAGAGGTTCAACACACAGGTGTGGTCCCCTTCCTCAAAAAGTTTGAGTCAACTGTCCGATGCTGCACACAAAACGGCATCAGAGGTGGGTCAGCGACTGTCCACTTTCCTATCTGGCATCAAGAGATAGAAGACATTATTGTTCTCAAGAATAACAAAGGAACGGAAGACAATCGTGTACGAAAACTTGATTACTCCATTCAACTATCAAAGCTTTTCTATGAACGTTTCATCCAAAACGGAGAGATTTCACTCTTCAGTCCTCATGATGTCCCTGGCTTGTATGATGCTTTCGGCACTGACCGTTTTGATGATCTGTACTGCCGTTACGAATCAGACAATTCTGTACCTAGAAAAACAGTCGGTGCTCAAGAACTGATTCTGGATCTTCTGAAGGAACGTGCAGAGACTGGTCGTATCTACATCATGAACATCGACCACTGTAATAGTCATTCCTCTTTCAAAGATAAGGTTGAAATGTCTAACTTGTGTCAGGAGATTACCCTCCCGACATATCCTCTGCAACACATTGATGATGAAGGTGCAGAAATTGCATTGTGCATTCTGTCTGCGATCAATGTTGGTAAACTGAAGTCTCTGGATGAACTTGAAGATCTCTGTGATCTGGCAGTCCGTGGCCTGGAAGAACTGATTGATTATCAGGAGTATCCTATCAAGGCGGCAGAACGAGCCACAAAGGCGCGTAGGTCCCTTGGAGTTGGTTTTATCGGTCTTGCCCACTATCTTGCTAAGTTGGGTCACAAGTATGATGATCCTTCTGCACTGACTGCAGTTCATGAACTCACTGAAGCCTTCCAATACTTCCTCCTCAAGTCTTCTAATGAACTTGCAAAGGAGAAAGGTTGGTGTCATGACTTTGGTAGAACCAAATATTCTGATGGTATTCTCCCTATCGATACATACAAAAAAGATGTTGATCAATTAGTAGATATCGAATTCAACTATGATTGGGAGGGTCTTAGAAAATCTATCCTGGAACACGGACTCCGACACAGCACATTGTCCGCACAAATGCCTTCGGAGAGTAGTTCCGTTGTGTCAAACGCAACCAATGGAATCGAACCACCTCGCGACTACCTGTCCATTAAGAAATCAAAGAAGGGGCCTCTCAAACAGATTGTCCCTCAATATGGATCTCTTAAAAACAATTACACGTTATTGTGGGATATGGAGTCCAATAGTGGTTATATTAATATTGTTGCTGTGATGCAGAAGTTCTTTGATCAGGCTATCAGTGGTAACTGGAGTTACAATCCAGAGAACTATCCAGACAATGAGGTTCCTGTGTCGGTCATGGCAAATGACTTTTTGACTACATATAAGTACGGTTGGAAGACCAGTTACTATCAAAACACTCATGACATGAAGAGTGATGAGGTGGAGACAAAAGAAACAACAGATGATATAATTGAACAACTGTTAAAACAAGAAGAGGAAGCTTGTGAATCCTGTGCAATTTAGACTCAACACTGAAGACCGTCCTATCGTCACAGGTATGACGGTTTTTAACCCAGAGAAGGTTGACACTAAAAAACAACCTATGTTCTTTGGAAAACCACTAGGAGTCCAAAGATATGATTCATATAAATACCCAATCTTCGACAAACTGACTACACAACAACTTGGATATTTCTGGAGACCTGAAGAGGTATCTCTCCAGAAAGATCGTGGTGACTATCAGTCACTGCGACCCGAACAGAAACATATCTATACTTCTAACCTGAAGTATCAGATCATGTTGGATAGTGTTCAGGGTAGAGGTCCTGGGATGGCTTTCATCCCATTCTGTTCTCTGCCTGAACTGGAGGCGGCCATGACCGTGTGGGAGTTTATGGAGATGATCCATAGTCGCTCCTACACTTATATTATCAAAAACGTATATTCAGATCCTTCAGAGATCTTCGACACCATCACAGAAGATCCTGCTATCCTCAGGAGAGCGGAAACTGTTACTGCTGCATACAATGACTTCATCCAGGCTGCACAGCTTTGGGGAAGTGGTAATCAGTGGAAACACGCTCTGGAGGATTGTGAGTCAGCTCAACAAGAAAGGTATGAACTCAAAAGAAAGCTCTATCGAGCTGTCGCAAACGTCAACATCCTGGAGGGAATTAGATTCTATGTCTCCTTCGCGTGCTCGTTTGCTTTTGGCGAACTTAAGCTTATGGAAGGATCGGCTAAGATCATCAGCCTTATCGCCAGGGACGAAAATCAACACCTGGTCCTCACACAAAACATTCTGAATAAGTGGCGTGAAGGTGATGATCCAGAGATGGTTCAGATTGTTAAGGAGGAAGAAGAGAATGTTTATGACATGTTCCGTAAGTGTGTTGAGGAAGAACGTCAGTGGGCTGAGTATCTGTTCAAAGATGGATCTATGATCGGTCTGAACGATAAACTGTTGTGTAAGTACGTTGAGTGGATCGCCAACCGTCGCCTGAAGGCGATTGGACTGAAACCCATCTATGACGTTCCTGCAAGTAACAACCCACTACCCTGGACGCAACACTGGATCTCCTCTAAGGGTCTTCAGGTCGCACCACAGGAGACTGAGGTAGAGTCTTATGTTGTGGGTGGTATCAAACAAGATGTCAAAAAAGATACTTTTAGTGGATTTCAACTTTAATTTGTGAGGTATTATGGAGAACAAAAATTTTGAAGATGTAGTTGTTATTGATGATTTTTTATCAAAATCATATTTTGAACTTCTACAAAATGCAATTCGTGAAGATATGTCATGGGGATACATGCATAATGTTACCCATTCAAGAAAACCAAATGAAAATGTTCCAAATAGATTGGGTTCTATTGGATTTTCTCATGGTTTTATAGTTTGTGGCCCCGAAGATGATGAGATTGTAGTTACAGAAAGTGCTCGAGCTTTTCTTACGATGCCAGCCCTCATGCAGATTAAAGATTATATTGGTGCTGAAGAAGTCTTTAGTGCTAGATATGATATGACTGTGTATAATCCAGAAAAGTATTTACATAGTGCTCATACTGACTGTAATTTTAAAGAAAATTATGTCAGTGCAATTTTATACATGGAAGACTCTGATGGAGAAACTGTGATTTATAATGAGAAGTGTCACGACATCTCGAAATTGCGTGATAATGATCATTACACAATTAAAAAAACTGTAGAACCAAAAGCTAATAGATTAGTTCTATTTGCAGGTCATCAGGTACATAGTGGACATTCCCCATCTAAACATAAAAATAGAGTATTGTTAAATGCTCTCTTTGATTTGGATCCTCCTAAGAAACCCACCGAAGAATCTGTGTGAGTTAAGATTACATCACCCTCCTGAACCAGGAGGGTTTTTTTATTTGTCATGAATTATAAATATCACATAGGGAAAACTTGCAGGCAAATGAAGACCTTTCAACAATTTCAAGAGGACGCCAGAGGCGCAGGGGCGACCACCAGGCAGTATATTAATAGGGCTGCGTCTGCAGTCGGTGACTTCTATAAAGGGTACACCACAGGGAAGGCAGGGACCCAGCCAGGATCTGCACAACACCGTGGTGCTCAAGTAAGAGGAGTTAGTGATGCTGGTATGAAGGCCTCTAAGGAAACCCAAATGAAACGTCTCAAGGATCTGCAGGCTGCTGGAGGGGCAGTTGTAGACTTTACAAAAGGTCTTGTAACAGGCAAAGCCAAATAATTGTAGGGGGGCCTTGACCCCCTTTCTTTTTGTCAGTATAATAACTCTGCCAGGGTTCAAGAGAACAGCTCTAAATAACTCTAAGATCATTAGAGCTTAATGAGTTGTGACTATGAAAATCCGTGGTATTTTGAAGGATCACCTTTTGTATCTGAGAATATTGACGATCTGTACGGTTTTGTCTACAGGATCACTAATCTACAAAATGGGAGAGAGTACATCGGTAGAAAGTACTTCTGGTCATTTAGAAAGCCTAGAGGTAAAAGTCGGAGAGTTAAATCTGAAAGTGACTGGAAAAAATACTACGGAAGCTCTGATGAACTTAATGAAGAACGCAGTAGACTTGGAAACCATGCCTTTCGACGTGAGATCTTAAGTCTTCACAAAAAGAAAAGTCATGTAAACTTTGAAGAAACAAAACAGTTATTTCTTAATAACGTCCTGTCTGAGGCCTTGACAGATGGGACACCCAGGTACTACAATTCAAACATTCTGGGACGGTACATGCGTAAGGACTACTATGCTGGAACCAATGGAGAACAACCCAGAAGAAGCCAAGATCATGGAGATCATGATTGAGGGATTCACTAAGTGGTCCGTTGATCGTATGAATCTATTGACTGGTGAATCTAGAGTCGATGATGCAACTTCAATTTACTATGAATTTGAAGAATGGCTCGATCCTGATATGGAAACCGATGTCGTAGTCATCGATGATATGAACTTTGAAGAATAATTATTATGTTCTGGTTTTTACAACCCTCTCCTCCACCACCACAACCCATTCCTGTTGTGGAATATAAGGAACCTGTTTGGGAATGTCCAACTTGTACTCCTGAAGAACAGTACGTTCTTAAAGAACTTCAAACACAGACAAAGATTAAATCACGGAATGCTCTTGCTGCGATTCTTGGAAACATTAAACAGGAAAGCCTGTTCCATTCCGACATTTGCGAGGGAGGGGCTAGAGTTCCTTATGATAGTTGTCATAGCGGTGGTTATGGAATTATCCAGTGGACCACTCAGGGTCGTTATGATGGGTTAGGTAGTTTCTGTAAGAAGTATGATTGTGATCCTAGTACTCTTGCAGGTCAAGTTCGTTACATGATTAATGAACGTCATTTCCAACAAGTTCTTCCTGAGTTTGAAGGTAGTGGACAAACTGTTGCACAATACATGGTTCCGTGTTATTATTGGCTTGGTTGGGGAATTAAAGGTAATCGTGAGATCTACTCTTATGATTACGTCAAACGTTTAGTCAAACCCTGACTTTTTTGGGCCCATAGTTAAGTGGATATAACCCCCGCCTTCTAAGCGGTTGTCCCAGGTTCGAGTCCTGGTGGGCCTGTTCCTAAATACTACGAAACCTACATCATGTACAAACCATACTCACCAGAATGGCATAGGTATCGTTACCTTAAAGAAGCCATTGATAAGTATCTGGATGATTATGTTGACAATGAGATCATCCTTAATGATATTTTAGATATCATATGTGTTCGACAAGAACGAGCACATGCTGAGTATCATAAGTTGGAAGATCTTGAATTAAAACTACGAGACTGATATGTTATCTACTCAATATAGACTGAGATTAGAGTTTATCTGTAAGTGTATTGCTAACGGTGAAGAAGTCAAACTTGATGACATGATTTGGGCAGAAAAACTTGGTAAGGCAAATACTACTGCCCGTGAAATGTTTAAAAAAGCACGTCGAGTTGCAACTAATCCCGACATGCAAGAAGGTAGTTTGGATGATTTTATGAATAGGATGGGACTAGGTGACCCCGACCCATCCAATCACAAAACGGGGTTTGGGTCTGCAGATGAAATTGTAGATTGGTTTCAACGTGACAAACCTGATGATTGGCGACAAAGAGATTAACTCCACTTCTGTGGAAACCAACCTTTAATCTGTTTTGCTTGAGCTTCAAATGCTTCAAGTTTTGCAATACGAGCTTCTAGTTCTGCAAACTTCTCTTCAGAAATCTTGTCATACTTAGACATATATACATCATCAGAAATTTCTACCGCAGGTTCTGCGGAAACTGATGGTTTCCTGGTAGTTTTCCTGGTTGCCATTTTCACATAGATAGATTACAATTTATTTATTCAATCCTCTTTAGCTCAGCGGTAGAGCGAACGACTGTTAATCGTTTGGTCCCTGGTTCGATCCCAGGAAGGGGAGTAAGGAACTTGAGACGTTCCAACCAAAGGTGCCCAGCGGTTCGGATATACCGAAACCCTGTAGTTGGGAATCAGCCCCCTTTGGATGTTCAGGGAGGACCCCTGTCCTACTCCATTACAAACTGTCAGTGTACTGGGTTGAGTGCCCACATAGCATACGGATAAGTGTAGTGTATCGGGCGATTAACTCAGCGGTAGAGTGGCCTCCTTACAAGTGGTAAGTCACTGGTTCGATCCCAGTATCGCCCATGCCTCATAAGATCCATGAAGGATAAAAAATTGAAAAAGTTAATTCAGAAGCCTTTGCGGTTTCATCATCAGGATATCCATGAGGAACTAAAAGAAATTAAAGGTATGTTGACAGATGTTATCAGTCAGGTGCAAACTCTGCAACAAAGAGTTGAAGGCTTACGACAACAAGACCCACATGTGTGGGTGTCCGAATATGACGACGATTACCTGCGATAAGGTAACCGCTAAAGACTTGAATGAAGTTGTGTTACTTAATTCTGTAGAAAGTGTAAATAAAAGAGGTCTTCTGTCCAGTAAGGACTTAGAATTCCAAGAGAATCGACGGAAACGTAAGGTTCGTAAACTAGATTTTGAGGAACGATGATCAATCTTCATCAGAGATTCAACCATTATTTGAATACTGACAAAAAGTTAGACCTGAAAGATGTCAACGAAAAACTAATCAGTTATGGTTGGGTTGATGATGGGAAAGATCTTACTGGATATTATGTTTTAACAGAGAACTACGAACTTGTGTTTGATCTTAAAGATAATTTTCAGTATAAAGTACCTAGAAAATCTCAAGCTGCCATAAAAAAATCTAAATAAACCAAGTCTATCTTGACCAATGAAAATCTTTTTAGATACTGCTGACACAGAGGTCATCAGTAAACATTTTGCTACAGGATTGATTGATGGGGTTACAACAAATCCTTCTCTGATTAAGAAGAGTGGGAGAGATCCAGAAGATGTTTACCAAGAACTAATTGATCTTGGAATCAAAGACATTAGTATGGAAGTTGTAGGTAATGGAATTGAGATGGCCCGTGAAGGGGAACGTCTCTACAAAAAGTTTGGTGAAAGAGCCACAATCAAAGTACCTTGCACACCTGATGGTTTGTATGCATGTAGAGTTCTCTCTAAGAATCTGATTAGAGTCAACGTTACTTTGATCTTCAGTGCTGCACAAGCTATTCTCGCTGCAAAGGCTGGTGCAACATATGTCTCTCCTTTTGTAGGAAGACTTGATGATAACTCTATTGCAGGTCTTGAGGTTGTTCGTTCTATCTCAGAGATCTATCGTATTCAGGGAATCCATACTCAGGTTCTCTCCGCTTCTATTCGCACCGTACAACGAGCCGTAAGGTCCTGGTACAACGGTGCAGAGGTCGTCACAATGCCACCTAAGGTATTTGAAGACATGTACAATCACGTTCTCACAGATAAAGGGTTAGAAATTTTTGACAATGATTGGAAAGCCGTACAATCCAGATGAAGAAGAGGACAGTAACGAAACTGTCCAAGAGGAGTCAACAGAAGACTTGCCTGAGGACTACCTCTCCTTGTATACTACACACAACGACGCGAGTTGATCACGTCGTTCCATTCATATTTCACAAAGATGTCTCTCGTTCAAAGGTTCAAGAAAAACATTCAAACCCTGGAACAAACTGCACAGGGTGTAATCGATCTCGACTACAAGAATCCTAAACTGTATAAAAAAGTTCTTCGTTTCTATGAGGATCAAGGAGTTGAGTTTTATGATGATCCCTATGACACTTATGAATTGGTTGTTGATCTTCTGAAAGAGGATCTTCAAAAAGTAAAGAGTCAAGCCTGATGAACATTGTATTGGAAAGAGGTGATGTTCGATTTGTTGAACACGGTTCTCTTGAAAATGGAGTCCTTGATTGTAGAATGCAAACTCTAGAACCATGGGCTCATTCAACACGTTGGGTTGATCAGTATCTATTTGACAATAAAGATCAAATGTTACTTGCAATTGAAGATATAGAATATTCCAAATGGTTGTTGGGTCGTCCCGCATACCGTAAGTGGAATTGATAACAGGGGGTGGTGCAAACCACCCCTTTGTTGTATAATAAATATCGTGGACTACATATGAAACAAATGAAAACCGCACTGGTCCTGGGAGCGGGTGGATTTATTGGCTCCTGGATGGTAAAACGGCTTAAATCTGAAGGTTATTGGGTTCGTGGTGTTGATCTCAAACATCCAGAATTCTCTAGACATGAAGCAGATGAATTTGTAATTGGAGATCTGAGAGACAAGAGTTTTGTCAACCGTGTGGTTGAGTACAAGGGACAACTTGGTAACTTCTTTAACAGTATCCCTTATAAAATGATTGAAGGCTTTGATGAAGTCTATCAATTCGCTGCAGACATGGGTGGTGCAGGTTACATCTTTACTGATGAACATTCTGCAGACATCATGCATAATTCTGCCACAATCAATCTGAATCTTTTGGATGCGATTGTGAAGACCAAAGGTATGGGGCGTAAAGTTCCTAAGATTTTCTATTCGTCTTCTGCTTGTATCTATCCTTCTACAATCCAAGAAGACACAAACAATCCTGGTCTGCGTGAAGAGTACGCATATCCAGCTAATCCAGACTCTGAATATGGATGGGAAAAACTTTTCTCTGAAAGACTCTATCTTGCATACAGGCGTAACTACAATCTGGATATTAGGATTGCTCGTTACCATAACATTTATGGACCTGAAGGAACCTGGGACGGTGGAAAGGAGAAAGCTCCCGCCGCTATGTGCCGAAAGGTTGCGTCCATCTTGGGTGATTCAGGAGAAGTTGAATGCTGGGGAGACGGTGAACAAACCCGTTCCTTCTTGTACATCGATGATTGCATCGAAGCCACACGTCGTTTAATGGAGAGTAATTATCTTGAAGTCATCAACATCGGGTCGGAGGAGATGGTATCCATCAACGAGCTCATCAGAAAGGCGGCGAAGGTCGCGGGTAAGGAGGTCACGATCAACCATATTGACGGTCCCCTGGGAGTTCGCGGTCGCAATAGCCAAAACGATCGGTTACGCAGTTGTTTGGATTGGGACTATACCATCAGTCTTGATGAAGGAATTGCGAGAACATATAAATGGATAAAACGACAAGTTGATTGGGATAAAAGATCTGAAGAGATTAATGCAATGGTAGAACAATATGGATCTGCCTCTGCAGAAGACTATGACGGAGTATTTGAAGGATGATTGGTTTTAATGCACTTGGTCAACTTGGACAACTGGGAAACCAGATGTTCCAGGTGGCCTCTTTGAGAGGTATTGCTGCAAATAATGGTTACAATTATTGTTTTCCGATTCATCAACAAGTTGTTGTAGATAATCTTGGTAATAAACTTAGGGTCGATATTCAAAACGTATTCACCCTACAGAATGTTAATCCACTAAACATTCAATTCATTGATCCAGACCGTCCTGTGATGAATGAGAACGGATTTCACTTCAATGAATCTATTTTTAATGAGTGTCCAGATTGGGTTGACTTGAGGGGATTCTTTCAGACTGAGAAATATTTCTCTAACGTGTCTGATATGATTCGTGAGATGTTTACTTTCCGACCAGAGATTATTGATCCTGCTCGTGCAATGGTTGAGAGTTTGAACAAAGCTCCAGTTGCACTTCATATTCGTAGAGGTGACTTTCTTCGCAACTCTGGTAATCATCACAATTTGGATCTTCAGTGGTATGCAAATGCCCTGAATAAATTTAATCTTGATGGTCGTCAGGTTGCAATCTTTAGTGATGACCCTGCATGGTGTAAGGAACAAGAACTCTTTGACGATGATGATACCTTCTTGATCAGTGAAGGTAACAGTCATTATGTTGATCTTGCGATGATGTCTCTGTGTAGTGGACACATTATTGCAAACTCTACATTCTCCTGGTGGGGTGCATGGTTGGCCAATAGTCAAGAAGTGATTGCACCTAAGACTTGGTTTGGCCCTAATAATTCTCACCTAGATACAAAAGATCTTTATCCTGACCATTGGGAGGTCATTGCGTGACAGTAGCTGTAGTATTCATTGGAACTGGAAAGTATCTTGACTTCCTTCCATCTTGGTATGAACGTTGTGAAGAAAACTTTCTTCCTGGAGTAGATAAAAAATATCTTGTATTCACTGATGGTGATGTTCCTGAAGCCCCAGACAATGCAATTGTTTATAAACAGGAACATCTTGACTGGCCCTACATCACTTTGTATCGATTCAAAATCATTCAAAAGGCTTTGGATGAAATTGCTGACTGTGATTGGTTAGTGTTCTTGGATGCAGATATGGCGGTAGTTGATACCGTCACTGTGACGGAGGTCTTTAGTGATAAACCTTATCTGGGTGTTCATCATCCATGTCACTTCCTGAAGTTCCCTCCCCATAATCAACCGCCAGGATCGTTTGAGACGAATCCTTTGTCCACGGCTAAAGTTCCCGACGATTATGACTTTTCAGTCTACTGGCAGGGATGCCTGTGGGGTGGTAAGGTCCCTGAAGTCATGAGTATGATGGACGAATTGAATGCTCGTATCTCTCTCGATGAAGAAAACAATGTGATTGCACAGTGGCATGATGAGAGTCATTTGAATGCATTCTATGCACAGAACAAAGATCTTGTTCATACTCTCGGTCCAGAGTTTGCATTCCCAGAAGTTTTCGCTGACGCATGTGATTTTCAACCTAAGATCGTTCATCTAGCAAAAGATAATAGTAAGTATCATGTCTAAGATTGCAATTGTTTATTCTGGTCAACCTAGAGCTCTGAGAGAATGTTATCCAAATCATAAAGAGTTTCTTTTCGATCCAAACTCTGAACATGAGATTGATGTTTACTATCATCTTTGGGGAACAGATGTTGATCCAACTCTAAGGTATTTCTGCGATACTCTTTGGTCTGTAAAGGAGGGAGTATGGGAGGAACCAAAACAGTTCTCTCATGAAACTATTAGACCTGATCCCCAGGCATATCATCCACTGAATAATATTGTGTCTCAAGCCTACGGGTGGCAACAGACCTTCGACATGATGGATAAATATGTGCAGGAGAATGGTGAGTACGATTTTGTTGTAAGAACCAGAACCGATAATTGGTTTGTCGAAGAGATTGGGGATCTGAATAACTATGATCCTCATGGACTTCACATCACAGATATTGTAAGTCACGAAGAATACGCACTTGGAGATACGTTTGCGTGGGGTGACTACACGTCAATGAAAGCTTATCTGAATCTGTTTAATAATTTTGAACAGATTGTTGAAGAAGGAGCTAGAGTAAATCCAGAATGTCTGTTAGGATGGGCCATTGAAAGAGAAAACATTAAGGTGATTAAACACCCGATGTATCCTAAACTTTATAGAGATGTTAGATGACCAAACTTGTAATCTTTGATCTTGACGGTGTACTAATTGATAGTAAAGATTATCATTTTGATGCACTAAACACGGCCCTTGCAAAGGTCGGTGAACAGTATGTGATCTCTCGTCAAGAACACGTTAGTATCTACGATGGTTTACCGACCAGACCAAAACTGGAACTTCTTACTAAGAATAAAGGTTTACCAGTTGAACACTATGACCAAATCTGGCAAGACAAACAAGAGGAGACTCTTAGAGTATTTGATGAAGAGGTCAGAAAAGACTATGAGTTGATGGGTTATTTCCAACAACTCAAAGATCAGGGGTATAGTATTGCTGTTGCCTCAAATTCTATTAGAAATACTGTTAAAATCATTTTATTAAGATTAGGAGTATTGGAGTTTATTGATCTGTACATCAGTAATGAAGATGTATATCGCAATAAGCCCTTCCCAGAAATGTATTGGAAGTGTATGATTAGGCTGGGTGCCCTTCCTAGGGATACCGTAATCATCGAAGACAGTCATATTGGTCGTCAAGGTGCCATCGATAGTAAGTGTCATCTTGTAGCTGTCAACGATCGTAAAGATCTTAACCAAGACAAGATCGATAAGATCAAAACCATTCTAAATGATACTAAAAAGAAAAAGATTCCCTGGAGGTCTGAGAAAATGAACGTTCTGGTTCCTATGGCTGGTGCGGGTAGTCGATTTGCCAAGGTCGGTTATACGTTCCCTAAGCCTCTGATTGAAGTGAAAGGTAAACCCATGATCCAAGTGGTTGTGGAAGGTCTGAATGTGGAAGCCACATACACCTATGTGGTGCAGAAAGAACACTATGAGAAGTACAACCTTCAGTATCTTCTGAATCTGTTGACTCCCAATTGCAATATTGTTCAGGTTGATGGTCTGACCGAAGGTGCTGCATGTACTACTCTGCTTGCGAAAGAGTTCATTGACAATGATGAGCCTTTGATTCTGACGAACTCTGATCAACTCATTCTGTGGGATTCAAATGAAACCCTGTATGCGTTTAATAATGACAACGTGGACGGCGGTATCGTCACATTCCCTGCCACACATCCTAAGTGGTCCTTCGCAAAACTTGGTGATGACGGTTATGTGTCTGAGGTTGCCGAGAAGAAACCCATCAGTGATCACGCTACTGCTGGTATCTACTACTGGAAGCGAGGTTCCGACTACGTTAAGTATGCAGAACAAATGATCGAGAAGAACGTTCGTACCAATAACGAGTTCTACGTCTGTCCTGTGTACAATGAGGCCATCGAAGATGGTAAAAAGATTCGTATCAAGGAAATCGGTACAGAAGATATGTGGGGTCTCGGAACTCCTGAAGATCTGAATTACTTCCTGGAGAACTACAAAGGAGAAGTTTGATGAAAGTTGCCCTTCTATTTTTTGGTCAACCACGTTACCTGGATGATGAACGTCCATACAACGATTACAAGAAATTGATTCTTGATCGTTATGATACTGACGTTTACATTCACACTTGGTTTGACGAGGAGGGTGGTAAGTATGATGTATCAACTTGGGCAGAAATGCACGGAGCTAAAAACTGTGTAATTCTGCCTGATGCGATTGAAAGACTGGAAAGGATGTATAATCCTAAAGTCTTGGTTCATGAAAAACCACAGAAGTTTGAACTGCCTCCTAATGCAAAGGCTTGGGTTGACGAAAAATTCACTGGTCGTCATCCAGAGGGTCACTGGAACCCTAGAAACTACAGTAATATCATGTCTCAGTTGAAAACTATTCAACGTGTTGCTGAAATTTATGAACAAAGTGGAGATCAACATGACATCATTGTCCTTGCAAGACTTGATACATACCTTCAGGGATTCCCTGATGATCTTTCTGCCCTCGATCCTGGTAAGTTCTATCTTCCTGGCCATCATCCTCGCTTTCCTGACGTAATTCACGTCTTTGGTAAAAAGTATCTGGGATGGATGAAGAATGCATTCAATGATGTTAATCATCCAAGAGTGTATGAAAACATTTGGGAACCTTCTCCCGAAGCTTTTAAGGGTAATGCTTTCCTTTTGAGGTACAATCAATCTGATCTTGCACCTCACCCAATGAACGCTCATACTATTCGCAAATGAATAATATCAGACTTTGCATATTCGACGTTGATGGAGTACTCGTAAACAGTCGAGCACTCCATTATCCTGCAACCAGAGATGCTCTTGCAGAATATGGTTGTGAATATAGTCGGGATGATGATGACAACTTTGGTACTATTCCTACTAGACATAAGTTGCATCTTCTTGCAGAGTATGGTCGGATTTCTATAGATGATGTTAATGATATTTGGGAATTAAAAGACACGTTTGCATGTGAATATTTTGATGACACGATTCTTGTAAATGAACAGATCAAACCATTGTTTGATGAGTTAAAGAGTCGTGGTATAAGGATTGCCTTGGGTTCAAATGCAAGGTACACTTTTCTTAGAAAGGTAGTTGATACCTTAGGAGTAGATGACCTGGTTGATTATGTCACCAGTGCTCAAGATGGAAAAGCTAAACCCGATCCATACATGTATATCAATGCTATGGATAAGTTTTTCACATCACCAAACGAAACTATCATCTTTGAAGATAGTGAAGTTGGAAGACAAGCCGCATATGCAAGTGGGGCTTGGGTTTATGAAGTTGAATCTTACGATGAACTCTCCCTTGGTATTTTAAATGAAACTGATTGCTCATCGGGCCAATTTAAATGGTCCAAATCTATTAACAGAAAACAGTCCAGAACAGATTCAACACTGTATCGAAAATGGCGTTGATGTAGAAATTGATGTCCGATATGATCCAAAGACAGAAAGACTTTGGTTGGGTCATGATGAACCTCAGTATCCTGTAACTTGGTGGTGGTTAGCTGGTCGATCAGAACATCTCTGGATTCATTGTAAAGATATTACCACTCTCCATACATTTACAAATGCAACGAGTGGTTATAATTATTTTTGGCATCAGGAAGATGATTTTACTCTGACAAGTAAACAGTACATCTGGACATATCCTGGTAAACCATATACCAGTAAAAGTGTAATCGTGATGCCAGAGTGGAATGAACCAAACTGGGACACTTTGAGAGTCACTAATTGTTATGGTATTTGTACTGACTATGTTGAGAAATTGAGATGAAAGTAGCTTGTTTATACTACGGTCAACCAAGATTCACAAACAATCCATATTGTTATGAGAGTCATAAGAAGTTTATCTTTGATCGTTACGATACTGATGTCTATGCACATCTCTGGTGGGATGAGGATGAAGACTATGATCGATCTCATGTGACTGATTGGGAGTTCTCCACCTGGTTGCAGATGGAGAAATGTCCTAAGGATCGTGAGGATCTGGCCAGATTCGTTGAAAAGTGGAAACCACTTAAGATGAATACTTCCAAACCAAAAGAGTTTTGGAATGAGAAGATGTGGTCAGAACTTGAGAGTCGATTTGATACTGAGAGGTTTCATAAAAAGAACTTTCATAACCAACTATCACAGTTGTATTCAATTCAACAAGTCAGTGAACTTGTAGAAGATTACAATCAATACGATTTCATCATCACTATCAGGTCGGATATAAATATCTGGGATTATCCAGATCTGAACCAGATTCCGAAGAATAAATTCTATCTTTCAAGTCACGCGATGCCATTCCCTGACTTGGGATTTATCTTCTCTCCGAGGTTCAAAAGAGTTTTACGGACTTATGAACACTGTGAAAAAAATCTGGTGAACTGGGATGCTTGTTGGGCTCCTGTTGCAGAAGCTTTCAAGTATTCTTGTTATAAACGCAACTATAGTGAGAGTGATCTTCTTCGCGGTCCTCTTCCGTTGCGTCTTGTTCGTGGTGTAGATTGTAAAGGACCTAGTTGGTAATGAAACAAGTTGGAAAACATGCATGGGGCACTCCAAAGTGTGCAATTTCTTTAGTCAAAAATGTTTGGAGTAAAATAGAAACTGATAAGGATTATTCGTTTCTTCTCGCTCGTAATCCTTATAATAGACTAGTGAGTGTCTATACTGAAAAAGTCATTGATGTCAATCGTAGATATGCAAGACAACATGGTGTAACTCCAACTGATTATGACGTGCGTGGTAATTTTATGACTAAAGTTGCCCGTAAGTTTACAAATGTGAACAAGAGTAATGATCCAAAATTTACTGTTAAAACTCTTTCTTTCAAACAGTTTGCGCTTTGGATAGATAAAGATTGGTTACAACGACAAGATGATCATGTAGCTCCTCAAATTAGAGATAAACCTAATTTTGTTTTTGATGATATTATTTTTGTAGAAGATCTTCCTGGTTGTTTTGAGATTCCAAGAGATCGGTTGGATGTTGAAATTGACTGTTCAAAAAATAATCTTTTACTTCTTGGTGGTACAGACAAGGGAGACAGTCATGCAACTCCGACTAAAGAAGATCTAAATGATGTCACGGAAGCATGGGATAAACCTGCTGAATTTTGGTGGACACATGGAGCCGTGCCAAAAGACTATTCATTAATGTATGATGATGAATTGAAAGATCATGTATATGAATCGTTTAGAGAAGATTTTGAGTACCTAGGATTAAGTAAATGAAAATCACACTAATTGGCCCTGGTATCATGCCTATCCCTCCAACTGGCTGGGGTGCGTGTGAGATTCTTATCTGGGACACAAAACTTGCCTTAGAGAAACTGGGCCATGAGGTTCAGATTATTAATACAAAGGACGGAAGACAGATTATTGGCGAGATCAATAACTTCCGTCCCGATTTTGTGCATGTACACTACGATGAATTTATTCCCATCGTTCCCTTCATTCAATATCCAAATGCAATTACCAGTCACTTTGGGTATTTGGAACGACGTGAAATGTTCAATGGTTATATCAATGTAGCCAATGAGTTCCAACGTATCAAACCTAATATCTTCTGCCTCTCTGAGGGTATTCAGAAGGTCTACAACGTGATGTTTGATATTCCGAAGGATAAGACATGGATCACTCCAAACGGAGTTAATACAGACTCATTTGAGTACGTTGATGATCCAACATATGCTGGTCGTAGTATCTACTTGGCCAAGATTGATTACCGCAAACGTCAACATCTTTTCCAAAGTATTGAAAGTCTGTGGTTTGCTGGTAATATTGCAGACGATCGATTCAATCAGAAGAAGAATTATCTTGGTGAATGGTCTAAGGATAAACTGTATAATGAACTGACCGAATACGGTAATCTGGTTCTCTTATCTGATGGTGAGGCACACCCCCTTGTCTGCATGGAGGCACTTGCCGCTGGTCTTGGAGTTGTCGTTTGTGAGTGGGGTAAAGCTAACCTAGATACCAGTAAGGAATTCATTACGGTCATCCCCGAAAACAAGATCAACGACATTGAATACGTTGAACAAAAGATCATTGAGAATCGAATGTACTCGATTGAACATCGCGATGAGATCCGTGAATATGGCCTAACATTTGATTGGGTCAATGTCCTGAGTAAACACTACATCCCTGCAGTTGAAAATGTTATCGCAAACCATGGATCGTAATAAGGCTGCATATAAGTTAAAAGACTTTGGTCCTTTGTACATCATCAATCTTGATGATCAACCAGAACGTTGGAACTGGATGAAGGATCAACTTGACTATTGGAAAATTGAAAACTACGAAAGGATCTCTGCCTTTGATGGTCGCAATAGTGATCTGAGTGAGATTATCTCTGGTGCATATCCCAATGCGGTTACTGCTCCTGAGATTGGTTGTGTTACCTCTCACTTAAAGGCTATTAAACACTGGTATGACACTACAGACGCACCGTATGGTGTCTTCATGGAAGATGATTGTGACTTTGTTTCTGTAGGACATTGGCCTTTCTCTTGGAGAGAGGTCATGCAACGTATCCCATATGACTGGGATTGTTTTCAGATTGCGGTGATCAATCCGAGAAAACTGGTTGCAAATATTCACCCACGATATATTGATGACTACTCTACGGCTGCATTTGTAGTCAACCGTAGGTACGCAGAGAAGTTGATGCACTTCCACTGTCGTGGTGACAAATTCAAATTGGACAATGGTGTCAGACCCCGTGCCGTGGCCGACGATTTGATCTATAATGCAGGGAAGACCTACGCCATGCCTCTGTTCCTATACAAGTTGGAGTTAGGTTCTTCGATTCATGAGGATCACGTTGAGGTCTTTCATAAGAACTCCCGCATCGGTCTGGATCACTTCTGGGTCAACCAGGCCACAGACCTTCCTATCGATTCGTTCTTCCAATACGACACTCATGAGTTGGGTTAACCGTCAGCCCTTGACATTAACCAAATTTCAAGATAGTATAAATACTGAACGATCCTATTAAGGATTGTTACAACTGGCACATGTGCCAGTTTGCCCAGAGGTTGCCTCAATTACTCGCGAATCTGTGGTATACTAAATCTGCGATCGGGAGTCGAACCGATCCTTCATCTGCGGGTAATCATTCCGCAAGTAACTAAAGGTAATTCAAATGTTTAAATCTGTATTCGCAGCAACTGCTGCTCTCTCCGTTTCTGCTGGTGCTGCCGTTGCAGGTCCCTATGTGAATGTCGAAACCAACGCTGGTTGGGCTGGGGATGATTATGTTGGAGCCGTTACTGACCTCCATGTTGGCTATGAAGGTTATGTCGGTGACGGTGATGCTTCCTGGTACATTCAAGCTGGCCCTTCTATTGTTTCCCCTGACGGTGCTGAGTCGGAAACCCGTTACAGTGGGAAAATCGGTGCTTCTGCTCCTCTGACCAGCAGTATTGGTATCTATGGTGAATTGAGTGCTGCTACCGCAGGTACTGAACTCTCTACCGATGACCTTAACGTTGGTGGTAAACTGGGTGTGAAGTACAGCTTCTGATTTAGACTGTAATGTGTCTGGAGAGGGTCTTTAAGACCCTCTTTTTTATGAAAAAAATCTTAACTTCTCCTGTTACCCATTTTAATATATTGTTGATGGGATCTGCTATTGTCATTGGAATAGTGCATAATCATGCACACCATACTATGGAAGTAGATGCTGACTCTTACGTTCAACGATTTTGTAAAAAGAATGTAGAAAAGTGTCAGGGTTTTTTGTCTAATGATTATTGACAAAACTTTACACTTCCTATATAATTTTGTAGTAATTCTTAATAAACCTCATGACTGTAACGACAAACGATCGCGGACAACAAAACATGTGGGCATCTGAACCCACAATGTATATGAGCAAAGAAGATCTTGATCGTTACGGCATCGAGACTTATGCCGAACGTGCAGAGAAACTGAATGGTCGTGTTGCAATGATGGGCTTTCTTGCGGCCTTGATTTCTTACGCAACCAGTGGTAGTCTATTCTTCTTTGGTGCTTTTGGAATTTGATGCCTAACCCCAACCAACTCTATGAAGACATGGAGAAACTGAATGCCCTATATGATGAACTTTGTTGGGATCATGACGATGAATTAGTTTTTACTCACGACGGTAAAAAAATCTTTATTTACAACAAAACTTTGGAGGAGAACCTCTGATGGAATTACTTGCCGTTGCGGGAATTCTATTTGCCTCTTTTTTGGGGGCAACACTACTTACTAAAACAGGAGAAAAACAATGAACGAAAAAGCAGAACGCATTAATGGTTGGGCGGCAATGATTGGAGTCATCGCAGCAATGGGATCTTATGCAACCACAGGACAACTTATTCCAGGTATCTGGTGATTGTTTTGAAACCCCCACTAAGGGGGTTTTTTAATATCTATTCGCCTAGATAATGTAGTCTAGGTATACAAATGAAGTTCTTTTTCGCCCTTTTAGCCACCATGTTTCTTGCACTGCCCGCCTGGGCAGCAGACGTACAGATGGGTTATGACGGAGGATTAGTCTTTGAACCCGCAGAAGTGTCTGTTGCCGCTGGAGAACCAATTCACTTCATCAATAATATGCTTCCACCACACAACGTTGTTGTGGAAGATCATCCAGAATATTCTCATGAAGCCTTGGCAATGTTACCAGGTGAAGACTTTGAGGTTGTCATCGATGAACCAGGAGACTATACTTATTGGTGTGCTCCACATAAAGGAGCCGGAATGATTGGTATCCTTCATGTTTCGTAGTCTATGTCGCACAATCAACTAACAAAAGATGAACTCAATGCAAGAGTTCTCAAATTAAAAAAGATGTTATATGACGGCACTTACCATGAAGCCAATGGTGATTGGCATGATGGCGCCCATCACATGTTGAACAGGGTTTTGGATGTCTTAGATGAATATCGATATTAGCCCTTGACAGAGCCCTCTGGTTCTGTTACTATAAATACATCAACAGGTTACGGAATGTAACGGACCATTAAGGATCTGTAACATTCCGTTTTTGTTGTCTTCTCTGCAAACCGAGACCTCTAGGGAAGTAAAACACGTCTCTCATACCCACACTGGAGGGTGGTGTGGGAATACTACTACTGGTTCGTCCCCCCGAACTTTTACCTAACCCTTTTAAAAATGGCTAACTCTACTCTTTCACAAAGTTACAATCAACAATCCACTTGGGAACAATTCTGCGAGTGGGTAACGTCTACAAACAATCGTCTTTACGTCGGTTGGTTCGGTGTGCTGATGATCCCAACTCTGTTGGCAGCAACCGTCTGCTTCATTACTGCGTTCGTTGCTGCTCCCCCTGTGGACATCGACGGTATCCGTGAACCAGTCGCTGGTTCTCTGATGTATGGAAACAACATTATTTCTGGTGCTGTTGTACCTTCTTCCAACGCAATTGGTCTTCACTTCTACCCCATTTGGGAAGCTGCATCTCTTGATGAATGGCTCTACAATGGTGGTCCTTACCAACTGGTCGTATTTCACTTCCTGATCGGCATCTTCTGCTACATGGGTCGTGAGTGGGAACTCTCCTATCGTCTGGGTATGCGTCCCTGGATCTGCGTTGCATACTCTGCACCTGTTGCTGCTGCATCTGCAGTCTTCCTGGTCTATCCTTTCGGTCAAGGTTCGTTCTCTGACGGTATGCCCCTCGGCATCTCTGGTACTTTCAACTTCATGCTTGTCTTCCAGGCAGAACACAACATCCTGATGCACCCCTTCCATATGCTTGGTGTGGCTGGTGTCTTCGGTGGTTCCCTGTTCAGTGCAATGCACGGTTCTCTGGTTACTTCTTCGCTGGTTCGTGAAACCACCGAGAACGAGTCCCAGAACTATGGTTACAAGTTCGGTCAAGAAGAAGAGACCTACAACATCGTGGCTGCTCATGGTTACTTCGGTCGCCTGATCTTCCAATACGCTTCCTTCAACAACTCCCGTTCGCTGCATTTCTTCCTTGCTGCATGGCCTGTTGTCGGTATCTGGTTTACTGCACTTGGTGTCTCCACCATGGCATTCAACCTGAACGGTTTCAACTTCAACCAGTCCATCATGGATGGTCAGGGTAAAGTCCTCAACACTTGGGCTGATGTTCTAAACCGTGCCAACCTGGGGATGGAGGTAATGCACGAGCGTAATGCTCACAACTTCCCTCTGGACCTGGCTGCTGCTGAGTCAACCCCTGTTGCTCTTACCGCTCCCACGGTTGGTTGATCTATTCACTATAATCAGAGGGGGTCTTCGGACCCCCTTTTTCTGTTTATGATCAACTCAGAAACACCTTACAAACTTGCCGAGATCCTGTATGATACTTGGCCTCAACTTTACTATTTGAAAGATGCACGGAAACTTGGAACCCGAAGAAAACATTTGGGGAGACGAAGGTCTGATGGACCAGGTCAATCGAGTGATAAACACTCTTGAATGGACTGGTGAAGATAACATCGTTGTAGAGATTGGTGGTACACAAGTCTCTGGTATTGATGTTGGTGACAATTACAATCCAAAGTGGTCATCTCCCAAAGGTACTCGTAAGTACAACAAAGATGCCTTTATTGTCATCAAGAATCTTTCTCGTACTCCATTTAAATCCTCAGAACCTAATTCTGAATTAAAAGCACATCATGCATAAAATTTTTCTTTTCTCCAAAGATGATTGTCAACCATGTATGTTTGTTGATAATCATCTTGAATCAATTGATGATGACCGTAAAAATCAGATTGAACGTATCGATCTTGGAACTGAAGATACTGAACCTACAGAAGAATCCAAATCCATTGCAGAAAAATATGGCGTAACTGAGACACCGACTCTTGTTGTTACAGATTCTGAAGGTAAAGAATTGGAAAAAATTGTAGGTGGTTTACTCATTGTTTTAACTATTCAAAAATTTTTAGACCATTATGGAGTTAACTAAATGACAACAAGTACACTAAACATTCCACAAAGGGGGTGGTTCGATGTCCTGGACGACTGGCTTAAACGAGATCGCTTTGTCTTTGTGGGTTGGTCTGGATTACTTCTTTTTCCCACTGCTTATCTTGCAATTGGTGGCTGGCTTACTGGTACAACGTTTGTTACCAGTTGGTACACCCACGGTCTCGCGACTTCTTATCTTGAGGGGGCTAATTTCCTTACAGCGGCTGTGTCAACGCCTGCTGATGTTATGGGTCATTCTCTTCTTCTACTTTGGGGTCCTGAAGCTCAGGGAGACTTCATCAGGTGGTGCCAACTTGGAGGGCTTTGGGCCTTTGTTGCTCTCCATGGTGCCTTCGCTCTAATCGGTTTCATGCTTCGTCAGTTTGAACTGGCACGTCTCATCGGTATCCGTCCGTACAATGCTATTGCATTCTCTGGTCCGATTGCTGTCTTCGTCAGCGTTTTTCTTATCTACCCTCTCGGGCAATCTAGTTGGTTCTTTGCCCCCTCGTTCGGGGTTGCGGCGATTTTCCGATTCCTACTGTTCCTCCAAGGTTTCCACAACTGGACGCTCAACCCCTTCCACATGATGGGAGTTGCTGGTATACTAGGTGGAGCACTGCTCTCAGCAATCCACGGTGTTACTGTAGAGAATACTCTTTATGAAGATGGTGAACAAGCAAACACTTTCAAGGCGTTTGATTCGACTCAGGAAGAAGAGACCTATTCGATGGTTACTGCAAACCGTTTCTGGTCGCAGATCTTTGGTATTGCTTTCTCCAATAAGCGTTGGTTGCATTTCTTCATGCTTTTTGTTCCTGTTATGGGTCTTTGGACAAGTTCCATTGGTATTATTGGTCTTGCACTCAATCTACGTGCTTATGATTTTGTCTCTCAGGAGATAAGAGCAGCAGAAGATCCAGAGTTCGAGACCTTCTACACCAAGAACATCCTTCTGAATGAAGGTCTACGTGCATGGATGGCACCAGTTGACCAACCACATGAACAGTTTGTATTCCCTGAGGAAGTACTCCCAAGAGGTAATGCACTCTAAATAGAACTGAATATCGTCGTCGCAGAAGACCCCCTGGCTACTATCAGGGGGTCTTCTCTTTTCTAAATACTAAAAGGAAAAAAATTCTAGACCGAAATGGATATCAACAATGAACTGAATGAATTTTTCTCTTATATTAAACAAGCTAAACAGCAGAAAAAAGAGGAAATTGAAGCTCAAGAAAAGGAATATAGAGATTTAGTTGGTGATCTTAGTTTAGAGTCTGTTCTTGCAGATTACTCCGCACATCTAAGAGGAGAGGATCCACCTAAGAGAAAGGCAAAAGAAGTACAAGAAGATAAAAGAGAAAAACAAATACAAGAAATTGATTCATGGCTAACTCCTCAAGTAGAGAGTAATGACGTAAAGGACATTGTAAACAGTATTATATCCAGTAATAAAGAACCAGTAGTTACTGAGGATAAAACTAATGATGATGTCATTGATCATGCTCTGCGAATTCTTGAGAAGGTAACTACTAAGGAAGAAGTTCAAACCAATACAACTAGTCCAGAGATCTCTAAGATTCGTAGAGAACTTGAGAATCTCAAGAACATTGTTGCAGCTCAAGGTGGCGGTGGTGAAGTAAACCTGAAATATCTTGATGATGTTTCGATTACATCTGTTGCAAATCATGATGTTCTTGTTTATAATAATTCCACCGAGAAGTGGGAAAATGAAGTAGGTGTTCAAAGACTGATACTTGATGCAAGAAATAATACTGGATCAACGTTAGCTGCAGGAACACCCGTTTATCAAACTGGATATAATTCTGGTCAAGATAGAATTACAATTGCAGCAGCTGATGCTAACGTTTCATCAACAATGCCAGCAAAAGGTGTTGTATGTGATCCGATAGCTAACAACACTAATGGATTTATTGTTGTCTACGGAGAACAGGAGGGTGTTGATACCTCTGCATTTAATGTTGCTGACGAACTGTATGTTGCTCCTGGTGCAGGCCTCACTAATGTAAGACCAACAGGTTCTGGAGAACTTGTCCAAAAAATTGCAGTTGTTCTTAAAAAGTCTGCAGGGAATGGTGCCATTCTTGTTTATGGTGCTGGTAGAACAAATGATGTTCCCAATGAAATTTCTATCTCTGGTATCATAACTGCAGCTGCTCTTTCTGTAAGTGGAAATATATCTTGTGCTGGTACAATCACTTACAATGATGTAACCAACGTAGACTCACTTGGTATTGGTACATTCAGAAGTGGTGTAGTTGTTAACACTGGAACGGCTACAACCGCTTTAGTTGTCAATGGTGATGCAAGAATCACAGGCATCTTGACAATTGGAACGAGTTCTTTGACTCTTAATGGTACTGATAATTTTATTCAGGTTGGTACGGGCCTGACCATTAGAGACACTGGTGATGCTGTTTATTCTGGTGTCATCACTGCAACTACTTTCAATAGTGGTGCTATTACCATAACGGGTCAAACTGAAACTGATACCTTAAATGTTTCTGGTGTATCTACATTTAATGCTAATGTTTCTATAGCATCTTCAGTATTGCTTGGTGATAATAACAAAGTAATGTTTGGTGATGACGACGATTTACAAATTTACCATACTGGGGGAACAGAGAGTGTAATTAAAGAAAACGGAGATGGCCCATTAAAGATACTGACAAATAGGCTAGACATAAAAAACTCTGGCGATGCTAACACAATGGCTTCGTTTAAGTCAGGGACCAACGGAGTAGACCTCTACTACGACAACTCTAAGAAGTTTGAAACCACTTCTACTGGTATTGATGTCACAGGACATACTGAAACTGATACCTTAAATGTTTCTGGTCTCTCTACATTCGGAGGAAGACTATTAATTGGAACCACTGCATCAACAACTTTTAGTAATAATATTCAGCCGCTACAACAAATTCGTGGCACAGGTTCTGCAGGTATTGGTATTGTTCGCGATCAAGATAATGGAAATCCAGCAACACTATTTCTTACTAAAACAAGAGGAGATGATACAACTATTGTCCAAAGCGGTGACAGTTTAGGTGAAATTAGATTTTGTGGAAGTGATGGCGTTGATGTTCGTTCAACTGCAGCACGTATTTATGCTGAAGTCAACGATACTCCTGGCTCTAATAGTATGCCTGGAAAACTTGTTTTTGGCGTTAGTGGCACGGGTGATATTGCCGCGCCGGACCGAATGGTTATTGATGGTTTAGGAGATGTAGGCATCGGAACTGATAATCCAAGAAACAGTGCTAAACTAGATGTACATAATTCAACATCAAATGGTGTATACATTAACTATGATGGTACGAGTAATACTGATTTTGGATTAAGAATTGAGAGTAATGCCGCTGGCGGTAATTTTGAATCTGATTTTGTGAATGGAACTGCAGCACTTTTAGATCTTTATGCAAATTCATCAACCGTAACTGGTGGTGATTTGTTAGTTGCTAGAACTCAGTCATCTACTCCTGTATTGTTGGTTAGGGGTAATGGTAATATTGGCATCGGTACGAACAATCCTCTTGGAAAGGTTCACGTTGAATCAGCGGCAACAACAGCTGGGTGGCAAATTCGCACCGATAGTGCAGGACTTAACAATGAAAGTGGTTTCTATCGGGATGCCAATGATCATTATGAGCTTGTCCTTAGGAACGGTAGTGGCGGCCTGTCGTACTTAAAGAATGATGGTGGCGCTAGTACTGCAAACCTTCTCTTTACCGTACAAGGCAGCGAGCGGATGCGTATAACTTCTGATGGTTTGGTTGGCATCGGTACGGACGCTCCTGGTAAAAAGCTACACGTTGTATCTAGCGAGAGCACCAGTGCAAATTTTGAATCGACTGGAAGCAATTCCAGTATCCGTTTCATCAATTCTACCGCAACCAACGTCTATATCGGAAACAAAGATACCAACAATTTCCACATCTCTACCGGCGGGTCAGAACGTGTACGTATAACTTCAAGTGGCGTTGTCGGCATTGGAACTGATAATCCAAGTAGTACTTCGCAATTACACATTTATGATGGATCCGCAGGTTGCGATTTAACGATTACTTCTGGAAATACGAATGCGGTTGATATTAATCTTGGTGATATAGATGATTATGACGTAGGAAGAATTCGTTATAATAATCAAAATGATTCAATGTCATTTCGTACGAATGGATCAGATAATAGACTTCGTATAGATTCGAGTGGAGATGTCGGCATCGCTACGGACAGTCCCGACAGAAGGCTACATGTCAGAGGATCACAAAATAACATTTGCCGAATTGAATCTAGTAACAACAATTCAAGGATTGAATTTAAAGATTCGGGGACTGATTCAAATGCTACAGTATCAATTGGATCATCAGGTAACGCTTTCCAGATCAATACCAATACGTCTGGCACTGGAACTAGAAGAGTAACAGTACAAGGTGATGGTGAGATTTTATTTGGGACTCAAACTAGAACTGCTGATAGCAGTTCAGGCATAACATTTGTTCCGAGTACTAACGGTCGAGTGCTTTTAGACTGCGGTACAACCAACACTGCAACTGCTCAGTTACAGAGATTTTTCAACGGTAATGGACAAGTTGGGAACATCGCCACTAACGGCAGTGCAACCGCCTACAACACTTCCTCCGATTACCGTCTGAAGGAAAACATTACCCCAATGGTGGGTGCTGCAGATCGTGTTAAATCACTTAAGCCTTGCCGCTTTAATTTTATTGCAGACGACTCAAAGACTGTTGACGGCTTCCTTGCACACGAAGTACAAGAGGTCGTCCCCGAGTCCGTCACCGGCACCAAGGACGAAACAGAAGAGATCGGCACTCTGACCGAGTGGGATGGAACCATTCTCGAAACTAATACTCCTGAGCCTGATTCTCTAATTTGGGATGAAACGATCACTGATGAAGATGATAACGAAACCGTTGAAACTCGCACCCGTACTTGGGTAAAGACTGGTGATCGTCCTGTTATGCAAGGTATTGACCAAGCAAAGCTGGTCCCACTCCTCACCGCTGCGTTGCAAGAAGCAATCGCCAAGATCGAAACCTTAGAGCAACGCCTAACCGACGCAGGTCTCTGATCGGCAACCCGTCCCCGTGTGCTTTTCTAATACACTGTTGACGAATAACTTGCAATGAGATACCAAACCTGATATACTGAGGGCCTAACCGCCCTCTTTTTTATGTTCAAATATATCCTCGCGGGTCTTTTAGCTGCAACACCTGTTGCCGCAGAACCAACTAAGGGTTATTACACCATGGATTCCATGGGGTGTATGATCCTTCAGGAATGTACTAACGGAGTGGAAGAAGTATTTTCTTTACTTGATATCTCTTCACAGTATGAAAATCCAGAAAAGTTTACTGTTATTGCTGATGAATTCAACTACATGTTGGTTCTACTGAATCAGGTTGGTAGTAAAGTCTATCTTGCCGATGAGAAGTATTTTCCTGTTGGTCATCGTGGTGTGTACCATACTGTCTCTAATAATTTCTACCTCAACAAAAGGTACATGCATCGTCCTGGCGCATTGATGTCTGTGATGCGTCATGAAGGATGGCACGCTGCACAGGATTGTATGGCAGGTTCTATCAAAAATAACATGATTGCTATCATTGAACCTGAAGAAAATGTCCCTGCGTATTGGGCAGAAATTGCAGAAAAAACGTATCCTAAGGCATCACTTCCATGGGAACGTGAAGCAATGTGGGCTGGTCATACTGAGGGTATGACTGCACATGCACTTGAAGCTTGTGCGACTGGAAGGATGTGGGAATTTTTTGAACCAACACCTATGACCAAAGAATGGCTTAAAGAAAATGGATACATCAAATGATATTTGGAAGAACTATAAAAAAGTTCTTTGGGAAACATTTCCCGACCTAGAAAACATTTGTGACTGGGCAGACTGGGAAGGAAAAAATCTCAACCTTTCTGCTAAGTTGTATAATTCTCCATACATTTTGAAGGCCAGAGAAGTAGAAATCTGGAACGAGAAGACATGTATTTACAATACAATCATCTATCCCAAGACTGGATCTGATTTGCCTTGTTTTGGAATGGATCTGATGATGTTTTTCCCAAAGAAAGTTGTGTTAACATTCGACTTTCAACATCCTCGTGAAAATTATTTGTTCTCTGTTCCAAACCTACCTAAATGTGAAGGTGGCATTAGGTTCTTTGAACCTGGTAATCACTTCTCTGAAAATCTATACATTCGGAAATGTACATCTGAACAAGTAGATGATTACCTTAATGATTTCAAAACATATCTACAGATATTTGCAGGTATGTTGAACTCCAAAAAACCAACTGGACTAGATATATCTAAGTACACTGATTTTGATCAGTACATGACCAAGTTGGATCCTGTTGCTGGATATCTTTCCAGTAACTTTGGAAAAGAACAATCCGAAAAACTTGTAAAAGAATTTTTGTTTACTTATTGACATGTCATTTACTGTTTACTCTAAGCCTGGTTGTCCATATTGTGAGACAATCAAACGAATTTTAGTTGGAAAAGATCTTGAGTTTCAAGAATATGTTTTAGATACAGATTTTGATCGCGGACAATTTTACAATGAGTTTGGCGAAGGATCTACTTTTCCTCAGGTCGTTATGGATGATCAGAAACTTGGTGGATGTACTGACAGTTTAAAATACTTACGAGAACAAGGTGTAATCTGATGAACGAACTGTACTACGACGTTGAGAAAGCTATTGATTATGCTTTTGATGGTCGATTTGTACTTAAAATGTATGACTATCTGAGAGTTTCTGATGTTAAGAGACCTGTGGTTGAAGAGTTTATTCATAGTTCGACTGCACAAGAAATCGCGGATCTTGTAAACGAACTTGAAGAGTATCTCGAAGGAGGTAGTGACTATAATCATAGACTCCTTCGTGAAGCTTACGGACACATTCCAAAATCTCAAGTTCGTAAGATCAAGACATATCTCTATGGTATACTTGAAGATGCGTGGCAGTACAGTAATGACAGAAAACCTGGGCGTAAAAAAGGAACTAAGAATCACAAAAAGGTTTCTAAATAAACATGAGAGTTGGAGGATGAAGTAGGTTCCATTTTGTTTATCTCTCAAGGTTAGAAAGATGTTAGCAATTTCACTGGTTTTTGGTGCCTTATTTGCAGTTGGTGGCACTATCGTTGGTTTCATTTCAGGTTGGTTCGCAAACGAAAAATATTCCGAGTATGTAGAACTTAAGACAGCACAGATTGCAACACACCCCGAAATGTATGATACTGAAGGGAACCTAATTACTTCTCAACTGACTGCTCTTCGAGTAGTCCTTGACGACCAAGATTTTTATTACGATGATGAAGATTAATGGATGAAAATTTTATTGGAATATATCCTAATGTTCTATCACAAGAAGAATGTGAGTATTTGATTAATTCAATTGAAGAAGCTTCTAGGCGTCCAAATTTAAGTTTTTTACATGGTAAACCCGCAGAAGCTGCGGATCTTCTGAATAGACATGACTATTCATTTTATGTAAATAATGCCAATACAGTTGACGAACAAAATAGAGAAGCGCATTTAATAGTTGATGCTGCATTAAATAAGGCTGCACAACAATATGCGGAAACATATTTTCCAGTTATATGTGTTCATGCAAGTTCTCATTGGGTAAAATTACAAAAAACACCCAAAAAAGGAGGATTTCATTCATGGCATTGTGAAAATTCTAGTTTGCAATACTGTGATAGAGCACTTGCCTGGACAATATACCTAAATGATGTGCCAGAGGGAGAGGGTGAGACAGAATTTCTCTGGCAGGGTGTTAAAGTACAACCAAAAGCTGGAACTTGTGCTATTTGGCCTGCCTATTTTACTCATGTGCATAGAGGAAATCCAGTCTATTCATGTGAAAAATATATTGCCACAGGTTGGTATACTTATGATGAAAGACCCAAAACAAATTCGTAAATGACCAAGACAATGACTAAGACTAAACTTCCACCTAATCCTCTTTTGACAGAGGTTCTTACATTTGTTTCTAAACAAAGAAGTAAGGCTAAAAAAGTGGAAGCTCTGAAAGAGTATGATACTGATGCTCTCCGTGCAATTCTAATTTGGAACTATGAAGCTGTGAGTATGCTTCCAGAAGGCGAAGTTCCATACTCACCGAATGAAGCTCCCAAAGGAACCGAACACCAACAACTCTCTACGGAGTACAAGAGACTTTATCATTTTGTGAAAGGTGGTAATGATTCTCTTAAATCTCTCCGTAGAGAGAGTATGTTTATTCAACTTCTAGAAGGTCTTCATGCAGATGAAGCTAATCTTCTCTGTAAAGTTAAAGATCGTCGTCTAGAAGAAGACTACAAAATTACTATTGATATTGTAAAAGAAGCTTACCCCGATGTAAAATGGGGATGGAGGAAGTGAATTTGACAAACGTTCAAGTCGAAGAGTTCAAACAGAAGTACGGTATTACAGTTATCGCAACCAACTGTAATCGAAGTGTAGCTGATGACAGAAGTCTACCCGTTGACAGTTACATTCTGACTCTAGAACATGAAGATGAAACTTGGCAGGACATTGTAAAGGGTGTCAAAGTAAAGATCTTTGATGCCTATTACGATACCTTTGGTCACTGTATTAAATCGATGGAATATACCAAGGGTACAATTTCTGCCAAACTTTGGGGAAATACACTCAAGTCGAAAGAGAAGAAGAAAAAATGACCGAAGAAAAGTTCGAGTATCAAGAACCAGAAGGTAAAGGTATGGTCGGAGACCTCTCTCAAGGAGAGGCCTCCACTGGTTCAAATAGTAAAAATTGGTCGAAGAAAACTGCAGACCTTAGTTTCGCATCTGGTAAAACTAAAGAAAGTATTGCCAAAGAACTTCGACAAGAAGTTGATGAAGAAGTTTTGAAGAAGGTAAAAAAAGAATATAAACGTCTGAAGAAGTATTCCAAATCTAATCTTTTCACAATTCAAAAACTCAATGGTCAAAAAACCATCATCGATGAACTGATCGAAGAGTACGAACAAAAGTAACCAATTATACAAAACCGCTTGCCTATATACTTATGAGGGTCTATAGTAGACCTGTCGTTCATCCGAGAGATCGGACGCAAGTAAGTCGCGCAACGGTTCCGTTGATCCTATGTTATCATTAATGACTGTTTTTGCCATGCACGTCCCACCTTCAAATTATCTGAAGTGTGATGACTATGAATGGCTAAAACAAGAAGTTCAAGACTCTAACGTCTTTACTCCTGTGGAAAAGTTTGAAATCATTCTTCAATGGATGGAACATACTGATCCGCATTGCTTTGATGACAAGGACGCAAACGACTGAAGGAACGGAGAAACGGATCCGCCGAAAGGTGAGAAGGTTAATTTCCATTCATTCAGGTACGAACAATGAACACACTTCAAATGATCAAAAAGCAGATCGACAAAGCCTCTGCAATTCATGATGCACAAATTCTTCACACCTCTTATCGTGGTGTTAAGTATGAAGTTTGTGCTCCTAACAGTGAAACGCATGGCACTTTCTGTTATCGTGGTCGCACTTACGTTAAGTAAGACAACTGATAATAAACTTAAAGAGGCCCCTCTGGGGCCTCTTTTTATAGGTATAAACTCGTAGGTATAAATTTTTGTATCCTGCAACACAAAAAATCAAGATATTCTGACTATATACGATAGAATTATGGGAGGTGATGAAATGAACGAAACCCTCTTTTCATCATGATCAATTTGCATAGGGGTTATTATGCACAATTTAATATCACAAAATCAATTAGCAGATTGGAGAAAACTTGAAGAAACCTTAGACAGATGTAATGAAGAATTAGATCTGATTAACGATTACTTCAACTGTTTAACTGAATGTGATGAAGATCAAGGAACCTGCAAAAAAATTTGCAGAGAACTATTAAAGGGGTGAAGGATTAAAGAGCTCTATTAAATAACCTTACTCAGGAGGGCACTAGCCCTCCTTTTTTGTGTAAATAATTATAGTCAAGGGCACACAACCCACATGGGTATGAGTGTACAAAGAACCTCATTTGAACGAGAAGAGTGACGAGTGTTCGCGTCTCTGGTACAAATGGTTTGACCTGTCCCAGGACCCAGCCACAAGACGCTCTGAGGAGTGCCAAGAGGCGAGGCGGGTTTGGTGTCAGTGTGCAGATGAACTGGGTCAGATGGTCCATGAGGCCGTAGATCCCGAAGTATTTGCCAGACTGTTCAAAATTGGATATAATAACTCTGCCAGGGTTCAAGAGGATGAACAAAGCTAAACTTAAAGTTCTTTTGGCTGCTCTCAAAGAAGTCGTCAATGAACTAGAATCTGAGATCTACTCAGATACAGAGTCTTATATGGAAAAAGATCCATATGGATCTAGTGATTTAATTTTAGATTACGATGAGGTTTTTGATGACGATGGATTCCCAGACTGATTGGCGTTACAGTGATGAGAAGATGAAGTTGAGACAACAAGCTCTTACTATTCTTCTTAATAAATTTGGTTCTGAGTTAAATAGTAGTAACACAAGTAAAGAACCCAACCAGACCATCTATGAATGTGCTCATGATTGGGTGTCACAAGGTAACGTAAATTGTAATGGGATTGTGAGTTACTACTCCGCATACTACTCTCATGAAAGACAAAAAAGCCTGCAAGAAAATTCTTAAACGTGCAAAGAAACATCCAGACTGGTATACGCCAGAGGAACTTTTGTATGTTAGAATGTATAAGAAAGAACTGAAACAACATGAATGTAAAACTGATCAGTGTAACTCCTGACGCTGAAAAAACTATGGGGTATGTTGCTCGGGTTTCTAATCCGAACAACCAAGAGAATCCAAAGGTTGCAGGACTTCTTGGATACTGTATCAAACATGAACACTGGTCAGTCTTTGAACAGAGTTTCATGACTTTGGAAATTGAAACTACACGGGCTATCGCCGCTCAAATTTTGCGCCATCGCTCATTTACATTTCAAGAGTTTTCACAACGGTATGCTGACAGTTCTCTCTTAGGAGATGAGATTCCTATGTTTGATCTCCGTCGTCAGGACACCAAGAATCGTCAGAATTCTATTGATGATGTTGATCCTTTCTTGAAACAAGAACTTGAGATTGCAATCAAGCGACACTTCGAGAGTGGTATGAATATCTACAAACAAATGCTTGATATGGGAATCGCAAAGGAGTGTGCTCGTTTTGTATTGCCTTTGGCTACACCAACCCGTATCTATATGACAGGCTCTTGCCGGTCATGGATTCATTATATTAATCTGAGGAGTGCCCATGGAACTCAGAAAGAACACATGGACATTGCGAACGCCTGTAAGGATGTATTCGTGAAACAGTTTCCCGTTGTGTCAGAGGCCCTTGAGTGGGCCTAAATATATTCACCCCCTGATCTTATCGTCATGCCAACATATCCCGTCGTCAATAAAGAGACTGGTGAACAGAAAGAAGTCCGTATGAGTTGGACCCAATGGGATCAGTGGTTGGAGGAGAATCCTGGATGGGTTAGAGATTGGTCTGACCCTTCTACGGCACCAATGGCTACTGAAGTCGGGGACTGGAGAAACAAACTCGTTTCCAAAAAACCAGGTTGGAACGAGGTACTAGAAAAAGCTTCACGAGCACCTGGATCACAAGTAAAGAAGATTTAAGTCTATGCCTGCTAGAAAGAAGAAGACTGATCCTGTTGGTATTGGGTTGAGCGCTAAACAAATGAAACGCAAAAAACCAATCAATACTGATTTATTGTTTGATATTGAACCTCTTACACCAAATCAAGAAAAATTCTTTAAGGCATACAAAGAAGGTAAAAACATTTTTGCTTATGGATGTGCTGGTACAGGTAAAACATTCGTTGCACTCTATCTTGCACTTCTTGATGTTCTGAATGAGTATACTCCTTACAAGAAAATCTATATTGTTAGGTCTCTTGTTGCTACTCGCGAGATTGGTTTCCTCCCTGGAGATCATGAGGACAAGTCGGCTTTGTATCAGATCCCATACAAGAACATGGCGAAATACATGTTCGATATGCCAACTGATGCTGACTATGAGATGTTGTATGGTAACTTGAAAGCTCAAGAAACTATCTCATTCTGGTCTACCAGTTTCATTCGTGGTACTACATTTGATGACTGTATTCTTCTGATTGATGAAGCTCAGAACTTGAATTTCCACGAACTTGATAGTATTATTACTCGCGTAGGTGACAATTGTAAGATCATGTTCTGTGGTGATGCAGTTCAAACTGATCTTCAAAAGACTTACGAAAAGAATGGTATCCTTGATTTCATGAGGATCATTGAACAGATGCAAGAATCTTTTGAAATGGTTGAGTTTCAAGTTGATGACATCGTTCGTTCAGGTCTTGTCAAAGAATACATTATGAAGAAAACAGCCTTAGGACTCTAATGAATCGAACTTTTGTTAATCATCTTGGTGACATTGAACTAAAGAAGAAAGAGACTCCAGGTTGTCGTCTTTACGAATTGCCAAATGGTGACTGGGTGCCTTCGATCACCTCAGTCACCTCTTTCTATAACCGTGAAAAATTCATTAAGTGGAGACAGAAAGTTGGTGAAGAGAAGGCGAATCAAATCACTAGAAAGGCTACGAGCCGCGGCACGGACTTCCACGAAGTGGCCCAAGATTATCTTGAAGGAAAGTCGGTTGACTGGGAAAGTCATCTTCCCGCATCGAAGTTCATGTTCCACTCCTGCAAACCAATCCTTGATCGGATTGATAATATCCATGCTATCGAAAGGACTCTCTATAGTGAGTACCTTGGCATTGCTGGTAGGGTTGACTGTATTGCGGAGTTTGACGGTGAGCTTGCGGTTATTGACTTCAAAACTTCTGAGTATATTAAACCAGAAGAGTGGTTAGAAAACTACTTTGTGCAAGAGACTTTCTATGCATGTGCATATTATGAAATGACTGGAATCCCAGTCAAAAAACTGATCACCATCATGCAGTGTCCTAATGGTGAGAATCATGTGTTTGACAAAAGAAACAAAGACGAGTATATTAAGCTACTAGTTAAGTACATCAAGAAATTTGTTACTCATAGATCTTCAAATGCCGAATAAAGAAGTAGACAAGGCTCTAAAAGACAAGTTTCTTTGTCAGACTAAGTTTACAAAAGATATTGAGAATCTCGTAAAGAACGATTCTGATTTCAATTACATCGACGCGATCGTTTACTATTGCGAAGAGAACAAGATTGAGTTAGAATCTGTTCCGAAGTTGATCTCAAAACCACTGAAAGAGAAACTCAAAGCTGAGGCCATTGATCTCAACTTCTTGAAACGTACATCCCGTGCTCGTTTGCCCCTGTGAATTATGACTTCATATAGATTGAAAGGCATTGCAAGTGAAAAATTATTTGCGGCTAGATATTATGAACTTGTCGATGATGAACAGATGCAACTAGTAGAACCAACCATTGATTATGGATGGGACTATAAAATTGAAAAAACTGGAGTTCGTATCCAAGTCAAACGTCACACTCCAAACAAAAAATATAATCCTTTCAACATGGATTTAAGAAGAAAACGTAACAAATGCACGGGTAATTATACAGGGACCGAATTTGATTACATTGCTATTCATGATGTAGATGCTGATGATTTTATTATCGCCCATGTATCACAATTAATGAATGGTGATAAAATGAAACAAAGTGTTGGTATTCGTTCTCTTAATAATGAAGGATTTGAAATTTTGACAGCGTAATGAAAGTGACACCATTTGAAGTCTACACAACCTATCTTGGGATGAAGAATCATTTCACGAAGGATAAGTATGACTTTGTAAAATATTCTGGTAAGACCCGTGCATCTGTCGCCTCGTTCAACAAACGTCGCGACAGATATTTTTTTGAGAGGATGTCCCGTAAAAAGGATGACCATGAGATTGTAAACTATTTCATTGCAAACTTTACTTCTCATGATGACCCTGGTAAAGTTTGGATTGGAGAGATCATTCAAAATGGAGAAACTAACTTCAAAGAGTGGCAACGAAGAAACCAATCGTTGTCCTACGTTTTCGGAAACGAAGTTGAAGGAATCTTTACAAGAGATAATTTCGACAGTTACTTCTTTACTCAAGGCCAACACCCAAAGATTCTGAAGTCTTTCCTGAAGAAAGAAATCAGTTTGGAGACTCTTGTCATTCTTGATAAGATTCTAGGGTTTAGAGCTCATTTTGATAAGAAACTGGATGACCCTATCTGGGGTACGGTTTCCCTTAAAATGAAGAAGTATGCATCCTTTCTAAATATCGATGTGTTCAAGTTTAAAAGAATCTTAAAGGAGAAACTACTATGAGTTTTCTTGACAGTGAATACGTTCGTGCTTCCCTTGTGGATATCAATGAACTTCAAGAAGACATTTACAGTGACATCATGAAGTTTCCATCCATGACAGATACTGAAAAGTATGAACACATTTCTAAGTTGGAATCCCTTCTGGAAAAACAAAAGATTATGTACACTCGGGTAGCCCTGAGTGATGATCCAGAAGCGATCCAGATCAAAGAGAACATCGTCAACGCAGCCAAAATGCTAGGTGTCCCAGGGGAGGTGGATCCTGGAACTCTCTTTGATAGTATGTACCAGACGATCAGTCGTCTGAAAGGGATGTTGGAAGAGACTCTTGACGATTGAGTCAGAGTCTGTTACGATATCTCTGCCACCAAAAAGGCCAAATCCAAACCAAATCCGAGGTAATCCGAATGTCTTTTGCCGATCTTAAGAAACAGTCCAAACTGGGTTCCCTGACCTCTAAACTGGTCAAGGAAGTTGAGAAGATGAATACACCTGCAGGTGGTGATGACCGTCTGTGGAAGCCTGAGATGGACAAGTCCGGCAATGGTTACGCCGTTGTGCGTTTCCTCCCCGCACCTGAGGGTGAAGATCTCCCCTGGGTGAAACTGTACAAACACGCCTTCCAAGGTCCTGGCGGTTGGTACATCGAGAACTCCCTGACCACTCTGGGTCAGAAGGATCCCGTGTCTGAACTGAACACTACTCTTTGGAACAACGGGACTGATGCAGGTAAAGAAGAAGCCCGCAAACAGAAACGTAAACTGGAATATTACTCCAACATCTATGTTGTGAAGGATCCTGCGAACCCTCAGAACGAAGGTCGTGTGATGCTCTACAAGTATGGTAAGAAGATCTTTGACAAGATCATGGCTGCAATGCAACCTGAGTTTGAAGACGAAGAACCAATCAACCCCTTCGACTTCTGGCAGGGTGCAGACTTCAAGATCAAGATCAAGAAGGTTGCAGGTTACTGGAACTATGATTCCTCTGAGTTTGCACGTCAAGCTCCTCTTCTGGATGGTGATGATGATGCACTCGAAGCTCTGTGGAAACAACAACACTCTCTCGCAGAACTGGTTGCTGCAGACAAGTTCAAGGACTACGATGCTCTGAAGAAGCGTCTGGACTATGTTCTTGGTGTTCGTGGTGTTCCCAAGATGCAAGATCAGGAGACTGTCGAAGAGGAACAGGCTTTTGAACGCGAACGTCGTGGTGAAGGTCTGAACAGTATGAGTGAAGATCGTGGTAACTTCAACTCCCCTGACATCACTTTCAGTTCTCCTTCCCGTGATGAAGATGAAGATGATGCACTGTCTTACTTCCAGAAACTTGCTGAGGAGTGATCATGAAAACTCTTTCACTGGAAGACTATCAAAATGCTGGTGAACAGTTTTGGCCCAAGTATTGGTACGTTGCCAAAGAACTGGGTGAAACTGCAAAACCAGAAGACATCTTGAAGGTCATGGAAGCTGTTGGTGGTGTCGCTCTCAAACTCAAACAAGAGGAAGAGACGGCACCCTTCGGTTTCAATAAAAAATCAGAGGAATCAAATGATGATGCGTCGAGCTAAAAGTTATACTACTGATGAACTGAAACAGATTGCTGTTGAAGTTCTTGAAGAGTTGAAACGTAGAGGTGAAATCTGATGGGTGATGTAGTTGATGTATGGACGAAACTCAGTTATGGAGAAGGGTTTCTCTTCTCCCTCTGGGTCATCGGGATGTATTATATTAAACTCCGAATGGATCGATATTTTGGAGGCCACCAAAAACGCTAAAGGCTTTCAAAAATAGCGGAAAAAAAATCCCTGGCTATTTTGGTGGCCAGGGATTTTTCTATTTTCCAGTGATTCTGATCGGTTCTGTCTTCTTGAGGGTTTTTGAGATATAGTTGGAATTTGGTGTATATCGCATAATTTCCTTCATGTCATTAATTACTTGTGGAAGTAAATCTCTACGAATAAGTTGAATATTTCGTTTTGCATCATTTCGACGTAATTCGTTCTCAAAGACTGAAACTGACTTAAAAGGTGATATTCTCTTCAATTGGTTACCAATGGTGTAGTTAACATAAAAATCTTCTTCTACAACTTTTCCTGCGGGTACGATTAGGTTATTTTTATAGTCTCTCCATTCAATAGTTTCATAATGATGTATTGAAGTTAGTTCTTGTGGAGTGTATTTTTCATTAAGAAGAATATTCAGATCATACTCAGTCAGAGGCCATTCAGTACGAATGTCGGTAATATTATTAGATGTTAGAACGACCCAATCATAGTTTGCATTTCCGTAAAACTTTTCTGCAACTTGATCTGGTCTGTCTCCACCTTCAATCTTATATTTTTCAAAAAGAGTAGCTACTGCAGCATAATCTTCTCTAAGTTTTGCACGACGAAATAAATTCTTTACTTCAACAGTAGTTCTACTACTGTCTCTGTCTTTAAGTAAAGAACTGTAGTTTAAGTTTGGAAGATAAGAAAAATAGTTAGACATTAGAATCCTACGTCATCGTAAGCAAAACCACTATTTTCATAATCTTCTTCGTATACAGGAACAAGTTCTTTGAAGGTCATGATTACCAATGTAGTTACTGGTTGAGAGTCTGGACCATAAGCAGCCCAACGTCCCGATGCTCCAGAGTAATCAACCTCAAGATCTGTTAATGCACAGGTTTTAAATTTATTTAATCCTTTTATCTCTTCGTTAGTTGTAGAACCTCTTCTGTATTGCAATCTGAATACATTGGGGGTTCCTAGGAGAAGATTTTCACCACCTTGTCCTTCAAAAAATGATGAACGTCTTTTTACGGACATGCTTCTTTTTAGAACACGAATAATTCTTCTAACTCTTGCTGCTTCTGATTTACTTCTTGGAGTAAATCTTATATTAAATGTAAAGGATCTAAGTGAAGGACCTTGGAAAAGAAGTTCAAAATTTGGATTTTCTACAGCACCAGTAGTTCTTCTGATGACTTCACCAACATCAACATTCAAATTAATTGTGTTGGCTAATGCAGCAGCACCTTGAAGCAAAAACTTTCTCTTGATATATCCAGAACCTGCCGCTGCGCGACCAGCTTCTAATAATCCACCTCCAGCTTTTGTGGCTGCATCTACTATTGTACTCAAAGTATCGCTAAGTTTTCCTTCAAATTCTGTCCCCAAAAATGCTTGTGCCGTTGGATCAAATAATTCACCAGTCACACCACTCATTTCAGCCCCACCAAAATTAGTTCTATCAGCACTCCTCATTGCATTGGGCATTGGAATGATGATTGTTTCTTTTAGTTGTGCATTTCTTGTTCTTACAAATTGACCAGAATCTGTTCTTTGATTAATTTTAGGTAAAGTTTTAGCCGGAACATATTCTGCAACCGTAATCGCCATATGATCTTGAACTTTCAAGTCCATATCAATGGGATACTTTAAAACACTTGAAGGTGCAGCTCCACTTCCGCCTGATAGTAGTTCTGGTGGTTTTCCAAAATCATTCCCAAATCCAAGGTTTAAATTTAGATCATATGCCTCATTACCAGGTCCATAGTTGGAATCATCTAAAAGAGTTGCAGAGTTTTCAGAATTAAAGGTTCTCCAAGCATCCCCATATTTGCCATCAAGATATTCTTGTTTTTCTGCAGAACCAAGATTTTTCCATAATAATTCTTGACCTTCGTATCTATATTGTTCTGCTATACCAAGAGGATTTTCTCCAGAAAAATATTTTGCGATTTGTGCATCAGTAATATTGGAAAGAGATGGATACTGATTTCTATTCAGATTTTGAAGATCCTCTGTGTAGACTGCATCTCCTTTAGGATCATTACTTTGTTGGTATTGTTCTGCACTTGCACCATATAGAGTGTAATTGATGTTATCAAGATCTACCGCAATGTAAGATCTGGTTTTGTCGTTATATGCACCGTATACAAAAGCCATCACTCACCCCTCCATACGCGATACGAAGGGAATCTGTTTCCTGTGGATGTTTTTACGAATTCTTCGGTTGGTAACATGGATACGTCTGCCATCTCAGATTCTGGGATTCTCATCATGTTACCTTGTACCCCCTCAAACTGATATCTATGAATAGACTTATTGGGTACAGTTATACCATCTCCACTATTTATTAAGCCTTTTGCAACAACTTCTCTTAATTTAGGTGCCAAGTAGTGCATATTTGCTGCGATGAACCCATTTTTGTCAACACTCATAACATAACCAACTGGATATTGGTCATAATATTGCAGTCTGTCTGGTTTCGTTGCGTTATAGTTGAAGAAATACATCTCACCAACTTGCACTGGTCCAGATTCTTCACCAAATGAACCTGGATCATCATATTCGTCACCTTGATAGTTTGCAAGAGTTTCTACCAAAGCATCACGATACTGACGACGTGAACCTTTTGGTCCTACCTTAGATTTGACAACAGAAAAGATACTCATTTAATACCTAACTCTTTTTCTGTAAAGATTTTAAATTCCCAAAGTCTATCTTTGCAGTATTCTCTTGCAGCCTCCCACTTTGCTTGATTCGTGCCCCAAGTGTAAACCTCATTCAACCAAGTCTTTGTTTTCTTGGGTGGATTAACGTCTGGTTGTTTGCATTGTTTGGCTGGTTTGATTTCAACCATTACTCTGCGGATGTTACCCTTTGAATCTTTATATTTGATCATAAAATCTGGAAAGTATCGATGCCACTTTCCATCAACAGGTGATTTATATGGAATTGCGATTTCTTCACTCTGCCATTGAATCACGGCATCATTCTTATCACAGTAAACCATAAACTTTCGTTCCCAAAGAGAACGATACACTATCTGTGTGGGATCACCTTTGTACTTTTGTGGATTTGATGGTTTGAATCTTCCACTATAAGCCATCTAAATAACCATAACAAGCCTTCTAATATTTAGAGCCGTTATGGCAATCAAAAGATATCGCGGTGGTAGATATAAGATCGATGATATCAAGAGTCGTTTTTCAACGGTTGCTCTTGATAATGAATATCAGGTGTTCTTTTCACTCAATGAAATCATAGGTAGGGAAGCCACACAACTTGGTATTAGTCAAAGTTTTTTGACTGAAGATCTTGGACTGTATGTTGCTGATGCAGTGTTACCTGGATCTTCTTTTGCTGATATTGAGGTTGCAGGTGATCGTCAGGGTATTACTGAAAGAAATGCTTTCAATAGAATCTATGATGATGTGACTTTTAGTTTCTATGTTGATAGAAATTATGATGTTCTAAGATTTTTTGAATCTTGGATTCAATTTATCAATCCTCTGTATAGTAGTTCTACTGGTTTAGCTGAAAACCAAATCACAAAGTTTAATTATCCAGATGACTATAAATGTGAGATGGTGATTACGAAATTCAACCGTGATTTGAAAGGTAAAAGTGTTGAAATTGGTTTTGCGAATGGACTTGGTAACAATAGAGATCAATTGAGTTATAGATTCTTTCGTGCATGGCCTTACTCTCTTGCTTCTACACCTGTAAGTTATCAGGGCATGAATATTTTAAGGTGTAACGTAACATTTAGATACGATCGATATATTGTGAGTGAAGTAACTAAACTTAGAAGACCTCTGAGTGGAGAACGTGTTAGAAATATCTCTGATCCAGTAACTTCTGTTCCCCCAACTGCATCGACAACATCACCAACATCTTCGTCTGAAAATACAACTACTCCAGCTCCAACAGTTACAGATAATGAAGATACTTCTACTGTAGCTACGCCACCTATTGATGGTAATTACGGAAATACAAATGGACCTGGTACGGATTTTGTTCCTACAGATCCCGCGACTGGATATAGACCAACAGCTAATGATGGTCCACTTCTATATCCTAACGGCAAACCTGTTTATGGTCCAGATGGTAAGATTCAATCCATGTTCTAAATAATATCACTGACTGACTCATTATGCCTTTACCAACTATTTCGACTCCTACGTTTGAACTGATTCTGCCATCCAACGGAAAGAAGGTTAAGTATCGTCCTTTTCTTGTGAAAGAAGAGAAGGTTCTGATTCTTGCTTTAGAGACGGGAGATACTTCTGACATTACACGAGCTATCAAAGATGTATTAAAGGCTTGTATCCTTACCAGAGGTGTGAAGGTTGATCAACTTCCCACTTTTGACATTGAATATCTATTTTTGAATATTCGTGCAAGATCTATTGGTGAGACTATCAAAATTCTTGTAAACTGTCCTGATGATGGTGGTCAAACTCAGGTTTCTGTTGATGTTGACATCAGTCAAGTTCAAGTGATCAAGGATGAAAAACATAGTATTGACATTGACATTGATGGTAATTACAAACTGAGGATGAAGTATCCTTCTCTGGAACAGTTTATTAATAACAATTTTAATTTCAGAGATGAAGAACAAGATGTCTTCAAGATGGTAGCTTCATGCGTGGATCTTGTTTATGATGAAGAAACTGCATATGATGATTTCACCGAGAAAGAAATGGTGAAATTTCTGGAACAATTCAACAGTGCTCAATTCAAAGAGATTGAAACCTTCTTTGAAACGATGCCAAAATTGTCTCACACTATCACCGTGACTAACCCTAGTACTGGTGTTGAAAATGAAGTTACTCTGGAAGGATTGTCAAGTTTTTTCGCTTGAGTATGGCTCACATGGATGCTGAGTCATACTATGAACTTAACTTTTCTCTGATGCAGTACCATAAATACTCTTTGACGGAGATTGAAAATATGATGCCGTTTGAGAGAGACATTTATGTTGCTCTCTTGAAGAATTATCTTGAAAGTGAGAAACTGAAAGCACAACAAGAATACGGCCTTAACTGATGGCAATCCAACAAGTTAAATCTTTTTTTTCAGGCTTTACTAAGTTTCTTCTTGGTAAAGCCTTAAATCGTGATGACAGACTTGGTAATAGAGAGAATAGAAAAAAACTTGCTGCGAGAGCATTTCTTGAGGGATACGAACCAGACGATAGATTATTTGCCAAAGGTCCTGATGATGCACCAGATGTGTTCATGCCTGAACCTCTGGTTGAACCAGTACAAACATATCTACCACCACAACCACAAGCCCCTCAGTTGGTGGGTGCTACCACGGGAGCTGTCGGTGAGGAGTTTGTAGTAAGAGAAATTGAAAGGATAGATGCAAACGTTAACGCCATTGCACTTGCAATGGAAGCGAATGCAAAAGCGGACGCTGATTATAGACAATCAATAATTAGACAACAAAAAGATAGACTTGCACAAAGAGGTGCAGCTAGATCAAGACGTAGATCCTCAAGATCTCGTGGTGTAAGAAATTTTTTAAGTAGAAGAGCTCGTGGTTTAAGTCGTGGAATTACTTCTAGTTTTGATGGTTTTAAGGGAAATTTTGCTGCCTTTGCTGCCTTAGAAGCAGTAGATCAACTACAAAAAAGATTTGACACGATAGTTGATAATGTTATGAATATGATACCCGAACAACTTCGTCAAATGTTGGGGTTAGAACCTAGACCAGAAGAACGCGAAAAGACAAAGGTCACTCCAGGAACTATTACCAACACTGATTTGTCGTCTCTAATGAGGAGAATCAGTGGTGGAGAAGGTGGAATAGATTCGTATAATACTGGAACAGCTGGTAGTCAGGCTGGATATAAACCACCAAAACCCATATCTCAAATGACTGTGGGTCAAATTATGAGGGACCAAGCAGATGGCAAATTATTTGCTGTTGGTAAATATCAAATCACCCCAGAAACTATGAAGGGGTTCATTGAAACCATGAGAATTGGTAAAGGTGAAATTTTTAATGAAGAACTTCAAAATAAATTTGGTAGATATTTCACAGAATTTAAAAGACCTGTTGTTGGTCAATACTTGAGGGGAGAGGGACCAACTCTTGAAGAAGCTTTGATTGCGGTAGCTGCAGAATTTGCTTCTGTCGGTGTACCTAGAGATATGAAACAAGGGGAATATGTTCCTTATAGTAGATATCTTGGTGGACCGATTCCTAGTAGGGATATTAGAAAAGGTGAAAGTCTGTATGTGGGTTATGGTGGTAATGCAGCTCAAGCAGGTGCAATGGAAGATATTAGAAATATATTGGAAAATATGAGATCTTCTGCCGTCACAAAACAAAAAGTTGCTAACGCATATGACTTTCCTATGGAAATTGCTATTGACAAAAAATATATACCCATTGCGACTTTTGGTGAAGGTATGAGTATGATGGAACCAACAATTGTTGATCTGAGAACTAAAGAGTTTAGTTCACCAGGTGGAGCAGCTGCCTCTTCTGACTTTGATGTATCAAAGGTTATTCTTGATCCATTTATAAACCCATCTGAATATGCAAATCTTTTAGGAGTAAACTGATATGGATATCTTTCAGAGTCAAAGATTTGCAAGATCTTTAAGTAATTTGGGTGATACAACTGAAAGACTGGCTCGTATCATGAAAAATGATGCGAGAATGAGAAAAGCTGATTATGCGGAAATTTCTAGATTGAATGATAGACTGAACAGAGTTATTCCTATCATTCCTGCAGCGTTTGGTATCGCTGGCGCGACTCTTGGTGCTGGTGTGGATTCTGGTGTGTTTCCTCCTTTTGGTTTACCTGGGTTTGGTTTTCCTCCTTTCCAAATTCCAGGTGGTGGAGGTCCCAAAAAACCTAAAAAACCTAAAAAACCTAAAAAACCTAAAGGACCTAAAGATACTGGACCTCCAGTAGATGTCACTATAGAAGAAGAAAAACCTGAGCTAGCAACTCAACCTCAACCAATCAGACTCCCAGTTATAGAGTTTGATCCAACAACTCAACAACAAGAAGAAGAACAGGAAATATTGGATCCTCGTTCAGTAGAGGCAAATATACTAAAACAAGAAGAAGCTAAAGCTGCAGCTGAAGCTGAAAGACAGAGAAAACGAAAAACAGGAGAAGAAGAACGTGAACTTACACCTGCAGAGATGCTTGAAAAATTAAAAGAAAGATATGGAGAACAATTCCCCGAAATCTTTGAAGAGGGTCCTGTAGAAGTCCCACAAATCGTCCCAATAGAGAAACCTATACAACAACCAGAGAGAGAATTACCACTTCCACTTCGGTTGATTCAGGGTTTTCTTGATATTTTTAAACTTAATGAAGTAGCTAGACAAACTACTAGATACACTTTGGGTCAAGAAGGCTCTCAGGAAAAAATTAGAGAAATTCTTGATACTATTTCGGATGATCAAAAAGCTGCAGAAAGAATTGTGGAAATCTTTGGGTTGAGCGCACAATTAATTCCTATTGTTAAATATACCTATGGCACGCTCTCTGCTCTAATACCAGTAGGGCCGGGAAAATATAGAAAACTTTATACCGCTATACGATTTATCGCTAATTCGGCCAGACAAGGCAATCTTAGTCCTGCTCGTATAAAACAAATTAAAGCTGATGTAGAAAGATATTTTAGAACGGGTTCTTTCTTTAAAGGAGTTCCTGATGCACAGAGATTGCAAAGTGCTGGGATGATTCGTGCTCAGGGTGCTAGAGGCCCTGCGGGTGGATACACTAATCCTTTGACTGGGGGGCCTGTTAGTAATATATTCAGACAAACTGAATTTGCGCGAAAAATTCAACAATCTTTGGGAGATAGATTTCCAACAATTAAACCACCCCAGGGAATGCAAAATCCATATCGATCTGGAGATCAAATAGTTCCATTTGATGTCAAAAATTTAGGCACACTGGTTAAAACTAAGGAGTTTAATCCTCTTAAATACTTAGAGAAAGTACAAACCCAAGGTGGCGGATTTTTCAATAGAAATATAAAATCCAAAAAAGGACAAACACAACTTCAACCATCAGACATTAAGTCACAAATCGAAAGAAGTGGTGGTTTTCAAGACTCTGACGGCAACTTCTATATATTTCGTGGGGACAGAAGTAGTGCTCCTGGTCCTCAATCTTCCGCAAATATTATGATCAAACCCATCTACATCCTTACGGATAAAATCGCATGAGCTACGTAAAGAACGTAAAAATTACAAACGTCAAGATTACTTCTTTGAGTGGTAAAACTGCGGAGGTTGGTGATGGTATTAGTGGTATTCTTGCATTTGATTATTTTGAGAGTATCTTCAAACCATCCGTTGAAGCTACTTTGGTAATTAGTACCACAGATAAGATTGTTTCTGAGTTACCTATTAGAGGAACTGAGAAAGTCACTCTTACTATTCTTCATGACAGTGGTAATGTTGAATTCAGTGACTGGGTTATCTCTAGTGTAACTGAACCATCTACATCTTCAACACAGTCCACATTGGTTCTTGTTCTTACAACTCCAGAAAATGTAAAACAAGAACTGAAGAAGAACAGACTAACGCAACGATATGATCCTAAAGTTCCAATCAGTGATCATGTTCGCAATATCTTATCTAGTTTGGGAACTGAGAAAGAAGTTGAGATTGAAAAAACTGCAAACTCATATGGATTTTTTGGTAATTACTGGAGACCATTTAAAGCCATCTATTGGCTAGCTAAAAGGTCTTTGGGGACTGGTGGTGGTGATCGTGCAGGATTTTTGTTCTGGGAAACAAAGTCTGGATACAAGTTCAAAAGTATCGACACGATTGCAGCCGACTCAAAGAAAACTACTGTTCAAACGTTTAGTCAACATGAGTCTGTGACTGATGTTGATGATTCTGATAACTTTAAGATTCTTGCACCATTCTTTGAGTATAATCAGGATGTCATCACAAAGATGAGAAAGGGTACTTATGGTGATAATGTAAAGTATTTTAATCCATATACTCTTCCACAAACTTTTCAACCAGAACTAACTCATCTTTACGCTGAGAGTTATGAAAAACTTGACAAATTTGGTACAGAAGATAGAGTGGATCTGAATTATAATGTTCATGAGAATCCAACAGCCATTGACGTAAACCCTTATGTTTCTGGTACAATGACACAGGATGGAACAGTTGACTCTGAAAGTGATAGTGGTAATCCACAGAAGTGGAATCATGCAATGTCAAAGTATCAACAAATTTTGTCTCAATCTCTGAGACTGACTGTCCCAATGAACCTTGAACTTGAAGCTGGATTACCAATCAATCTTGACTTAATCTCTTCTAACAAAGGGCTTGACAATCATGAGAGTGGGGTCTATCTTATTAAGGATCTGAGACATACCATCAGGGTCAACGACAATGGAGGTATTGAATGTTACACTAATCTGCGTTGTATCCGTGACACTTACGGAAATGACGGTATCAATACGAACGTTACATTGTTAAATAGCTAAAAAGATTATAACCCATGGAAAGCATCGAAAAGCATATTGAGAAGGATAGGGAAATCCTTGAGAATCCCACCATCTCACCTCAACAACGTCGTCACATTGAATCTGAACTTGAAGAGTTAGAAGCATACGCTGAGAATCACAAAGCGGATATCGAAGCTGGGGATCATCATGATCCTACTCCCCTTGAAATGTATTGTGATGCAAATCCAGATGCTGATGAGTGCAGGATTTACGAGGACTGATAAATAACTGAAAATTCTTATTTTTGATGGAAGACGTACTGACACGCCCTGGCAGTATGGGGTCTGATGGCCTCAAATGGTGGATTGGTCGCGTTGCGCCAAGAGCTGCCTGGGCAGGTTCTGGTACATTGACAAATGATAAAGATGTAGGTGTAAAAGGATACGAACCTGAAATTGATATTTACTACAACCGTGTAAAGGTTAGTGTTGTAGGATATCACGATCAAATTGCAAATCCTTATGATTTGCCTTGGGCACACATTTTGGCTACGCCAATGTTGCCCGCTGGATATGGTTACAGTGATCAATCACACTATCTTGAAGGTGGGGAAAGTGTGTTTGGTTTTTGGTTAGATGGTGATGATGAACAAAAACCTGTGATTGTTGGTGTCTTTTATAGACACAAGAAAGCAGAAGACTTATCACCTCCGTTGTCTGGTGGAGATTTAAAAACAACAACAAAACCAGACTTGGAGAGTGAACCAACTGGTGCGACTGCAGGAACAAATGTAGGCACTAGTGATAAAATTCCAGAAGTAAGATATAAACCTCCTTATGACGGTTATGATGTTGTAACTGGTAAATTTATTAATCCTGGAATCAAGACTAGAATTCCTGGAACAAATGAAGGTAGTAGTGAAAAGGGCATGACTAGTGCTGCTTTGAAACATCATGCCATGTTGAAAGAATCTATCGACAGGCCTTCATGTAGAAGAGATGATGCTATCAATCAAATCACTGGTCTTCTAGGTGATTTTGCAGAGTTTCTGATTGGTGTTGAACAATATGCAGATCTGTATATCAATGGAACAATTGGTGTACTTGAAAATATTACAACGGAAATTAATTTAATTGCTAAAAACATTGCAGGTATCATTACCTCGATGTTTAATGGTGTAAGAACTCAGATTTTTGCTCTAGTTGGCGAGAGAATTCAAAGTTTTATTAATAGTTTGATTCCCGAAGAAATCAAACCGATTTTTGGTGAAGCTACAAAACAAATTCTCGATACTATTTTTTGTATTTTTCAAAATCTAATCGCAGGTCTTTTCAAGACTATCGCTGATTTTCTTGGAGCTCTCATTGGTAAATTTATCAATGCACCTCTCTGTGCAGCTGAACAACTTGTTGGTGCATTACTGAGTAAACTCACTAATGAACTTACTGCCGCAATCAGTCCTATATTACAATCTTTAAGTGACACTCTTGGTGGTGCTCTTGGTAGTATATCTGAAATTGTTGGACAAGCTCTTGAAGTTATTGGTTTGATCTTTAACTTTATTGGTTGTGATGAAAATAAATGTCCTCTCCCATCCAGATTCTCTACTAACATTGGTCCATCTCAAGGTCAGAGAGATAGTGCAAGATCTTTATTTGAATCTATCTCTATTTTGAATATCCCAACTTCTGAGAATCAAGATGTTGGTGGTTTTCTTGAAGAAGCTCAAGGAAATGTTGATAGTATATTTGGAGAACCTACCGATGAACAACTCCGAAATGCACAATACATCGCATCTCTTGCAGGACCTTGTGACTCGAAAGTGTTGAGATGTGGTCCACCACAGATTGAAATTTTTGGTGGTGATGGTATTGGTGGTTTTGCAAATGCTGTTGTTTCAAATACTGGATCTATCATTGGGGCTCAGATTCTCGAACGTGGTTTTGGCTATACTGTAAACAAACCTCCTTATGTAACGTTTAAGGATGCCTGTGGAGACGGCAAAGGTGCCAGAGGACGAGCCATCATTGGTGATGATGGTGGCATTGATAGGATCATTATCGATTTTGAGGGTTATGGTTACCGTAACAACTTTGGTGATGTAAAGACGATTTATGGAACCATTGATGGTGGTGATGGTAACTCTAATAGATCTAATTCTGATAGTAAAACTGTAACTGGTCAGATCGATGATGTGATTGTTCGTAACCCTGGATTTGGATATAATCCTGGAGACACAATTGACATTGGCGGCGCAAAACTTACTCCAACAATTATTGGAGGTCGTATTGTCAAAGTTGAAGTAAATGACCCTGGAACAGGATTTACTTCGATTCCTGAACTGACAATAAATAGTGAAACTGGAGTGGGTGCAGACCTACAACCAGTTCTCAAGTTTACTGAAGTTAATGAGGATTCTTTACCACCAGGTGAAGTTGTAGTCGTTGTAAATTGTGTAGGTAAGTAATGCCAAACGCAGGAAAAGCTGATTTTGATATTGCTGATAAGAGGAATTATCGGCAAGAAGCTGGTATGAGTTCTGAATACGGTAAAGTCAGTTACCGTGTTATTACTAATGCTGGTTGTGGAGAAGGATTTTATCAAAATGGTCCAGTAGAAGATCATCATTTAGCGACAACTGGATATTCTCATGAAGCTGTAGGCAGAGAACTCAATAAGGTAAAGACTGGAAAAGAAGATCCCATTCTTCCTGCAAAGTGGATTCAAGCAAAACATGGTGATATCGTCTTACATGCAAGAGATGGTGATATTATTCTTATTGGTGATAACATCTTAATGAAAGCCAATGGTACTTTGGATACTGAGGATGGAGACATCCAAATGTATGCAAATAAAGGCATCACTGCAGAAGCTCCAGATATTAAAATCAAAGCTGATAACCTCAGGTTGTTGGGTCAAAAAGATCTAACCCTTTTAGGAAAGGTTTATGGTGAGTTCGTCGGTGGTGTTGTGAGTACAGTTTCTGCAGCTGACTTTGGTGGTTCTTCACTGATTGGAAAACTTACAAGTATTGCAAAGAGTTTGGGAGCCTTCTGATGTCTAATAGTCCGTTAATGTTTGGAACCAGAATGGTTCTAGGTTCCGAAGTCTCTGCGGGTGTCACCAAAGTACAAACACTTCCATATGATAATTCTTTGTTAGGTGGTCTTGGAATTATCAATGGTCCTTTACAGGTTGGTGTTGCTCCACTAGCGATTCCTCCTTTGGGAACGATCATGGTGGGTCCGAATCCACCTACATCAGGTCCACCATCTGTCTGTGGACTTCACATCATTCATCCATCGATTGGACTGAATTGTTTTGCACCAGTTGCTGCAAACTTTTATGGTGTTACAAACCACTGGTCAGCTTGGAATGTTTATGGTGTTGGTAGTGCATATGGATACATAAGATTTTTTGGACTTTGGCACAAAATTGGTCAAAGTGTTGAAGTGGGTGGAACGACGAAATCAGAACCATACATTACTGAAGCGACTCCAAACAGACAAACATCTGGTAACTGGACTCACGCTGGAAATGTTCAGGCAACTGGTAATATTACTGCTCCTACATTCACGGGAAATATTAATGTTCAGTCCTGGAAAGGATTTGACATCAAACATCCAAGAAAACCAAATCGACGCATTCGTCATATTTGTGTAGAGGGTCCAGAAGCCGCCATTTACATCAGAGGAACGCTTAAGGGATCTAATACAATTGAACTTCCAGACTATTGGGATGGATTGATTGATATTGATTCAATCTCTGTTCAACTTACACCAATTGGAAATTATCAAGAGTTGTATGTTGATAAGATCGAATGGGGTAAAAAAGTAATTGTCAAAAATAATCAGGGATCTGCAATCAACTGTTACTACAAGGTTGAAGCTGCTAGAGTTGATGGTGAACCATTAATCGTCGAATATGATGGAGAGTCTGCTGCAGATTATCCTGGAGATCCAACACAGTATTCAATTTCTGGACATGATTATGGGAGGAACAAATAATGCCAGAATCTAATAACGCAAAATCAGAATTCGTCATCAATAACATTAACGAAAAGATCAGTCGTCATAATGATGTTATTGGTTTTGGTACGGATTCTGTTCTTGATGATCCGTTGAAAAAAGTTGATGAACTGATCGATTCATTTGATCCAGCTATTAAAGGTATTGATGCAAAGATTGTATCGATCGGACAATCTATCAATCAAATCAAAGATGAAATTGTTGTTTTGATTTCTGATGCAGTTGGTCTTAGTACAGTCAATTCATGTGCTGCAGGTATTGATACTTCAGTCTGTCCTGGAATTGGATCTACTCCATATCAATGGCCTGGAGGAATTACTAGTTGTTTAACTGGATATGCTGTTGAGTATTATGATACCGTAACTGCCAATAACTGGGGATTTAATGAGAATTCTGATAATCCATTTACATCTTCATCAACTATTCTGAGTAATGCCACTAACACTTTTGGAGTTGGTGTAGGAACATTCTTGTTTCATACTCAAAACAACAGTTCTTATTCTGCTGGTGCTCGTGTGAGTCTTGGTTCTTCCGCTAGTTGTGTTGCAACTCAGACTGAGATCGACAGAAAAGATGATGAGATTGCGGATCTTCGTAATGAGTTTGGCAAATATATGGGTGTTGTCAATTCTATTCGTGAGGAACGTTGGAAGTCCCAACTTGAACGGTGGGGATTGAAGAGATCAAAGAAACAGGCTGAGGCTGACAAGACTCGTCTGGCGGGTGTCTTGACTGCCTTCAGCGATTCGACCTACACGAGCCTATTTTTGAAGTGACACAGGGGCCTTGCCCCGAGCCCCTGGCAGTGGTATTATACATAGGTAATGAGAGGTCACTAATGACTGACGACAACTTCCTCACTAAAGTCGTTATCGACATTTGTTATCGTACTTTCTACATCTTCTCATCCGATGGAGAAAAGAAAGTTCTTGAGTGTGAGGACTCGGATCAATTCATGAATGTGTTAGAAGTAGTTAATCTTGCAAAAGAGTTTGACTCCGAGGTCCAAGTCATTTATTGTGATCCCATTACCACCTCTGCGGGTGTGGTGTAGGGGTAACATCTGAGCCTTCCAAGCTCCAGTCGCGGGTTCGATTCCCGCCACCCGCTTATGGATGAATACAAATTCGGTGGTCATGAAGTCACGCCAGTAAATGTTCTTAGACTTATCAGTGAACTAGAAGGATCATCCATTCTTCTCAAATACATGGGTTTCCAAGAAGATATGGAAACCCTAAACGAAATCAAAAAACGTTATTACAAACTCTACTTTAAATTAAAAAAGGATGAGACCAGAAACTCGTAAGTCAATGGAAATGCTTTGGTCTGCAAAGTGGAATCTTCCCAAAGCCGCACAATACTGTGGTCTTACCTCCAAAGAAATGAAGATTACATTCAACGAGTATTGCAGGTTTCATCCACCAACTTATGTGACTCCGCAGGTTTAGCAATCTGGTGAATGCAGTGAACTCATAATTCACCTAAGGTGAGTTCGATCCTCACAACCTGCACCTTGGGACCATGATGGAATTGGTAGACATTGCAGACTTAAAATCTGTTGACCGTTAGGTCGTGAGGGTTCAAGTCCCTCTGGTCCTATAGTCCCGAGATGACTCTAAACTCGCTCTGGTCGGGACCCTTCCCAAGTCATATACTGCAAAGTGTATGACGATTGCCCTTGTAGCTCAGTGGTAGAGCAGCGCTTTTGTAAAGCGAAGGTCGATGGTTCAAATCCGTTCGGGGGCTCCACGAAGAGTAGCTCAGTTTGGTAGAGCTCTCGCTTTGGGAGCGAGTGGCCGCAGGTTCAAATCCTGTCTCTTCGATTTATTTCTAGTCATGAAAAAAATACCATTCATTGTAAAAGAAAACTTTCTCGATGAGAATAGTTTTTCTCAAGTTGTTGAGGAAACTAGACTTTTAATGCCTCATTTTTATGATGCCAAATTTGGTGGATCAGCTAAAGAAAACGATAAGATTCTCAAACAAAATAAAATATTATCTTATGATGAATATTATCAGGATAATAAAAACGCATCAAACACTGTAAAAATTTTCAGACAAAAAATATTTGATAGTGAACTCTATGGTGAGTTTAAAAATCAAGTCATTGTGGATTTAGCTCAATCTGTAGATTGGGATGAAATGATGATTTCTTACTATGAAGATGGTGATCACTATAAACCACACTATGATTCATCATTCATAACTGGGTTATATTGGTTTGATATAAAACCAAGAAAATTTGCTGGTGGTGAGTTACTTTTGTATAATGGAACAAAAAAAGATCCTCCAGAAATGAGACTACAATTTCAACCAGTAAATAATCGATTCATTGCATTTCCTGGGTGTTATATGCATGAAGTAAAATCTGTGGTGATGTCAGAAAGATGGAAAGGCCAAGGTCATGGTCGTTTCTGTATATCTATATTTTGTGGACACAGGTCATAGTCATGATTGTCTAAATATAAGGAGAAGAAATCTTGTAATCCGCAGGATCGCGAAATGCCTTTAAGTAGACTAGAGAATTTCCTAAAGAACGTTGAAGGTAACATTCTTTATGTAAACCCAACTGATCTTGATGCTACTGATAGTATCGACAATCAGGGTAACTCCTTAACGAGGCCTTTCAAGACAATTCAGAGGGCACTCTTAGAAGCTGCCAGATTCTCATATCAGATCGGTCTTAATAACGATAAATTCAACAGAACCACCATTCTGTTGTATCCTGGAACGCACGAAATTGATAACAGACCTGGATATAACGTAGTACAGTCTGGGTCCAATGCGATTTATCGCGACAGAAATGGAGTTGAGGTAAGTTTAAACCAGTTAAGTTCGGGTAGTAACTATAACATTGATGATTCTGCAAACGAACTGTTTAAGTATAACTCTGTAGAAGGTGGGGTTATTGTGCCCCGTGGTGTCTCTATTGTTGGTTTGGATCTGCGTAAGACCAACATTAGACCAAAGTTTGTTCCTGATCCAACAGATGATGCGATCTTGAGATCGGCTATCTTCCGTATTACTGGTGGATGCTATTTCTGGCAGTTCACTATTTTTGATGGTGATTCAAAGGGTTCTGTTTATAAAGACTATTCAAACGATAGATATACTCCAAGTTTCTCACACCACAAACTGACTGTATTTGAATATGCGGATGGTGTAAATGGTGTTGGTATTGGTACATCTACCACTACCAGTGATCTTTCGATGTATTATCATAAGATCCAAAAAGCTTATGGTGATAGTTCGGGTCGTGCAATTGTAGACTTCCCAGCTAATAAAGATATGCAGGCTAAACTGCCTGAATATGAGATTGTTGGACCTGTTTCTGCACTTGATGTAGGTATCACAAGTATTCGTGCTGGTTCTGGTTCTAAGACAAATACTTCTACAACAATTACGGTTGACTGTGACACTCCACACAATCTAGTTGTTGATAGTGAATTTAGAGTATCTGGTGTTAATACATATCCGAATATTTACAATGGTAACTTTGTTGTAACTGGTGTATCTTCAGAAAGAATCTTCACATATCGATCAAGTTCTCCACCTACAGATGGATTACCAGATCTTGATGGTGACGAAAAAGTTGTTGCAGATACAGATACTGTATCTGGTGCATCACCATATATCTTTAACTGTTCTTTGAGATCTGTTTATGGTATGTGTGGTATGCACGCTGATGGATCTAAAGCCACAGGCTTTAAGTCCATGGTTGTTGCTCAATATACTGGTGTTGGTCTGCAGAAAGATAATAATGCATTCCTCTTCTATAATGAAACAAATGGTCAATATGATACTAATGCCACAGTTGCTGATAGTGAAAAACCACTTTACTTAAACAGTAAGGCTGTTTACAGACCATCTTACGAAAATTATCACGTCAAGTGTTCTAACAAGTCTGTTATTCAGATCGTATCTGTGTTCGCTATCGGTTATGCGAACCACTTCCTTGCAGAATCTGGTGGTGACCAATCAATCACCAACTCCAACTCTAACTTTGGTGCAAAATCTCTAATTGCAAATGGATTCCAAGATGAGGCATTTGGCAGAGATAATAGAGGATATGTAACACACATTGTTCCTCCCCGTAGATTAAGTAAGGCTGAAAAATCAGTAGAGTGGTTGACTCTGAATGTTGGTCTTACCACAAATCCTGTTGGTGTTGGAACCACTCAGAAAATTTTCATCGACGAATTTACTGATCCAGATGTTCCACCCCCAGTTGTTATTGAGGGTTATAGACTTGGTGCAAAATCGGCATTTAGTCAAGATAAACTCTGCACAGAACCAGATCTTCTTAACATCTCTATTGCTGGTGTAGGAACATTCTCTGCTCCAATTAGAATGTTGAATAAAGATGGTACAAGTGGACCATCGAGGACAAAAGAATATAATGTTGGATTTGTTGGTGCAGCTAATAGTATTACGACGAGTGTTCTGACACTTCAAGAGGATCATGAATTATATGCTGGTGAAAGTGTTCGTGTAATCTCTGATGATGGCTCTCTGCCTGATGGTCTTGAAAGCAATACCATTTATTATGCAGTTACAAATGATTCTACTAATGAAACTCTGAACGACGATCAGATCAAACTTGCAAGAACAGAAAACGAAGCTATTCTTGGTGGATCTGGTAACTTTATTACTATTAACAATGATAAGGGTGGTAGACTCAGAATTAACTCTAGAGTTACAGACAAACAACCTGGAGATTATGGACATCCAGTTCAATACGATACTACCAATTCCAATTGGTATATAAACAGTGACATTGATCCAGTTACAAACAGAATTTATGATGCCCTGGTAACAAATGGCCCTGCTATTGGTGCGAGAACTAACAAGTCGTTCTTCAAGAGAAAAGAAGATAATAGATCGATCAATGATAAACTCTATAAACTTCGTTATGTGCTTCCTAAAGAATCACAAGATGCACGTCCACCTATTCCTGGATTTGTAATTCAAGATTCTAGTACTGTTGGTGTAACAACTGCAAGTGATTTCACTGACAATATTCCAAATGCGACGATTCAGAGAAATATTCGTATTCTTAAAGGTCTGGATCGCGATTCAAATAGTGGTGTCACAACTTTTGTCACTGAGAAACCTCATAACTTTGAAGTTGGAGATACTGTTAACTTCCTGAACATCAAGAGTTCTGGTAACACAGTTGGTGCAGCTAACAGTGGATATAACATTTCCAGAGTTGTTACTGGAATCAGTAGCTCCAAAGGATTTGAGGTTAATTTCTCCAATGATCCTGGAAGTTTCATCAATAATATTTCCACAAGGGATGACGGTCTTCCTACAGTATCCAGAAAGTCGGCTAAAGAAACTTTCACAGTATACCGTGTCGAAACTCTGAAAGCTCATGAGTACAACAAACAAGATGGTGTTTATCATCTGATTTGTATTGACAGTAGTATCAAACCAACTGTCAACGAATTTGGATCTTTCGGTTATAACCAACAGATTGAGAACCTGTATCCTCAATTTGATGCTGATAACTTCGTCATGGATCCATCTCAGGCATCCAGTTTTGCTGTCAACACACCACAAGGTAAGGTTGTAACAAACGATCTTCGTTACAGTATCACAAAAGAATTTACCAACAGATACATTAGAAGTAATGGTATCGGTATTGGAATTACTTTTGCAGAAGGATCTACACAAGGTATCACCACGATTTATACAGATCGCGAACACAACCTGAACAGCATTATATCTGTCGGTTTGGGTTCTACTGGTCTGAATTATGGTGCAGGTGTCTCCACGACCCTCTATAACGCCTCTCTGACCTATTCTGGCATCGAGACTGGTAAGGGTGCAACAGCTAACATTGACATTGATGCAAACGGTGGTATCACTGCTATCACGATCGTTGATGGTGGTTCTGCATATGGAGTTGGTCACACACTGAATATCACAGGTGTAGAAACTTCTGCAAGTCACGTTCAAGGTTGGGTCACAGTTAATAAGATCTCCAACAACATTGGTGATGCAATTGAAATCGTTGGTGTTGGTACTTCTCTTGCACGTTATGTCAGTGGATACAATGGAATCCATACAATTACTGCAATCAGACCACAAGCAATCGAATACAACAATGGATTCTGGCCTGGTTATTATGATGTGAATACAGTTGGTCTTGCAACTGGATTCATGATGTATGCTGGTCCTGTACCAGACATTTCTAATGTTGTCTATGACAGTTCGGTTGGTATTGTCACTGTTACAACTGCTGGAGCTCATGGACTCAACGTTAACAATCCATTCAAGATTGTTGGTGTCGCACAGACTATCTTTAATACCGAAAATATTGTTAGAGAAAGAGTCAGTACGACTAAATTCAACTTCAAGTTCAATGAAGATTATGATGCTGCAACATATACATCTGGTGGTTCTGTCTTACCTGTTAACTATGCAGCTCGTGGTGGAGTAACAGAGGCTGGTAGTGAGAGACTTGCACAAAGACATGTTCCTTTCAGAACTGGTATTCAGACAGCAATGTCTGGTTCCAGTCTGAATGCTACCTCTACGACTCTCACTCTTGGTGATAGTTCTGGATTCCAGAAAGGTGATTATGTACAGATTGATGGTGAAATCATTCGTATCTCCTCTGACTTTGCTTCTAATGCAGCTACAGTTCTGAGAGGTCAACTTGGTTCTCGTTCTGCTGCTCATGATGCAAGTTCTCTGGTCAAGAAACTTCGCATTCTTGCAACTGAAAAGAGAAGACACTCTATCCTTCGTGCATCTGGTCACACATTTGAATATCTTGGTTATGGTCCTGGTAACTATTCCAGTGGTCTTCCTCAGAAACAGGATAGAATTCTTTCTAGAGAAGAACAGTTCCTGAGTCAGGCACAAACACCTAATGGTGGTGCAGTTGTCTACACTGGTATGAACGATGCTGGTGACTTCTATATTGGTAATAAAGTCATCAATGCACAAGATGGCACTGAAGCCACTTTCAACATTCCTGTTCCGACTGTAACTGGTGCTGACCAAGATGGATCTGGAACTGGTACAAGACTTGATGCTATCTTTGATTCGGTAACGGTTAGAGAGGGTATTACAGTTGATGGTAACAATAACAGTACCACCAGATTTAATGGTCCAGTTGTTACGAATGAAAAACTGACTAACACCAGTTCTGATGGTATTGAAACAGTTCAGATTTCTATCAACGGTGGTCTTACCGAAAATAGAACCATCACATATTCTCCTTCCAAACCAACTACATCTGGAACAACGGGTGACATTGTTTTCAACTCTAACCCAAGTTTCGGACAATATATTGGTTGGGTTTATACTCAAGAAGCTTGGAAGAGATTTGGCCTTATTTCTACAGAAGTTGATGAGACACAACTCAGTCTTAATACTGTTGGTGTTGGATCTACAAGTGCATCTAGAATTGGTGCAGCAGACGGTTTAGATGTTCGCGGTACAATTATTGCTGACGCATTTGTTTGTGCTGGTGTTTGTACATTCTCTGGTAATACCACATTTGCATCGATCACATTCGATGAGATTGCTGTAAGTGGTGTTGGAACTTTCCAAAATAGGCTTAATGTTACTGGAAACTCCAACTTTGTTGGTGTAACAACTTTGAGAAATGTTGAGTCACTCAATGTTACTGGTATTTCTACATTCGGTGGTAACATTGGTGTAACTGCTACTGTAACAGCCACTTCTTTTAGTGGACCTTTGACAGGAAATGTCACTGGTGATGTTAATGGTAATGTCGTTGGTAACCTTGAAGGTAATGCCGATACTGCTACTAGTGCTACTAGTGCAACCACTGCAACTAATGCTAATAATATCAACGTTGATGAAAAGAACGACAATGTAACCTATCAAGTTCTCTTTAGTGACGCCAATGGTGCTGGATATCAGAGACCATACATTGATACTAATAATGGACACTTAACGTATAATCCAAGTACCCATGTCTTAGTGGCGGGTACATTTGATGGTAATCTTCAAGGTAATGTCACTGGTAATGTTACTGGTAATGTTACTGGTAATGTCGTTGGTGACCTTGAAGGTACTGCTGACAATGCTACCAATGCTACCAATGTAAATCTTCGTGCAAGAAATACCACTGATGCTACCCATTACATCACGTTTGGTACTGCTACAACTGGTAACCAGAGAATTAATACTGACAGTGGATTAACATATAATCCTTCTACGGGTAGACTAACAACAACACTTGTTGATGGTAACCTTGAAGGTAATGCTGATAGTGCTGATAATGTACAAGTAGATCATGATACTGGAAACGCTTGGCATCGTCCTTGTTTTGTCGATGATGGCTCGTCTAGTGGTTCTAATTTACGCATCAAAACTGACAGTGGTAGTACTATTGGTATAAATCCGAACACTAACATAATTCGTGCAACTACATTTGATGGTAATCTTGAAGGCACTGCCGATAATGCAACAAATATTAACTGTGTAGAGGATACATCTTCTACTAGTGCTCATAATGTTGTTTTTGTTGGATCCGAAACAGGTAACCAAAGACCTAATACTGATAGAAACTTTACCTATATTCCTAGTAGTGGTAGGTTATTTGTAGAAGGACGAATTGGATCAACTTCTGATGAAAGTGTCAAAGAAAACATCGAGACAATTTCTGATGCTTTAGAAAAAGTTTCTAAACTTCGTGGAGTTGAATATAATCGTACTGATATAGAAGACACATCTCGTGAAATCGGTGTGATTGCTCAAGAGGTGGAAAAAGTGGTTCCTGAAGTTGTTGCAGACAATCCTAATGGTTTGAAGTCAGTTTCTTATGGTAACATTGTCGGTCTTTTGATCGAGGCTATTAAAGATCAACAAACTCAGATTCAGGAACTGAAGGCTAAGGTTGACGACCTATCTAAATAGACTGAGACCGATAAATATCGGTAACTAGGTAGCCACCATCGTATAAGCCATATGGCATCCAACATTCGATTTAAGAGATCTTCTGTAGCCGGAAAGGTCCCTACTTCCGTTCAATTACCTGTTGGTGAGATTGCGATGAACACCAGAGATGGTGTTCTTTGGATGCAGGAAGAAGCAGGAAGAATTCTCAACGTTCGTGCTGGTGCAGCACTAACTGAAGGTAAATTCATCTATGTTTCTACTTTTGGTGACGATAGTGATGATGGTAGTAGTCCACTCAAAGCAAAGAAAACAATTAAATCTGCACTAGGTATTGCCACCGCTGGTGATACTGTAGAAGTAGCTGCAGGTACATTTGTTGAAGATAATCCACTTTACGTTCCTCCTCTTGTTGCAATTCAAGGGGAGGATTTGCGTTCTACAACAGTAGTTCCTCAAAATACAAATCAAGACTTTTTCTTAGTTAACAACGGCGTATTCCTTGGTAACATGAGTTTTGTGGGTTCTGCCACAACTCATGCCGTTGTTGCTTTTGATCCAACTCGCGTTGGTGTTGTAACTCAGTCTCCATACGTTCGTAACTGTACGAATTTCATTCCTAACAGTATTGGAATGAGAATTGATGGTGATCTGAGAATGGGTAATAATGGTGTCAACGGCTCAATGGTTGTTGACTCTTATACTCAATATAATCAAAATGGTGTTGGTGTATCGATCACCAATAAAGCTTATGCACAGTTAGTTTCGATCTTTACAATCAACTCTGGAACAAGTATTTTCTGTGGTTCTGGTGGTCAGTGTGACATCACAAACTCCAACTCTTCTTTCGGTGAGTATGGATTGATTGGTGATAATGTAAGTCAACTTCAATATGTTGGATTTACCACCAGTTCATCTGGTATTGCAAGTGATAGACTTCAAATTCAACTAGGTAATGTAAAGGGAATTGAGATCACTAACTTTGAATATGATCCATCTACAGGATATTCAACTGTAACGACAAGTGAAGCTCATAATCTAGTCGTTGGATATGCTGCAACACTCAGTGGTATTGGATTTACATGTCCAGTAAGTTATGGTGCAACACATGCAGTTAGTGCATTTACATATGATTCTGCAACTGGTCTTGCTACAGTAACTACATCAACAGATCATGGATTGGTTGCTGGTGGTAACTATAAGTTATCTGGTCTTGAATTTACTTGTACTGGTTCTCCTGGAATTACGACAACTATTTTCCCTGATGGAACTCAGGGATATATGTTTAAAGTGGAGACTTTGGTAGATTCAACTTCATTTACATCTAATGTAGGTGCAGCTGGATTTACTCATACTTATGTTTCTGGTGGTATTGTTCGTGCTGGTATTAACACCGATATTTTCCCAGATCCAAATATTGAACCAGGAAAGTCTGGATTTGTTTTTGATGTAAAGGGTGTTGAGAGTTCTACCAAGTTTAATATTTACTCTGGTATCTCTAGTATTCCACACACATTCGTTCAGGCTGGAATTAGAACTGTTACTAACTTCTTATATGACAACGACTCTGGTATATCCACGGTAACAGTTAGTAAACCACACTTCCTTAAAGTTGGTGACAATGTAAAGTTAGATAGTATTGAATTTAGTTGTTCTGGATCTACAGGTGTCACGGTAAATGTCTCAAATGTTGTATATGATAACACTGTAGGTATTGCTACGATTACAACTTCTGCTGATCATGGAGTCTCGTTGCATAAAACTGTTCAACTTGCAAACATCGAATTCAGTTGTACTTCTGGTGGTCCACCATTTACGAATATTTTCCCAACTGCATTGTATGATTCAAATGCAGCTTATGGTCATGACGTATTCCGTGTCAGTTCTGTAAACAGTTCGACCGAATTTGAAGTTAATGTTGGTGTTTCTACAATTGTTCACACTTATGTTTCTGGTGGTACTGCCACCGCTGGTGTGACAACTACCATTTTCCCTGATGGTAGTTCTAACTATGGAAGTATCTTTGAAGTTACTGGTATTACTAGTACTACTTTTACTATTGATGTCGGTATTGCAACATTTGGTCACACATATGTAAGTGGAGGTACTGCAAGACGTGCTGCAGTTTCTAAACTGTATGCAAACCGCCCATATGACGGTCAGGTATTATTCCTTGATAAACTGTATAAACAGTTGGACAAGATTGATGTTACAAGTCCTGGTCAAGGATATGTTTCTACTCCAACAGTTACAGTTTCCGATCCTGAAGGACTTAATGGAACTACAGCGACTGCAGAAGCTACAGTAGAAAATGGTAAGATCAAAGAGATCACGGTTACGAACAATGGTTCTCAATATATCAACAATCCAACAATTACGTTGACTGGCGGTAGTCCAACAGTTTCTGCGGGAACCACCACTGGAATGAGACCTCTGTATTACACAATCCAGGAAGCTACACAACCAGATCCTTACACAGGTATATCTACGGTTGTGTTTGACCAGGTTTTGAATAATCCTGTTGGGGTTGGAACTACGGCTTTCTTCTATCAAGTAAGTTTGGTTCTTGCATCTTCTCACTCTTTTGAATGGATTGGATCTGGTGGTGATTTAGCTGGGTCTCGTCCTAGACTTGGTGGTGTTGGTATTCAAAGTGCTGAAGTTGTCAAACGAGATGGTGGGTTGGTTGTTTATACATCAACCGATCAATCAGGTAACTTTAGAATTGGTGATGATGTAAACATTAACCAGGTCACAGGAACGATCTCTGGTAGAGCTTTCAACCAGAGTCTTCTAAATACAGTAACACCTCTAATCATCGCTCTGGAAGACTAAAAAATGGCGATTACCCCGTTAAATGTATTCAAGACAATTAGACATCAGGTAACTACGAGCACGGTTGGAATTTATACTGCTCCTGCTAACGTCGCCTCTATTGTTCTTGGAGCATATGCTGCAAATGTTTCGACTGGAGTTGCAACAGTCACCGCCTCTCATTACAGAGGAACTGATGGTCTCGGTGAAATTGCTGTTGTAAATAATATTAAGATCCCGACAAATGATACTTTGTCGATGATTGATGGTAAATTGATTCTTGAGACTGATGATGAATTTAGAATCAGTGCGACCTCTAACAGCACAGTAGAACTTACACTGAACATTCTGGAAACCGCCAAACAGTAATAAAAAATGCCTAATTACATTTCTGGTCGCGTCCCAGCTAACGACCCAACAGGAGTTAGTTCAGACAGGTATGAATTCCTGGGTTTGGCTGATGCTGAACCTAACCTTGGAGTTGCGGATGCGGAAAATTCTCTAGTAGGAACTGGTACAACTGGTTCCAGAATTCTTACCGATACTCCAACTGTAGGTGGAATTAATGCGACTGGAATTATTACAGCGGCTAGTGGTATCATTACAACAGTTAATGCTGAAGTTGTAGATGCCAGTTCTAATCTTTATGCCCAGGTTGGTGTTATAACGAGTCTTGACTCTACAGATTTTGTGAGTGCTGGTGGTACTATTACTACCTTCAACTCTACAGACTCAACAATCACCACAGCAAATGTCACGACAGTAAACGCTGAAACTGTTGATGCTGGTACAGTTTTATATGCAACTACGGGTATTATTACTGCAGCTACACTTACAGATACTGTAGGTACTGCTGGTACTTTTACTAACCTTACGGCAACGCACTTTACACCTACCGATACTGTAGGTACTGCTGCGACTTTTACAAAAGCCACAATTTATACTGGCATCATCACTACTCTGACAACTACAGATAGTATAGGTGTTGCTGCTACATTTACTGATCTTACTACTGACAGATTTAATCCAGAAGATATTGTAGGTACTGCAGCCACATTTATCACTTTAAATGTAACTAGTGAAGCCACAATATCAAGATTAACTCCAACAGATACTGTTGGTACTGCTGGTACATTTACTGATCTTGATGTAACTAGATTAGCTCCAACAGACACTGTTGGTACTGCTGCTACATTTACCGATCTCGACGCAAGTAGATTTACACCCACCGACACTGTAGGTACTGCTGCCACATTTACTACTGTTGTTGTAAATGGAGATGCTACGATAACCAGACTTACACCCACCGATACTGTGGGTACTGCTGGTACATTTACTGACCTTAATGCAACTAGATTTACACCCACCGACACTGTTGGTACAGGTGCTACATTTACTGATCTTGATGCGACTCATTTAACTGCAACAGATACTGTTGGTACTGGTGCTACATTTACTACTGTTGTTGTAAATGGAGATGTTACGGTAACCAGATTAGCTCCAACAGATACTGTTGGTACTGGTGCTACATTTACTGATCTTGATGCGACTAATTTAACTGTAACAAATACTGTTGGTACTGGTGCTACATTTACGAATCTTGTATCGACTCGTATTGATACAACTGATTTTGTAGGTACTGGTGGCACATTTACTGATTTAAAAATTGCTACTCTTCAAGCCAGCGCTGGTAGTCTTGATATTGACGCTACAAGTGTTGATGCAGAAAATCTTTATGCTGCAACTGGTATTATTACCACTCTCACATCCACCGATGTAACTGTCGGTGGTGGAGTTACTGTATCTGCAGCTTCTACTTTCTCTGGTGACGTTACTTTTTACGCTGGGATTAGAGATCGAGATGGTGAAATTGGTGCTGCAGGTCAGGTCCTTCAATCGACTGGAACACAGGTAAACTGGGTAAACTTTGGTGATGCTGGATTTACTGTTAAGGATGAAGGAAATATTGTAGGTACTGCGGGTAGTATTTCATCTCTTGATTTTGTTGGTCTTGGTGTACTTGCAACTGCAAGTGGTATTGGTGCTACAATTACCGTTGGTGCATTAGACGTTGCTAATGGTGATGATACCCAAGTTCAGTATAATGATGGTGGTACTCTGGGTGGTGCAGTTGGATTAGTTTATATTGATGGTACAGAAAGAACTGGTATTGGTAGTACAAATCCAAATAGAAAACTGGCGGTCAGTGGTGATGTAACCGTCCATGAAAATATCTACGCAAGAAGATTCTACGGTACAGCTTCTACGCCTGTTGATTCTCTTGAAATGGCCAACAAGGCATACGTTGATAGTGTCCAGGCAGGTATTGTTATTAAAGCTGCTGTTTCTGCAGGTTCGACACAAGCAATATCGGGTCTTTCTTATACAAATGGACTTTCTGGTGTTGGTGCTAAATTATTTGCTGATGCGAATGGAAGTATTCAAGGTTTACTTGATGGTGTAACTGGACTTCAAGTTCAAGATCGTATTCTTATTAAAGACCAGGGTGTTGGTGGAGTAGGAAATACTGCACACAATGGTTTTTATGAAGTTACAAGAATTGGTAGTGGATCTACATCTTGGGAACTTCAAAGGGTTACTGATTATGATGAACCAGGTGAAGTCGTCGCTGGTGCATTTACATTCGTTCTGAATGGTGCAATCAACGAAGGTAATGGTTTCGTTCAGTTGACGAAGGAACCTGTTGCGATTGGTACATCTGCGATTGAATACACGCAGTTTACTGCGCCTGGTCAGGTAACTGCTGGTGATGGTCTTGTTAAGACTGCTAATACTCTGGACGTTGTAACTGAAGACCCTAATAGAATTGTCGTCAATCCAGATAGTATCGATCTGGCTACAACATCCGCTAACTTAAGTTATGTTTCTACTGGATCTACAGTATTTGTACAAGGAATAACGTTTGATAATTATGGTCGAATAACAGGAATTGTAACTGAAAACACGATCACACGAGCTACAGATGTAACTCATGGTGTTGTGAGAGTTCGAGACGACGCTCAACTTAATATTTCTGGTGGTGATATCAGTCTTACTGATTATCCAGAGTTTATTAATCTAAACGTCACTGGAATCACATCATCTTCTACTGGTATTATTACCAGTGTTCAAACAGAATCTCTACAAGTAACTGGTATTACCACCTTAACCGATAATCTGAAACTTGGTGAGAACGATGTAATTCAAATTGGTGCAGGTAGTGATCTTGAAATTCTTCATGATGGATCTCACAGTATCATCAAAGATACCGGCACAGAAAGTTTAAAGATTTTATCAAATAATTTTGCACTGAAGAATAGTGCAGACAATGAGACTCATATCCAGGCTTCCAATAATGCTGGAGTGGATCTCTACTACGACAACTCTAAGAAATTTGAAACCACTGGTTATGGTGCATCTTTAACTGGAACCTTTAGATCTAATGGTCTGATTAACACTGGTATTACTTCATTCCAAGCCAATGTATATCTTGGTGACAATGACACAATACATTTTGGTAATGATTCCGACTTGCAGATTTATCACAATGGATCTAACAGTTACATTAGAGATGTTGGAACAGGGAATTTAATTATTGAAGGAACTAATGTTCTTATCTACCAAAATGAAACTGAACTTGCTATTCAAGCAACACAAAATGGTTCTGTAGATCTTTATTATGACAACTCCAAGAAATTTGAAACTACAGGATTTGGCGCAACTGTAATAGGAACACTCAACGTTAATGGTTTTGTTAACTCTGGTGTTTCTACATTCCAAGCTAATGCCCATTTTGGTGACAATGACAAATTAAGACTTGGTGATGGTAATGATTTAGAGATCTATCATTCTGGTTCTCATAGTTACATAAAAGACTCTGGCCAGGGTAACCTGTATGTTACATCAAATAGAGTTGAATTTAGAAATGCTGCCGATACTGAATCTATTGCTCACTTTATTGAAAATGGATCAGTACAACTCTATTTCGACAACTCCAAGAAATTTGAAACCACTGGTTATGGTGCAACAGTTTTTGGAACCTTTAGATCCAATGGTTTAATCAATGCTGGTGTTACTACCTTCCAAGCTAATGTAAATCTTGGTGATAATGATAGATTGAGACTTGGTGATGGTAATGATTTGCAGATTTATCATGATGCGTCTAATAGTTATATAACAAACGCAACATCTGATTTAAGAATACGAAGTCAGTATCTAAAATTACAAGGTAATAATGGCGAGAATATGCTCGTTGGTAATCAAAACTCAAATGTGGAGATATACTACGACAACGCCAAGAAATTTGAAACTACAGGATTTGGTGCAACTGTAACGGGAACATTCAGGTCTCAGGCTGTATTAGTTGGTGGTGCAACAACAATTGCTGGTACATTAGAACTTGATTCTTATCTGGAAGACAGATATGGTCAGGTTGGTGCTGCAACATCTGTTCTGATTGGTGATGCCTCTGGCGTCAAGTGGGAATCAATTGCAACTGCTGCACTCCAAGGTCCCAAAGGTGAGAAAGGACAAAAGGGACAAAAAGGAGAAATCGGTCCAAAAGGTGATAAAGGTCAGAAGGGCGATAAAGGTCAAAAAGGTGAACTTGGCCCTACTGGTGAAAAAGGTCAGAAGGGTGAACTTGGTGAAAAAGGTCAGAAGGGTGCTCAAGGTCCTGCAGGTCCTACTGGTCCTACCGGCCCAACTGGTCCTGCAGGTCCCACTGGTCCCACAGGCCCAACTGGTCCAAAAGGTCAGAAGGGTGAACAGGGTGCAACAGGTCCTAAGGGTGAGAAGGGACAAAAGGGTCAAACTGGCGCAACAGGTCCTACAGGACCCACAGGTCCCGTCGGCCCAACTGGACCTACAGGTCCCACAGGTGCGAAGGGTCAGAAGGGTCAGAAAGGTGCCCAAGGCGCAACAGGTCCCACAGGTCCACAAGGTCCCACTGGTCCCACCGGCCCAACTGGTCCTAAGGGTCAGAAGGGTGCCAGAGGTCCCACAGGTCCCACAGGTCCCGTCGGCCCACCAGGACCTAACACCACTCCATCAGTAACAATTACTGGTTCTGGTAATGATGTTCTGAACTTCAGTGCTAACACCTCTAATGACAACAGAGGTATTTCGTTCAACAACAGAACGGCTGTTACCGCTGACTATAATGATGGTTGGGTGAGAATCAACAACCAGAATGAATTTGGCAATGGTTGTTACACACCAGAAAGATTCCGTGGTGATACGGGTCTGTTCGTTAATAGTTCTCAGGGTATTTCAAACTCTAGTGGTAACTATGGAACCATTAGAACCACTGGTGGTGGTGATGGTGGTTGGGAAGGTTATTCAATTGATAACCGTTATGTATTCATGGCGGCTGACAATGATAACGCTGGTCTTTATAATGATATTGATAATGAATGGTGTGTTTATTTCCAACGCAACAACTACACCAAACTGTATTATAATGGTGGAGAAAGACTTGCAACTACAAGTAATGGCGTCAGTGTCAATGGTACAGTTACTGCAAACTCTGACCGTAGATTGAAGGATAACATTCAACCTCTTGATGGATCACTTGATAAAGTTCTGAAGATGCGTGGTGTATCTTTTGAATGGAAAGATCCCAAGATGGGTGAAGGTGAGAACCTTGGTTTTATTGCACAAGAAATGCAAGAAGTTGAACCAAGACTGGTTACTGAAGGTCTTCGAGAAATAACTGGTGAACAGTATCTGACTGTTGCATATTCTTCTTTGACTGCACACCTGGTTGAAGCTATTAAGGAACAAAACGTCGTCATAAATAATTTGAAAGATAGACTCGACAGACTGGAGAATCAGAATGGCACTGAGTAAAGATTATGAGATCCCAGGCACGGGTGTTACTGTGCCTGATGCATATTTTGTTATTAGAGAAGTTCGTGTTGAAAAAAGACTTCATGATTTCGTTTTTCCTGGATATCCAGATCTAACAGATGAACAACGCATCGCAAATGGTGAACCAGCTGTAAACTTCAAAGCTGGAAGGATTGCCTGGATCACACTTTCAGTGTATTCTAGTGCTGAAGCCAGAGCAAACGGTATGAAACCAGTTGGTAAACTTGGTCTTGATAACTCTAAAGAGTTTAGATGTTTTATTGAAGATGGTGACATCTCCAGTCAGATCTATACTTATCTGAAAACAACTGATTATTTTAGTGACGCCGTAGACGCATAATGTTTTTTATTCGTGAATACTTCATCAAAGATCCTTCGATCTGTGATTTACTTTTTGATGTAACCAAAGGTTTAAAAGAAAAAGGTTATGGTCAACCTGGAACTGCATGGAGTCCAGATGCACCTGAAGACTATGACATGACCGAAGCCAAAGACAGTTGGGATATCTTGCCAGCTGACTTTGCGGAGATGTATCCAAAGGGACCATCATCTCTTGGTATGGATAAACTTGCAAATGAATTAAATCAAGAAATATTTCCAAAATATTATAAGGACATAGATTTAAATTTTAGGGGTGAACTGTTCTGTATGAATCCTCCCCAGTTTCAACTTTATGAACCTGGAGGTGGATATAAAAAATGGCATGCCGATGCTACTGGTAAGTATACACATCGTATGTTTGTGTATATTTTGTACTTAAATGATGTGCCTGATGGTGGTACAGAATTTAGAGATTGGAACTACACATGTAAAGCTGAAAGAGGAAAAGTAGTGATCTTTCCGGCTAATTTTACACATGTTCATAGAGGACAAATATCACATACATCAGAAAAGACAATTATGACGGGATGGATTGATACTGACATAGTAGAATTGTTGAGGATGGAATGAAAGGTGAATGGTCTGTCTGGAGAAATGCATTTTCAAAAGAAGAGTGTGAAAGTATTGTCGAACGATCTGTAAATTTTCCAGAAAGTGATGGTGTTATTGGTGCCGATACTGATGATACTGATGTAAATTCAAAGTATCGTCGTAGCAAGGTAAGATTTGTTCATGATGACATTTATCCAGATCTTTTTAAAAAGATGTGGGATATGACCATTCAGGTAAATCGAGAGTGGTTTAATTTTCACATTGAAGATCTTCGATTCATGCAATATACAGAGTATGATGAAAGTTACAAAGGTGAGTATAAGAGACATCATGATGTTTTCTGGACAGAAAATCCACATAGAAAACTATCTGTAGTTTTACAACTCACGGATCCGTCTACATATGAAGGTGGGGACCTTGGGCTTGATGTTGAAGGAGAACCTCCATCCGATTACAAAGATCAGGGTACAGTCATCTGGTTTCCTTCATGGACACCACATTGGGTAACTCCTGTTACTAAAGGTAAAAGAAATAGTATTGTTTGTTGGTTTGAGGGGCCACATTGGAGATGAAAAAGTTTGTAGTATCACTTGAATCGAGACAAGAAAGACGCAGATGGTTTGATGACACAAATCATAGAAAGATAGAATATGAATTTTTCTCTGCAGTTGATGGATCGCGACTAGATTATCACTATCTGTGTCAAAACGGATATGATACTAACAAAAATTGGATTGATCCAATCCACAATACTCACATCACATCTGGTGAGGTGGGATGTTTCATTTCTCACTATATCTTGTGGAAAAAATGTATTGAACTAGATGAACCCATTATTATTTTTGAAGATGATGGTGTTATTACTGATAGATTCTCTGAAAAACGTGTTGAAGAGTTATTAGAGGACTATAATTTTGCATATCTTGGTTGGCTTGAGATGGAAAACTCAACGCCAATTGATGATGATTTGGTAGTTCCAAAATATCCTTATTGGACTTTGGCATATGCACTTACACCTGAAGCTGCCAAGATTTTAGTTCAACCAAGACCACATAAAAAAATCATCCCTGTTGATGAATACTTACCAACAATGATGAAGTCTTTGAATCCTTGTGGATTCAAAGATAATGTTGTAACTCCTGTTGGTAGAAATTTATTCCCCTCTGACGTTGATCCAATTGACAGATACAAATACTTTATTGATTTCAGGACTCATGTTGTCACTGTAGCTGATGATGATTACAAGTGTAATTACTTGTATGAATCTGTAGGAAAGAATAATTTCAAGGTAAAAAATGTAGGTAAAGGTATTGAATGGAAAGGATCGGACATGTCTGGTCCAGGCGGTGGTCAGAAAGTAAATATACTTCGCAGTTATTTGAACAAACTACCAAATCATGATGTAGTTTTGTTCATGGATGGATTTGATACATTTGCTGCGTCAGATTTACAAGAAATTATTAGGAGATATCTGGAGTTTAAGTGCAAAGTATTATTTGCTGCAGAGAGATACCTTTGGCCTGATGAGTCTTTGGAGTTTCCTGAATGTGGGACTCCTTACAAATATCTGAATAGTGGATTATACATTGGTCGTGTAGATGAACTTAAAAAAATCTTTGCGGATCCAATTGAAGATAATGAAGATGATCAACTTTATTTCCAGAAAAAGTATTTGAGTGGTGAACATGACATCAAATTGGATCATGAATGTTATGTTTTCCAATGCAATGATCCAGATGTTCAGTTAAGTAAACTGCAACTTTACAATCCAAATACTTTCTGTTATCCATGTTTGTACCATGGTAATGGTGGAACCGAAGCTAAGGATCGGTTAGAAGATATTTTTGAGAGACTGTATGGTCACAGAATCAATTATCTAACTCCAAAGAAATACGAATACATCAATGACGATATGTTGTTGGTTGATTACATGACTCCCACAATGTGTGAGGATATGATTCGTCGTGCTGATGCAGATGGTGAGTGGGGTAGTCTTTCTTACGATAAGTTTCCTGCTCAAGAGATTCGATTGAAGAAACTTGGTTTGTGGGAAGAGTTACAGGAACATTGGAATGAAGTCATCAATCCAATCATCGAACATCATTGGAAACCCACACAAATGTATGGTATGCGTGATGCTTTTGTGATGAGATATTCTCTTGAGACCCAAAAAGAATTAGCTTTACATACAGATGCTTCTCTTGTCACTGGATCTGTCAAACTTAATGATGACTATGAAGGTGGAGAGTTGATCTTCCCCAGACAAAAGATTAGTAATAAGAACTTGCCAATCGGTAAAATGTTGTTGTTCCCTGGTGCTGTGACACATGGACATGCTTGCACCGAACTACTTTCAGGTGTAAAATATAGTTTGACCATGTGGACTTCTCGTTATGAAGGAGATGTATTATGAACAATCTTGAAAAAATCAAAGAGTATTTGACTGATAGGTATAACGATTACAATGATGTTGATGATCAAAAGTCTATGGACATCATTGCAAATGTTTACTATTTCGTTGAAGAACTTGAAGATGAAGATCAACTGAATGTTCAAGTGAAACAACAGTTCATGAACCTTGTGACGGAACACATGGCAGAAAAAGCCCTAGGAGGCCTTGACAAGGACTCCTGACCTAGATATATTAGGACGGTGTTCACTTCAGACCAATGACCCAACTGTTGCAGAAGCGTCGTTATCTTGTCACTTTGGAACTTGAGATCCTGGATGATAGTCATCCTGAAGATTTCAATTGGGAAAATATGCTTGACATCCAAGGCGACGAAAGTGTACGTTTGGTAGACGTGTCTGAAGAAAACTCCGATATCGAGTGGTAATCAATGAATCTTTCTCTGCAAGAAGTCGAAGCTCTAATTACATCCCTGGAGGTATTATCTGGTTGGCATGAACGAAATCAAGAACAAATTTCACCAGGTACGAATTATTCAGAGTTGTATCAGAAACTAAAGGATTACCGAACCAAAATGACAGTCTGAGAACTGTCCACGGCCCTCGCCTAGAGGGTCGTTTTTTTGTATATTGGCTATGTTGACACGGAGGTGACTTGACCTACACTCTGCGACCCCACCAACAGGATGTTGCTGACGCGATGATCGTGCATGATAAGGGTCAGGTCATTGTCCCTACTGGTGGTGGTAAAACCATCTGCATGATTCATGATGTAATCGAGAATTGTAAATATATTGACAACGGTATGACCACCGTTGTTGTTGCTCCTCGTATTCTTCTTGCAGAACAACTCTGTAAAGAGTTTATGGAGATCATGGATCCCCACAATAGTGATCCATATCTGCATGTGATGCACGTTCATAGTGGTGAGACTGAATATATCAGCACTACAAATCCAGAGAGGATTCACCTCTATGCTAACTGTGCTCGTTCTATGGGTGAGAACGTTATCATCTTCACTACTTATCACTCTCTGCACAAGATTCAGGAAGCTGACATCGAGGTTGACAACATCTATTTCGATGAAGCTCACAACAGTGTGAGTCGTCAATTCTTCCCTGCGACTGAGTTCTTCAGTCATGAAGCTGGTCGTGCATTCTTCTTTACTGCCACTCCCAAACATTCTGTCACTATCTCCAAACCTGGGATGAATGATCCTGAGGTTTATGGTCAGGTGATTGCGAACGTTCCTGCACCTAAATTAGTTGAGGAAGGTTACATCTTGCCTCCTAAGGTTGTGGTCAAGAATCTTCCAACTCATGAGTTTCAACTCTCCGACTCTCAGAATCTGATTGAGAGTATTGACGAGAATAGTGTAGATAAGATCCTGGTTGCTGCTCGTTCAACCAAACAAATCATCCGTTTGATGAGTCACTCTGACTTCCAGATTAAACTCACTCAACGTGGTTATTCTTGCATGTATATCACATCCAAGACTGGAGCTGTGATTGACGGTAAGAAAGTCTCCCGTGAACAATTCTTCAAGACGTTGAATGCTTGGGGTGTTGATCCTGAGAAGAAGTTTGTTATTCTGCATCATTCTATTCTGTCTGAAGGTATCAACGTCAAGGGTCTTGAGGCTGTTATCTTCATGCGGAACATGGATTATATCTCTCTGAGTCAATCCATCGGTCGTGTGATTCGTCTGGGTGACAAGTCTAAGACCTTTGGTCTCTGTGTTGTCCCTGTTTATGATCGTGTGGGTATCAGCACCTCCCGCAAGCTGCAGGCGGTCGTTGATACCGTATTTGAACAGGGTGAACCCGCAGTGTCGGTGGTCAAACGGTAAACCGGCCACAGGACCTGCCAGGGGTCTCCTGGTGGACTATATTGGCCATGTTGAGAGGAACACCGATGACCACCACCGAACAAACCCGAGTTCAATTCCTGACCGAAGCTCTTGTTGAGGTTCTGAACAATGAGTGGAAAGTAAATTCGATTGAATCTGGTCGTTCAGTTTATACTCAACTCGAAATTGAAGAAGGTCGAAAGTATATTAAAATCTGGTCTTATCTTGTTGGTGATGAGGGACGAATCAGAGGACGTTCTTGCTGGATGTTCGTTGATAAGAACTCTGGTGAATGTTACAAACCTGCATCATACAAAGCACCTGCAAAAGGTGTTCGTTATCTGATCACTCAACTTGCAGACAACCCCCACATTTGTGATCCCTACGGTTCTTTCCTTTACCTTTGATTAAAACGATGAACAAACTCTTTGATCTCTCTGAAAAAGTGGTGTATTTTGTTGTCACCATCGCGGCTGTAATTGTTGGACTCTCTCAGTTTGTCTATCGTGCATGGACTGAGAATGATGTCAATGAATCTATCCGTAAGTTTCTTAATCAACTCTTCACTTTGATTGAGAAGGTTGCTGCTGCAATTCGTACTGAAACTGAACTCGCAGAGGTACAGACAAATGAGTAAAGATTTCAAACCCTATTCCCGAGTCTGTTTTGATGCTCTCCGTGCAAATGTTGACAACTGGAGTGATTCTGCAAACCATCGGCCAATCACCCGAATCTTTTACGATCTGGTGTTCTGTTCTGGTTACAACCACACTGGGCTAATCAGTGAGGAGGCACTCAACAACCCAACTCAACGTACAGATGATCATTGTCTGTCACCCCAGTTCATCTGTCGAATGATCATGGACAATCCAGATACATATTTGGATGACTATGATACTTTTGAGATGTTATTCTTCCTGTCAAGAACAACAATCAAGGTGACAAAAGAAGAGAATGATAAACTCAGTGCCCTGACTAAGAATGATGAAAGTGGATATAAAGTATTGGTCCCAACTAATTTGAAATACAAACATTTGGGAATCAAATTGTATAGGAAGAATGGACAACGGTGGGCAAGTGCAGTACAATGTGATGACAATGAGATCACACAAGCTCCCAGTGATCTCTTGGAATACGAACGTCAATTCTTAGTATCATGATCGTAAAATCATTTGAAGAACAACGCAAAGAGCGACTTGATGATTCCATTTGTGAATATCTTGAAGATGACAATCCATCACATTTCTGGGATGATTTGAATGAATGTCTAGACAGTTGGATTGCCCATCACAGACAACAAATTGATAGAGCTTCACTGATAAAAAAGATGATTGGTGGTCACCGTCCACTGCAAATCCAACAGGATCTTGAAACACAAACTTCATTGTTACAGAAAAAAATTCCTGATCGATTCTAATGAAGAAACAAGAAATGCCTTCCATCCTGGGTAACACTCACCCAGGATGTTTTTATGGTCCCGATCATGAGTATGGGATTGTACCAATTGCAGGTAGTTCTCAATACATGATTCTAGGCCCTAATGGTGGTGCATGTGTTCAACTCAAAAAGTGTCGCACTGTTGAGACTGCGAAAAAATGGATAGACAAGAAATTAAAGAGTAAAAAATGACTCAACTAATTGATCGCAATGATCCGAGGTACTTTTCTTGTACTTCGGATCTTCCTTATAATCGACATAAGTATAAGGTAGTGAACAACAACAAAGAATCTGTTGTTGTTGACAGTTGGGAAGCTGCCACTGAAATATGGTGGAACACTCCCAGATGGTTTATTTCACATATTGAGGTGCTTGATCGTGAGTCAAAAGGTTTTGGTAACCGGCCATAAAGGTTTCATCGGTTCATATGTTTATCGTGATTTTGTTGAAACTCATGGTAACTGGGTGACAGGAATTGACCGACCAGATGACATAGAAAACTTTGACGGAGGAAACTACGATGTTGTCATTCACTTGGCTGCCTTTGCTAACATTCGCGACAGCCTCAAAGATCCAGAAAGTTTTTACATCAACAACGTTGTCAAAACTAAAAAGCTTTTTGACTGGTGTAGGGAAACTAATACCCGTTTGTTGTACGCCTCTTCTAGTGCCGTTGATGGTAACTACTGGGACAATCCCTATGCAATGACTAAGTGGATCAATGAACAAATGGCCCCACCAAATAGTGTGGGGATGAGATTCACCACGGTTTATGGTCCTAACAGTCGTAAGGATATGTTGTACCGTATGTTGGAAGATCGTACCGCAACTTATGTCACAAACCACAAACGTGACTGGATTCATGTAAGAGATGTTGCCCGTGCGATCCGATACCTGATGGCGAGTGATCTTACCGGCCCTGTCCCTGTCGGTACAGGAAATGGCGTTTATGTCACTGAGTTGGCTAAAAAGATGGGAATGGGTCACCTTCCCGTGACAGAACACACTCCAGGAGAGTCAGAAGACAACACAGCTGACACTACACTTCTCAGGAGCACTGGTTGGTTCCCAACACAACACGTTTTGCAATGAAAGTAAGTCTTGGACAAGGCACATATGTGATTGGTGATCGTCGAGAGATGATGACTGATGACGTTGATCCACTCTGGAGTGTTCCAGTTGAAAATGGTACATATACCGACCAATATGGGTCAAAGTATGTTATTACATGTGGAGAGATTGCTGTATGTCTAGCACAACTGATTAAACACCCACAAATTATTAAAAACTCAATTAAAGCGAATGGGTGTTGTGGGAGACAGGTCAACGGTCCTGGTTGGATCTTGGGATGGACACGGCAGTTTAGTGTATTGTGGTCTACCAAGCCATTCGAGGTTGATAACAGTAAATTACAAGTGGGGCCATTGACTCTGGTAGTGGACAGTTGATGAAACCGGCCACAAGACGTGCCAGGGGGCTCTCATGGATGTATATTGGCCATGTTGAGAGGAACACTTGATGCATCCTTACTACACAACCAACTTCGCTGATCGTGAAATGTTTGCTTACAATGCAAACTATCAAAAAATGCAAGAAGAGAAAAAGACTGCAAAACAGGAACTTGATCGTATCCTGGCACAACCCGAAACACGGATTAAGTATGCCTTTGAGTTTATGAATGACTTTGGGTTTGATGATGAGGATGATTATAGCGAAGAAATTCGCACTAAGTGTTACAATGCCATTGCAGAATGGTCTGACAAACTGGACTGGTCCGAGTGTCACTTCTAGGGCTGTCCACCGTCTGATCACAGACCCTCAATTCAGTCTATACTAACCAAGTAATCAAGGAAACACACCACATGCAACTCACTGCACAAGGCGGAAACATGGTTGTTGACTTCTACCCCGTCAAGTTCTCTGACGGTACAATCAACTCCCGTCAGATGCTCAAGGTCGTTACCTTTATGGGTGGCACTCAATCCAAGTCGATGATCAACAAACGTGACATGGAGCGTGAGGTTGATTCTCGTGTGAATGGCTACGGTTATGAGGTGACTGCATTCAATGAAATCCCACAACTGTTCAATCCTGGTTTGGTCTGTGCCTGTTGAGGAACTGGCCCAGTGACCCGCCAGAGGGTCTCAGATCGTTTATATTGGCTTTGTTGAGAGGAACACCCATGACCGTCATGCTTCAACCACGCATCGTCAACGGCACCACTTATGACATTCCTACCGTTGATGGTATGGATCGTTGTCAGATCAACACTCGTTTGCACTATCTGAATGTTGAGATGGACAAACTGAAGATGAAACAAGCTGCACTGATTGAAGCACGGAATCAACTTGATCGTCATGTAGAGGTACAAGACGTTGATCTGTTCACTGAAATGTTCGGAGGTTGATTGATGAAAACCACTACTGCAACTTACATTGTCAATGTCACAACTGATGATGAGAATGTGATTACATTCTATAAGACAATGCCGACCCGACCCACATCACACAAGGGTATCGTTGCACAGAACAATAGGATAGAGAAATGGGTGATGAACAACTATCCTAATTGGCTTGACATCAACATTCAACTTCAGAAGTGATGATTACTTCCAAATCTCAAATTGTCAAGGTCATTAAAACATGTGCCACTGGTAGTGCTCTCACAAAGGTTGAGAAGTTCCAAGTCTTCTGCAATGTTTGTGATAACATGTTGAAGGAAGGACACATCACACAAACACAACACACTCGCTGGACCAACGTATTCTGATGACCATGATTATCACCGAAACTACAACTGAAGACTGGGTTGATTTTTGGGAGAATGAGGACACTGTTGAACATACAGTTCCGATTCGTCAGTTAGCTAAATTGCGTGATGAATTGAAGGAACAAATTGCGATTGCATTTTGTATCTGGGATTTGGGTGAATTTGAAGAAGATGCCGTTTGTGGTATGATTGACGAAGCTTTCGATGAGGTGATCAACAATGACTGATCAAGAGATTGATGTACTGGTGAATGAGTTCTGGGAACAGATGGAGGAAGAAGCTGCTAAATTAGAAGTGACGGTAGACTATTACGTTGAGGAGTTCATGATATGAACACTTATGACGAAAAGTATTATCAACAAGTATTGGAGTATTACGAATGGATTGCGGACTCAAAAAACTTGAATCAGCGTTGGGAAAAATTCAAGAAGTCGAGGGACTTATCAAAGAAAACGTCCACCAAGCAATGATGCATCGTCATTTAAGTCACGTTAAACATGAATTACGACGACAAATTACTATCCTCACCACCGAAGAATTGGACGTACTCAAGGAGACAATTCAATCGTAAGTTTGATGCGATTTGGTTAGTATCAACTGAAGATTGGGTTTATACAGATGACCCCGTAGAAACAATATGGGGTTTTATTCATCTGAAGACAAACAAAGTTCATGCACCAATCGATGCCAAAAAACCAGGAGATGAAGTATCATGGCCAACCACAGCATACACTTCCATGCGGCCACCAGTGCAAAGAACATTATCAGTGTCCATCTTGGATTTCTGCTAATTTAGAAATACTATCACGGGTAAAGATCAATCATGAACCAACGACAGTGGCAAGAAGTTGAATCTATTGTACGTCAGTATCAAAGATCTCTTCTCACTTCATTTAACAATGAGGATAAGAAAAGGTATGAAGAACTCAATCCAATCTTGAGTGAGTTATATGATTATGCCCATGGTCAACATGTTCCAGAAAGTTGTCCTCCATGTGATCCTCAAGCTGTAGTATGTAAAGATCACCTAACAGACGAATGACTATAACTTACAATCCAACAGTCAATGATTATGTAAAGTGGAAGGATCATGAAGGGTGGGTATATTTCAAGTGTTCAAGTTATATTACGATTGAACTTGGAACAACACCCAAATCTGATGTTCAATTAGTGGATGGAACACATCATCGAAAGAATCATATTTTATTAGTTTGTTATTCACAATATTGGAATGAGTTAGAATGTGTAGGGACAAGAGATTCAATGATTGACACTTACAAATCTCAAGAACATCGTTATTCTGATCCTCAATGAAATTTCAAGTGGTGTATAAAAGACAAAAAAAGAAAGGTAGCTCTACACAGAGAGCTACCTTTTTTGATGAACGTGATGCTTTACTATGGGAACATATGTTAAGGAAGAAAGGAATTCAATCAGAGATCATTCCAATCTTATCGAGTGACTAAAACACCCCAACCACCATTTTCATCATATCTGGAATCATTTGTACCACGAAAAGCAAATTGAAATCGACTTGTAGTATTGTATTTACAGTTACAAGTCAAACTTCTATCAAGGTTAGCTGAACAAGCACCTGTAGAATTAGAACTTGTTGCAGTAGACAGATTTAATCTGTAACGACCTTGTGCAAGACGACTTACACTAGACACATTTAATGACAAGTCACGAGTCGTGCCTCTACCTTTACCAGCTGCTCGTAATGGAAAAAGGGGAGCGCTACTTGAAGGTGAATTCATGGTAGCGTTATTCAGTTTAAGACTATTGTTTTGTAGAACACCTGCCATTTGTAATTACTCCTTTAATTAACGTCCAACTACAACACCCCAACCACCACTGCCAGTGGAATCAGATGTGTTACCATTTTCATCATATCTGTCATCATTTGTACCACGGAAAGCAAAATAGAATCGACTTGTGGTGTTATATTTACAATTACAAATCAAACTTCTATCATTGTTAGCTGTACAAGCACCAAATGCATTGCTACTTGTTGCTGTACTTAAGTTCAATCTGTAACGACCTTGTGCAATACGAGTGACACTACCCACATTTAATGATGCATCACGAGTTGTACCTCTACCTTTAGCTCCCGCTCTCAAAGGGTAGAGAGGAGTGCTACCTGAAGGTGAATTCATGGTAGCGTTATTTAAAACTAAAGTGTTACCAGCGATGTAACCCATTGTTCATTCCTCCTCTAGTTCTACTAATTCTTCAAAATTATTTGGAACTCCTGATTGTTCTGCTTGTGTATAAGGACAAACACAATCAAGTTCTTCTGGCCAATGATTCCTTAAATCATTAATACATGTTGCATTTGTGATTTCACTAGCTGCAGGAAGATCTCTCAAAACTCTTTTCTTTTGTTTGATCGCCTCCATTGCATCAGTATCATTATCTTCTTGTGCCATCATATATTGAGCATCAAGTTTAGCAAATGCATCCTTACGTTTCTCTCTTAAATGAAACTTATGTAATGATTTTGCTCTTCTCATATTTTCTTTAAACATTTCTCATTCCTCCTCGATTTCAATACCGTTTTCTGTACACCATGCTTCAAATCCAATCGCTACTCCTGTTGGTGGACCAAGAGCATCTTCATCTAATTCAAGTGCATCACCAAAGTCATCATTAATGATAGGATCTTCAAGTTCCGCCTTTAGCCTTTCAAGGGTCTCGAAATCAACAATCCAATAACGAGTACCTGGATCTAGATCTCTTCGAGCAACTTGTTCAATAGGATCATCTTCACTACCACCTTCAGTGATTGCAACATAACCATCTTCACTATGTAAGATTCTAGTTGTTTCTAAATTGTAAGGCATAAAATTGAGTGGACGATACTTACTTGATATTTATATGTAAAGGTATATTTTTTGATCAAAAAGCCCTTTTTTAATTAAGCTGTGGAAAAAGCTGTGGAATAACTGGCCAGTATCTGTGTGGTATCTGGCCAGTATAAAGTGCTCTGGGTCTTGTGATCTTGGCGCGCATTGTATCATAAAACTCCGAGAAAGGCAACGCCCCTCAGAAAATCTCAGAAAACCCAGACATAATATCCTGCGAAGTATTGCGAAGTTTATGTACTGTGCGATTTATGAACTGGCCGCAGTATATTGCCTGCGCGGTGGCCTGCGATGTAGCCTGCGGGGGTGCGGGGAGGGGACTGCGCGGCATATGCACTGCGCCCCGCAGCATATCTACTGCGTCCCTGCGTATCTTTATGTGCGTGAATATATCCTGCGTGCATGTGTGTGTAACATAAAGCGCAGGCATTTACATAGGTCCACCACACCTACCCGTGCGCTTTATGTTATGTGTGTATTATAAAGCCTGCGTGTGTATTATGTCAAGGGCTTGCCACCTGCGCGTATTATGATTATAATTACTCTGCCAAAGTTGATAAACAAAGCTCTAAGAATAAAAGCTTTAGCTTAAAAATATAAAGAAAGAATAGCTAATTTCGTTATAAAGATATAAAGAAAGAATACAAAGAAATTTTTGATATTTTTATATCGTTAATATTTTTAATAATATTATTTGTATCGTGTAATATGATTGCTTCGTGTTACTAATAGAAATTAATCATAATTTATGATGTAAAAGTGTAGCAAATACGCAGGCCAAAACCAGTTGGGGAACTGTCACAAGACCCCTAGATTTCTTCGTGGATTTCTGCAAATATACATTTGTCGGAAAAAAAATCTCATGAATTCACAAAAACTCAATGCAACAATCTATCGTGGATTGTTCACAGATGGTGAATGGGAAGTGATCGATCGTGCTCTTTCAGAGTATGTTGATCATCTGGGAGAAGATGAGACCGAAGAACAAAACTTTTACTCTGCAAGTGCAAAGATCCACGCAATCTTCAAACTGACTGAAGCAAAATAAACCAGTTGAGGGGCTGTCACAAGCCCCCTTGATATCTCCCAAAATTTTTGCAATAGTGGCCACATGAACAAAACCACCTTCAACGATCCCTGTTCAATTGCTCTTCAAATGGATGAGGAATTGATGCGAATTCACAACCCTTACGTCGAACAGCTTGTCGAGTCTGGTTATGATCGTCAAGATGTAGAGATTGCTTCTACAATGTTTCAAAAAAAGACCTTCCCATGTGTCATTCACGGGCGTCAATTTGAGACTGAAGAACAATACCATGCTGAGCTCCATGAGTTCATGAATGGGATGTGACAGTCGGGGAACCGGCCCTGGCCCCTTGCTTTTCGTGCCAGGATCGATCATATTGGCCTCAGTTCAAACAAACCACTTCACTTCTCTCATGCGTAAGATCGAATCCCAAATGAACGCTGCTATCAGCGAGTCTAAGGATTGGAAGAATGCTAACACCGAAGTCACCAATATCGACGGTGTTTCTTATGTCTACCTGCATGGTAATCTGATTGCTGAAGTTGATGACAATGGCATCAAACTTTACGATGGTGGATGGCAATCTAACACCACCAAATCCCGTCTCAATGCTATTCTTTCTGAACACGGAATCTCTGGTGAGAGTGTATTCCAGAAGAACTTTGAGTGGTTCATTCGTCTCTACAACGGGACCGAATTCTTCACCACTGAGTTTCGCTCTGGTATGCGTCTAGGTGCTCTCACCACTGCAGATCTTCTGGTCTGATTCTTTTTTTTTAAACTTCTATTTGAGCAACTAACTATGTGGGATGAAATTCAAGACATGCAAGGTGAAATCTTCGACATTAAAGAAGAAGATCTCATGGCCGTCTTTGATGACACAATGAGCGAAGATATGGACAAAGAGACTAAGAAACTCTTAGACCAGTTCTAGAACCGGCCCTGGCCAGGAGCCAGGGGACGCTAGAGGCCCTACAATAGCCACATACCAAAGGACACCGATGGAAATCCTGACCTCTGACAGCACCGCCACGATCGGCATCAATCTGCCGCTCCTGACCCGCAACGTTACCATCTGGTGGGAGAGCGGCACTGAGTCAACCTACCAGGTCCGCCGTCGTGATCAGTTCCGGCTGTTGGCTTGTCGCGTTCTGAACCCTGAGGAGCTCTCTTATGGACGATTCGCCAACTGGGCCAAGAACGGTGCCGAATTCGCCTGAGGGGCCCTACAATAGCCACATGACAAACAACCAACCCAACTTCGACCGTTTTTCCTTCGCTGCCATCCGCGCTCGCACCGAAGCACCCGACGACTATGCCACCGACATGAACGGTGGGGACTTCGACGACTACTTTACCGCTGACGACTACGACCGTCGCCGGTATGAGCGGGAATGCCGCCGTGCCCGTTACGGTTCCCGTTTCTGAGACAGTCGGAGGACTGTCCACCTTCCCCCTGATCCTGCCCCTAGGGGCCCTATACTGGCCACATACCAAACAAACCAAACGACCTCACTCATGAACGGATTCGCTAACTACGAGACCTGGAATGCCGCTCTCTGGGTTGGCAACGATGAGTTCCTCTACAACACCGCCAAGGCATGTGTAGAGTTCTGCTCTGACAGCGAGACCCCTTGGCAGAAGTTCGTGCGCTGCATGACTGACGGGCAGATCGGTCGCCACCTGGTCACCACTGGCGACGGTGTTCGTTGGGATGACCCCGCCATCGATGCAGACGAGATGCTGGAGATGATGCAGGAACTCTGAGGGCCTGTGCCCTCTCCCCTCTTTCGTGTATACTGGCCAAGTCACCAACCAACATCATGACCCGTTCTGAACTTGATGCTCGCATCGCCTCTGGCGAGTTCACCGTGACCAAACTGCCCACCCGCAAGGCCCGCAAGAGCGAGCTGGTGTTCAGCATGACCAAAGGGCCCCGCACCAACACCAACCGCCGAGGTCAAGCATACAACGGCCACGCCACTGGCAGCCGTGACCTGGTGATGGAGGGCAACCAGGGGGCCTACTTCAAGACCAGCGGCTGACACGCTTCGTGCTCTAGCAGCGGTCGAGCAGTTGGTGGGGGTTTTATGTATACCCCCCTGACCCCTTAGTATATAAAACCGCTAACTACCCTAATCTATAAAAGTATGCATCCGAGACAGCCATATAAAACGCAACACTTTTCTGTGGCCCTCAAAAAAAATTCCGTGGGCCACAAAGACGCCCCAAGGTCGATAAATTATAATGTTCTGGGAGAACTATAATGACTGATCGAGTGTTTCATGTTTATAAGAAAGGAACAAACGACGTAGAACGTGTGAGTCTTTCAACGGACGAACTGGAGGATCTCTTACGTTCCGAGAAAATCAAACTCGGAGAGATTGAGATTGAAACGTTAGAACAAGAAAGGGATGAGGAGGCTTCTTATTAATGGAAAAATTTTCAGCATTTCCGACTGATATCTACATCAAGGAACATGAATTAGACTTAGAGCGACTCGAAAAGAAATGCTTAGAATTTAAAGAGGAGAATCCGAATACTCAAAGGTCTGGGAGGGGTGCA